TCGCTGCCGTTGCTATCGATACCCTGAATGACGAGCAATCTACAGCTATTGGTGGAAGTGCTGCAAATGAGTACGTGCCGTCCAAGATCGTTGGACATCTGGAAGCCGTGGGTGGAGTTGCTGCAACGGGTGATGCGCAGATTACAGTAGGAACATCTGCCGGTGGTACACAGATTCTTCCGGCTACACCTCTTACAGGGTTTAAGGATCTCAATGATCACTTTGAGATTGTTATTTCCGGTTTGACTGATCAAATTACAGCGGATTCCACTTTGTATGTAAAATGCACCACGGCAGATACCACAGCGGGTGCCGGACATCTTGCCGATTTTTATATCGTCGGTGAGATTGTGGTGTCAGGTACCTAGTAAAAGAACAAAAACCTCTGGGGAGAGGGTTTAACAAGGAGAGAACAGAATGGCAATCAGGTTTAGTCCAACAAAAGTAGTGGACAGTACGGAGGCCGTAGCGCTTACCACACACAGGTCTAGCGATGGTACAGACCACGCCAATGTAGTACTGGGGGATACACACAGAACAGGTAGTGGTTCAGACCATGCAGATGTGGCGTCTGCTACCGCAGAGTTGGCCAAGGAGGAGATTGTTTTGGTGTCCGCCGTGGCTATTGACACTCTGAATGACGAGCAGTCCACGGCCATTGGCGGTAGCTCTGGCAATCAGTTTAAACCCACGTATATTGAGTTTCACCTTGAGGCTGTGGGCGGTGCCGGTGCTACAGGCGATGCACAAATTACAGTAGGAACTTCAGCCGGTGGTACACAGATTCTCACGGCTACCACCGTAACCAACATGAAAGACTTAAATGATACTTTCGGTGTATCTGTCACGGGTCTTCTAGACCCGATTGGTGCAGATTCTACTTTGTATGTAAAATGCACTACGGCAGATACTACAGCTGGTGCCGGACATCTTATGGACGCGCATATCACCGGAGAGATTTTCCCAACTGGTACCTAATAAGTTTTAGTCCTTTCTTTTATATAAAATCAATACAGTAAATTAGACTGAGAGTATACAGAGTATAAAATACTTCGTTTATTGAAGTGTTATAAATTAGACTGCGTATATTAGGAGTATAAAATGAAAATATTAGGAGAATCTGTTAAAGCTTCAGTTAGTAATCCAGTTTGGGATTCAGTTTTGTATTCAGTTAGGAATTCAGTTAGGCCTTTAGTTAGGCCTTTAGTTAGTGATTCAGTTTGGAATTCAGTTAATAATTCAGTTTTGTATTCAGTTTGGAATTCAGTTTGGAATTCAGTTAGGAATTCAGTTTGGAATTCAGTTAGGGCTTTATTTTATAATTCAATTAAAGAAAGCATAGAACAATGAAAGCTACAGGTACGAGTGTTAAGGTTTTAGTTGGGTACGCGGTTAGTGCTTCAGCTAGGTATTCAGTCGGGGTTTCAGTTGAGTATTTACGTAGTAATTCAGTTAGAGGTTCAGTATGGAATTCACTTAGTAATGCAGTTTGGAATTTAATTATCCATTCAATTAAAGAAATTACAGAACAATGAAAATTATAGGTAAAAGTGTTGGATATTCAGTTAGTGATTCAGTTTGGGATTCAGTTAGATATTCAGTTAGATATTCAGTTAGATATTCAGTTAGTTATTCAGTTATTGATTTAGTTAGGAATTCAGTTTGGGCTTTAGTTAAAGAAAGTATAGAACAATGAAAGCTATAGGTAAGAGTGTTGCGGGTTTAGTTGATGATTCTATTAATGCTTACATTATTATTTCCGATAGTACTTCAATTAGGTCTTTAGTTGGTAATTCAATTAGGTCTTTAGTTGGTAATTCAATTAGGCATTTAGTTAGTAATTTAGTTAGGAATTCAGTTTGGGTTTTAGTTAGTAATTCAGTTAGGAATTCAGTTAGAACTTCAGTTTGGATTTCAATTAGGTCTATAAAATGAAAACATTAGGAAAACCAGTTAGCAATTTAGTTGTAAAGTTAGTTGGAGATTTAGTCGAGAGACTATTTAATTATTCAGTTAGTTATTCACTTAGTACTTCAATTTCACTTTGGGGCTCATTTTGGGGTTCAGTTAGTGGTTCAATCAGGTTTTTAATTATGGATTTACTTAGAGTTCTAGTTAGAGTTTCAATAAAGGAAAAATTAGAATGAAAATCATAGGCAACAAAGCTATTTCTATATTTGCATTTCAGGCACGTTTGAAGGAATCTTGGGCTTTACCTAATTTTAATAAAGTCGGAACCGTTCCTAAATTTTATGTATATGTACAAATGACTTTTCAACCTTTTAGAATTGAAAACGATAATTCTGTTAAAGGCGCTGTTTATGTGCATGTGAAATTGCCAATTGAAGTCTGGTTAAGATGGAGTTTATTATGAAAACATTAGGAAAATCAGTTAGAGCTGAAAAGCATCATAAATCTCCGATGTGTTTGCGTAAGTATACTGATTGGCTAGCCTATCAAGATGTCTTTTATTCGCAGGTTCAAGAGGGAATTGGAGCAAGAATATATTGGTCTATTAAAAACTTCATAGATATGAATATCATACCGGATCATACATTAAATATGCTATACTATTTTATATATGAAGATATTTCTTCGTTTAGAACAAAAACCTAATAATAACCAAAAGTAATTTATCTATGTGATTGTGGGACAATGGTGTCTTAGGATTTTTGGAGTGCTGAATGAACAACATACCATACAACAGGCAGTCTAGCACTGTCTCGTGTCTAAAATTTCACCATTATATTCCTGGTGATTGGGTTTTTTGTTCAGTGAAAACTTCAGTGTCTCTAGAAGTTCTATCCTATAAAAACAAATATCTTTATTCCAATTGGGTATGAGTAGGATTCACGATCACAAGGGCTATCTCAGCATTTTGCTGATACACCTCATCACCAGTGTAGGATCTTCGATAAATCCGGTAGCCCTATTTTGTTTAAGCAAATAAAGATAGGTATTAAAATGAGTTATAAAACAATAGAATTAAAAAGAGGTTTTTACGAAATAAAAGATTTTTTCAAAATTTGTCAGGAATCAAATGCTGTTATTTGTGGAGGTTACGCAAGATATTGTGCATCTCCGCTTCCTATGCAAAGACTAGTCCTTGCTGGTGACGTAGATATATTCCCCAGGACTGAAGGAGCTTCAGAAAAAGTTTTTAAAGCTTTAACGTCTATGGGTTTTGAAAAACGACATGAAAATAAAGTATCTATAACCTTACAACCTAAAGAAGATAAAAAAGATCAGTTAGACTATCTTCCAATTCCTCAGATTATTAAACCTGTTACTGAAGGGAGTGTAGTTACTCTTGGTTCTGTGGAAGAGATACTAGATAATTTTGATTTTACTATTGCTAGGGCTGCGATTATATCTTCTACGGAAGTTTTGGTAGATGAGCAATTTGAAGCAGATGAAAGGAAAAAGATTTTACGTTTAAAGAATATACATTGCCCTATTAGTTCTCTTCTCCGCTGTTGCAAGTATACGAGAAAAGGTTATTTTATGAGACCGGCTGAGGCAATAAAATTATTTAATGATTGGACGGACAGGGGTGATGATTATAGGATTAGGATTTTAGAACTATTTAAAGAGTCTGCAAAAGGAGAGAAGAGTAAAGAAAATCCGGGAGGTATGACACGAGAAGAAATTGATGAATTGGAAAGTTTGTTGCGGATAGATTAAATAATATAGATAAGAATATAATGAAATCAGGATGAAAACCCTGGGAAATAACGTAGTAAAAGCAGTGGCATATGAGTATATAGGCCGTGTAAGTAATCTATTTCATAACGATGTACTGTGTGAATTTGAAGTCTGGGGTGAAGTAGATTGCTTGATTACCGAAGTATATTTTTTTAATGTAGATTTTGTGATAAAAAATTCTATGCTAAATTAAATGCGTATATAACGTGTAAAGAAAGGTCAAACGATGTTACCTATCTATTCTGATAAAAAACCCAGTGATGAATTTGTTGATGCGTTTTGTAGTCACGGATCATGCCGTTGGACGTGTGTTTGTGGCCGTACTTATTTTTCGTCAGATGGCGGATTTAATTTTGATGACGGAGAATTAGAGGATCTTGAAAAAAGAGCCAAAGATGATCCTGATGCTTGTATAGATGTTGGAAGCTGTTCTGTCGGTGTTATACATTTTGCGGAGGATCATGTAGTTGGATGCATGTGTAATAGTCTTTATACATATGAAGCATTCTTATGGAATAACAGATATAATGTTGCATCGTATTTTAAAAAGAAGAACGAGTTATTAGAAAACACAAAAAAATCTGTTGAAGATATTTTTCACAGTATTAAATGAAATACATAGGAAATAATATTGAAGTACTTTGTAGACAACAGAATTACGTAGATTTACTTAATAACATGTATCTTACTCTGGGTTGGATTTGGCTTGAGTATACTTTTGATGTCAATATTAGCAATCCGTTACTTCTTAATTTAAGAGCAGGTCTAGCATGAAACTACAGGGTAAAAATGTCAGATCTAAACTGATAGAAAGTTTTGAACTCATGTCTTTTGTTCATGCCTATAATTCTTTTTGTAATCCTCGCCTATGTATTTATATTTTTGAAGTTTTAAATGCTAATAATACTTTTATATCTAATGTTTATTCTTTTTTTATACAACAAATAACTAACTATACACAAGAGACGAGGAAATTTTAATGAAGTACTTAGGAAACTATAGATCTGATGTAATAGAAGAAGAAAACTCTTTTATATGGACCAACGTAGGTATTAACGTAAAGTTTTCTATTTATTCTGTTCGTGACTATGTATATCATGCAATGTTACTTTCTATTGAATTACCTGTAGAAATTGTTATATCTTCTGTGGAGGAATGTTTAGTCGCGGGTTTATAATGAAGAATTCCGGAAAAAATATAATTAACAACAATACTTGTGCTAGTGACCATCTTAATATTAAGATTTCATACGTAGTGAATTCGTGTGCTAATCAAAAATTAAGACTTTATGTTTCACAAAGAATTTTAAATCATGACTATGTTTTGAGTGCAAGTATGAATTCGTTAGATTCTATATTAGATTTATGGGTTAGGACTGTTGTTTTGCGGAGTATAAGAAATGAAACACAAGGGTAAAAATATTAACGACAATATAAAAATGATGTCTTATGCAAATGTTTCTAATTCTGTTAAATATAATTTACTTTTTACTGTTAATGATTGGGCATGGAATCCTGTGCGTAAGGCTATAGAATATATGAAACATGATATCGAAAGTATTAGAATCTTTATTAGATCTGACTTTTTATAAATTGGTTATTTAGGATGAAATATTTAGGAAAATTATTATACAGGGATAGGGTTCTATACCCTACAAGTTATCACGTGCGACAGGATTTGAAGAAAACGATTAATTCTTTTTTACTTTGTACAGAATCTCCCAATGGTATAGCTTTTGACAGCTTAGATTTTATGCTTGATATTCTTATTCAATCTGTAGTCCGGAGAAATATTAATAATGAAACCGATGGGTGAAAGAATTTAGCTTGTTAGTGCAGCGTGGTCTTATAGAGAGCTTATTAGTAGAAATAATTTTTACGTATATTTGAAATGTCTAATTTTGTATGTGAATTAATAGAAACTAGAAATTATATCAAATGATACCCGTGGGAAAACATATAGACGAGAAAATGAAAGATAAATTTCATAAATTATATTTTTATTTTTTGGATAATAATATACATTACAGCGGTATGCTGAAAATTAGTGTAAAGGCATCACCCAGAACAATGGGCGTGCACGTTCATTTAATTAAAATGCACACTAATTTAATTTTAAAAAGTATAAAGGAATAAAAATGGAATATTGTCCCCGATGTAAAAAGATGACAGCGGAAAAAGATTTATACACTAAGAAACTTATTTGTTATAATGCTCCGTGTTACGAAGGTTTCTTTGGCGAAATTTATGAGGAGAGCGATATGAATGAAGCAGAGAAAAAAGAATTTAAAGATGAATCGGATAAGGAACTAACTATAGAAGAGAAAGCAACAAACGCAGAAACTTGGGAACATATAAATCGTGTACAGAATTTACTAAGTATATTAATTACCGATATACTACACCGTTCTCTTAGACACGATAAAAGTAAACTATCGCAACCTGAAGTATCTGTATTCGCGGAGTACACAAAGAAGCTGGCTAATAGTGAGTACGGGGGTGAAGAGTATAATAAGAATTTAGAGTTTATGAATGTTGCCCTTGTCCATCATTATCTCGGCAATAGACATCATCCGGAACATTTTACTACGGGAATTGATGAAATGAATCTCGTGGATTTGATGGAGATGTTGTGTGATTGGCGAGCTGCTGTAGAGAGAATGAAGGACGGGGATATAGACAAAAGCCTAGAATATAACAAAAAGCGATTTAATATATCAGATCAGTTATATAAGATCTTGAAAAATACTATAAAAGATTATTTTCCAGCCAAGTAATTTATATGTATGAAAGCCGTGGGAAAATGTACTTCGAGTATCACTAGAATAAATGATAGTACTTTTTATCCTTATTTTTCTAGTAAGGCGAAATTTATGAATGCGAGTTTAAGAAATTATACTTTGCATTTATATATAGGCAACATAAGAGCTTGTCTTAAGTTAATAAGTGCTTCTGTTGATAATCCTGTTTACCATATAGAAATAAGAAAAAATGATTTAATTTATCTTCTTCCTATTCATGAGGTTAAGTGATGAAAAGTTTAGGAAAAACTGGTCATACAAAATATATTTCAAGTTTTGACGCGGTATTTCGTTCAGGTGGTTATACAGTTTTTCCTATAATATTGTCCATAGAAGTTCCGGACTATGTTTCTAATATTATAACAGGTAAAGTGCTTTTTAAAGAATCAGTAGACGTTTCTGATGTAGTATATACTTTTAATAAATTTATCAGATACGATATTAAGAGGAATACCGCATGAAATCTTTAGTGTCGTCAGAATTCTTATACGGTAAAAAGATGGGCAATTTGGGTATATGCAATAAATTTGGGCATATACATATGGATATTTATTATTATATTAGAAAAAATATATTAATGGGGCAGAGTGTGTCTTATTATATTTTGACTTCTTATTTTTTGAAAGATGACCATCGCATAGATTCTTTTACCGGTAATGTTATACGGGATTCTATTAATTATCCTGTGTGTAAGATAACGATGAGGCAATTAAATATACTTACGCACATTCCTATCTATGAGATTAAGAAATGAAATCTTTAGGCTATAATGATGTTTGGTGGAATTTTGATGCTAATTCATATAGTGTTAAAAAAAATATCGATAATTCTTTTACAGATTTTGGATCTTATATTATTTTTTGGTCAAAAGTTCAAGATTTAGGAAAATTATCTAAAATTAAGGAAGAACTTATAGGCTTAGTTGATATATTTATAAGTGCTAGTATTGATTCTTCCTTGCACTCTCCTTTTTTTGAGAAAAAATCTAAAAATAATATTATTTATTATATACATTCGTATGAGTTTAAGAAATGAAATATCTTGGAAAAAGCAAAGTGAGTCTATTTGTATATTCCCCTTATGGATCGATTATTGATTGGCTCGGATATGATATAACAGATATGGGGCATATGATTTTTCGTTATATTGAGAAAGATCTTGTTCATAAAGTTTACCATCTTGTTGAAATCTCTCTCAGAGATTTAATATGTGATATGTCGCAGGATAGAACAGAATCATTTATAGATTGGAGGTAAACAAATTGGGTATAAAATTAATTATTGCCGGTGGAAGAGATTATACTCTGACACAAGAAGACTACGAAAAATTGGATGCTATTCCCGATGTTGAGGAGATTATCAGTGGTGGAGCACCAGGCGCTGATGCTGGTGGTGAAATGTGGGCATGGAATCGGGACATAGCTCTTAAAATAATTAGGGCTGAATGGCATATTCATGGTAGAGCAGCAGGACCCATTAGGAATAAAGTTATGGCCGAGTATGCTGATGCCGTTGCTTTATTTCCCGGAGGACGAGGAACAGCGAGCATGAAACGCGAAGCACAGAAGGCGGACTTGGTAATTTATGACTATAGAGGAGGAAAAAAACAATGATCATTACAAAAATAGTTAATGAACAAAGTGCAGTAGAGCGTCTTTCTAAAATTGGTTATAGTTTGCGGGAAATTTATCAAGAAACGATAGGTTCTACTGTTTATTGTAAAGAAGTTAATCCTAATCCTGTTAATAATGGTGGTTATACAAATGATACTGTAGACGTATGCAAACCAGTTCACAACACAAGTACTTATTTCATTATGGAATTGGATAAAGACGATAAAAGTGAACTTGTAAGAATTCGTGCTGTTTTGGAAACGTCAGATAGAATCAAAAATGATTTGATGGAAGCTAACAAAAAATTAGGAAGAGAATTAAAAGAATTAGAAGCTGAGTACCAAGTAGTCGAAAAAAAGTGGAAGGACTCTGTAAAGCTTCATAAAACAAGACTTGAAGAGAAGACAGAAACTATTTTAGAACTAGAAAAGTCTTATGAAATTTTGAAAAAACAATGTCATAAAATGGAAGAAGACATTGGAAAGGTCCAGAATTATATAGGTATAGAGCGTATGAAGGAAATATTGGATAACGAAGATACATAAGATTTTTGTATGCTACGCTACATTATATCACATAAAAATTAAAAAAATTATCTCAAGATATTGACAGCCTTGTTGTTAGGTTTTATAATATATTTGTGTCGATAAAATTTGAAAGGAGAAATGTAAATGTATGAAGATCAAGTAAAACTAGAAGAAATTTTTTTAAAATCATCTCTGACGCCTAATTTTTTAACAGATGCATCTCTTTTTAATGCTAAACCTATTGATAAAGAAAAAGCTGAAAACGGTGTAATTGGGGCCTACAAGGCAGTTAATATAGATCCTCCTGAAGTTATCGAATGGGTTAAATCACCTACGCAGCTTGTAAAGTTGGCGGCACAGTGGGAAAAAGGACAAATGCCTTACGCTTATGGCGACACAAGGCTTCCCGAAGTTACTTTTGATGAGATAAAACCTTATGCAGATTCTATTTACAGTGTAAATAATATCTATGGTAGTGAATACTCATCATTTTGTCTTTTTTTTCAGGATACTCTTTCTGACAGTGAAGTCAATTCATTACAAGCTATTTTTGATGTGTTAAGTAATGCTCATTGGTGGCAACCCTTTGAGACAGCTTGTATTTTGTGTGAGCGTCCCATTATTTGTGAAAGGGATAGTCTAGCCAGGCTTCATTGTGAAGACGGACCGGCTATTGCTTATCTAGATGGTTATAAACTATATTTTTGGCACGGAGTTCCTTTGCCAAGATGGGTGTATGAAGAACCAGAAAAGTTTACGATAGAAGCAATTTTGAAAGAAGAGCAGGATAAAGTTCGTAAAGCAATGATAGAGAAATATGGTGAAAATAGATTATATAATAATCTTACTGTTTAGATATATTACTTGTATATAAATTTATAGATATCATAAACTTTGAAAAACTTAGTGTATACGGATTTATATTATATATGAAACCCACAGGTTATAGCACGTGGCCGGATATTGATCGGTTAGTCCGTGGTAAAAACCGAAATATTAATGTTATTTTTGGTGCTGATACAAGTTTTTACGCGGGTATTCGGTATAGGGCTCCATGTCTAAAGAATATTTATAAAATTGAAGACTCAGTTAGTGACGTTGTTAGTTTTAATATGCGAGATCCTATCCAGGCATCTGTAGTTCACCATTTTTTTAGAGAAGAATCTATATTTAATATAATTTATTACAAACCTTTATATGAGTTTAAATCATGAAAGACACAGGATATAACTTTTATAAGAAATTTGATTTATCATACGATAATAGCGTTACTATATATAAAGTAACAACAGAAAATAATAGATAACTATATCTTGACAACAAGTAAAAGTCGAGGCTTAATATAATTAAATAGCTACAAGGATAGGATATGAAAAGAAAATTGATGTTTGGAGATTGTTTAGAACGAATGAAGGAAATACCTGATAAATCGATAGATTGTGTTATTACTGACCCTCCCTACAATATAACACAATGTAAATGGGACATAGTTATTGAATTTGAGCCTATGTGGAAGGAATTAAAGCGTATCATCAAGGACAGCGGTGCTATATGCCTATTTGGTGTTGAACCTTTTTCTAGCATGTTAAGGGTGAGTAATTTAAGAATGTTCAAGTATGACTGGATCTGGCAAAAAGATAAGGCCACTAATCATCTAAATGCAAAAAAGCAACCAATGAGAAGAAATGAAATAATTTCAGTATTTTACAAAAAACAATGTCTATACCAACCGCAACTAACAAAAAAAGACCCTAAAAATATAAGGCCCCCAAGAACTAAAAGGAAACAAGCTGATAATTACGGCAAAATGACTGCGGAATCAAAAAGAGAAATTCCTGTAAATATGTCATATCCTAATGAAACGCTGTATTTTCGTAGCTGTTCTGCGGATAAAGGTAAATCGTTACATCCAACACAAAAGCCAGTTGATTTACTCGAATACCTAATAGAAACATATACTTTGGAAGGCGAAACAGTTTTAGATTTCACAATGGGAAGTGGCAGTACAGGTGTAGCCTGTAAAAAACTTAAACGTAATTTTATAGGTATTGAAAAAGACAAAGAATATTTTATAATTGCTAAACAAAGGATTAAAGATATTTAAAACTAATAAGTTATGTTTCTTTGAGATATTGGAAAAAGTATCGAACCCTTTTGTAATTGTTTTTTAGCCGATACAATCTTTGTTCTTTTCGGACATTTCATATTTTGGGGCTATATAAATTTTATAAAAAATAATATTTCGTTTAATGATTTTATTTCCTCGTTAAATAATAAAAATATAAAAAGTAATTTTTTATTTAACAGAGCTTGTGCGGTTAATTAAAATGAAGACTTTAGGAAAGAATGTTTTGAGACGTATACAATATGATATTAGTGGAGAAGTTCGTGAGAGAATATGGGATTCCACTAAAGGAACATTACTCATTCCAATTAAGAAATTTAATAAAGAAATAGCAGATAGTATAATTTTTGATTTTACTTATAACAATATTTTACAAAATTTGAAAAAGTAATTTTCAGTTAACAATTTTTTAACTTTTGAGAAAGGAAAACTAGAAAAATGAGCGAAGAAACTAGGAGAATTGAAGAGTTGACCCCAGAGATGGAAGCAAGGATTCCTGTCGTTAGGGATCAGTGGATAAAGATCGGTTTGTCTACTGAACCGGCAGATCGTCCAAGAGCTGAAGAGGGCATCCGTAAAGCTTACAAAGCAGCTAACCTTGACCCTGAAGCCATCCATACCCTTGCCTGGGTAGATAGCCCGTTGGCTGGCGTTACATTGGCCGCACAATGGGTAAAAGCCGGTGGCATTCCCGAAGAAGGAGATCCACCACTTCCAGACGTGACCAATGAGGAAATCAGAGAGCAGCTCAATAATTGCTGTTACGGGCAACACAGCGCAGGTTGGTTGTCATTCTATGATTTCTTCAATCCTTACCTCCCGGACATCATTGCACCGCTGGAGGGACAGATGGAAGTGGCCAAGAGTGCACATTGGTGGTGGCCGTTCGAGTATGCTTGTATTATTTGTGATAGGCCGGAAGTACTGAAGCGTGATGATGAAGGCCGCTTGCATTGTGAAGATGGTCCGGCAGTGAAGTATAGGGACGGATATTCCGTATACGCTTGGCACGGTACTAGAATTCCCGGTTGGATTGTTGAGGAGCCGGAGAAGCTGGACAAGACGAATATTTTTGGTGAAGAGAACCAAGAGATTCGTAGAGCGATGATTGAGAAATACGGGTTTGCGAAGTTTCTTGAGGATGCTGGAGCCAAGCTCATTCAAGAAGATAATCGTGGCAAGCTTGTTAGTATCACGGGTATTGATGGAAATGATGACGAATCGCTATTCGTTATTGTTACTGATTCCACACATCCGGATCAAAAGTATGCTTTGGGAGTTCCTCCTGAGACCAAGACAGCGGCTGAAGGTGTAGCCAAGTCCTTTGGTTTTGAGAAACCTGAAGATTATAATCCCGATCAGGAGACCTAAGACGTGAGAAATGAGGTCCAAAATGATATTTGGAGTTGTACCAATACCGCCGCTACTAAAATCGAGAAAATTGGTAACTACAACTAAAGATAAAATAGATTTTTTTATTTTTATTTTTCTAACAGTTTCTATACTCGGTATTGGTACAGCTTTTATGATTAAAATTTTCTCTTCCTTACTATAGGTTTCTAGTGAAAATATTAGGAAAACCCGTTAGAAATTTAGTTAAGGATTCAATTGATCTTTCAACTTATCATTTTGTTAATGATTTAAGTACTAAGTTAGTTAATAAGCTAGTTTGGGATTCAGTTAGTGATTCAGTTGAGGATTCAGTTATGTATTCAGTTTGGGATTTAGTTGTGTATTCAGTTAGTTATTCAGTTAGTGATTCAGTTAATAATTCAGTTTGGGTTATAAAATGAAAATATTAGGAGAATCTGTTAAAGCTTCAGTTAGTAATCCAGTTTGGGATTCAGTTTGTGATTCAGTTAGTGATTCAATTAATAATTCAGTTTGGAATTCAGTTTGGGATTCAGTTTGGGATTCAGTTAGTGATTCCGTTTTTGATTCAGTTAAGAATTCAGTTAGTAATTCAGTTAGGTCTATAAAATGAAAACATTAGGAAAACCAGTTAGATATCTAGTTGGGTATTCAGTAAGGTACTCAGTAAGATATTTAGTTAGTAGTTCAGTTAGTAGTTCAGTTAGGTATTCAGTTTGGGTTTCAGTTAATAATTCAGTCAATACTTCAGTTTGGGATTTAGCTAGAGTCTTACTCCGTAATTCAATTAGGTCTATAAAATGAAAACATTAGGAAAACCAGTTGATAATTCAGTCTATATTTTAGTTAGAAATTCAGTTATTGATTCAGTTATTGATTCAGTTATTGATTCAGTTACTGATTCCGTTAGTGATTTAGTTTGGGGTTTAGTTAAGGATCTAGTTGGGTATTCAGTAAGTTACTCAGTAAGATATTTAGTTAGTAATCCAGTTTGGGATTCAATTTGGGTTTCAGTTAGGGGTATAAAATGAAAACATTAGGAAAACCAGTTAGAAATTCAGTTAGAAATTCAGTTAGAAATTCAGTTTGGGGTTCAGTTAGGGCTTCAGTTTGGCATTCAGTTGGTAATTCAGTTTGGTACTCAGTTTGGGATTCAGTTTATGCTTCAGTTAGGGATTTAGTTATTGCTTCAGTTAGGTTTTCAGTTTGGCATTCAGTTAGGGGTATAAAATGAAATCATTAGGTAAACCTGTTAGTTATTTAGTTATATATCCAGTTAGGAATTCAGTTTGGTATTCAGTTTGGTATTCAGTTAGAAATTCAGTTAGAAATTCAGTTAGAAATTCAGTTAGTGATTCAGTTTGGCATTCAGTTAGGGGTATAAAATGAAAATATTAGGTAATCCAGAACATACAGAATATTTTGCAAGTCTTGATGCCATAGCATTTAGAATAGGTCCGCTTGCTTATCCCTATCTTTTCAACATTACTGTTTATGATTTTGTTTCTAATATAGTGCTAGAGCGTGTTATTACAAGTATGCTTGAGTCATACCACGATACAAAATTTTTAAACCGGGTAATATGTGGGGATATTATAAAAACAGGATGTAAATGAAATGAAAAATATAGGAAAACAAGTTAGTACTTCAGTTAGGAATTCAGTTAGGAATTCAGTTTGGGATTCAGTTATTGATTCAGTTAGGAATTCAGTTATCGATTCAGTTTGGGATTCAGTTTGGGATTCAGTTTGGGATTCAGTTAGGTTTTTAGTTAGGGTTATAAAATGAACTCAATAGGTAAACCGGTAGAAGAATTGGTTGAGGATTATAATTTTCCATTTGTTAATACAAAAATGCGAGAAATTGTTAGTTATTTGCTCTATGTATTCATAGAAGAGAATCTTTCTATTTATATACACACTGTTAAGTTAGATCCTTTTATTTGGCATATAATTGTGCCTTCAATAGAGATTCCTATTTATAAAAAAGTAGTACAGAGAAATATAATCCACATGGTTCCTTATTATGAGTTTGTATCATGAAAAATATAGATAAAAATGTAAGTTTTATGTTTGGTTTTAACCGGTGTGTAATGGCTAGAGATGCTGTTAGTAAAGTTGTGAATATCGACATTTTTGATTATTTAAATACTATGATTAATAAAATTATACACGATACTACTCCGAGTATGCTGATTAGAAGTTCTATAGACATCCCTTTTTTGAAAGTAATAGTAAAAAGAAATATAAAAAACTCTATTCCTATTTATAAATATAAGGTGAGGAAATGAAATATTTAGGTAAATCCAGCACTAAAACTTTGGAAAATTATCTATATAATGGACGAGATCTTTTTGACAGTAAATTATTTAATAATATAGATAACGACTTGTGGTATTTTATTAAATACGCCGCATTTTATAAGGTCGGAGATTTTCTTGATCACTATATTAGAATTGCTCTTACATTGTAACTAAGATAATGAAGATTTTGGGAAAAACTATCAGTATTGATTTAGGGAAAGAAAATGATAGGGTCCACCCCGAAACTGGTCTTATATACAAAAAAGTACTAAGTATCATAAGTACTTATAGTGTATGGGTTTTTATAGCAGAAAGGTTTTGTATTTTCGGTCATTCCTTAGAATTTTATATAACGGGAGAAATGCGGATGTCTGTTGAAAATTTTATATATGAAGATCTATTATAATGAAAACATTGGGAAAACCTGTTAAAAAGTTAGTTTGGTATTTAGTTTGGGACTTAACTAACAATTCAGTTTGGAATTCAGTTGACAATTTAGTTTGGTACTTTATTAGAGATTTAGTTAGAAATCTTGTTTCTAATTTATTTTTACGTGTAATCGTAGATGCTATAAAATGAAAACATTAGGAAGATCGGTCGAATATTCAGTTAGAGAGCTTGCTTGGGACTTAGACTGGTACTCAGTTTGTAGTCCCATTAGTTATTCAGTATCGGATATGATCAATACTTCAGTTGTTACCTTGGTAAATAATACTATTAGAATTTTGATTTGGCATTCAATTAAGGGGCTGTGAATGAAACTCATAGGAAAACAACAAGATTTTAGTTATGATATTATACAACGTTCGTCTATCTATGTATATATGAGCTTAGAATGCGCGTATATCAAAGAGTATAAATAGCAGTTCGTATTTTTGTTAGAAGACCTGTTCATGAAGTTATCAAGCGTTCCATATAATACTAATTTAATGAAATATTTTTTATATACTAGGTATAAATTATAAGGTATGAAGTATTTAGGAAAAAAAATATCGAAAGATTTCATAGTTTGTGATAGTAATCTATTAATATTGGGAGATACTATTTATTCATATTCTCAGATTGAGTTACCAGTTTCTTCGTATAAAATACTTAAGTTGCGTTATAAAATAGAAACTATTAACGAAGCTTATATAACTATTGGCGCAGTAACTTTTTTCGTGGCTCAAGATGCAAGAAAATTGAAAAAGTATGTAAAGTAATTTATAATTGGCATTTACAAAAAACAAAAAAGGAGAAATGCAAAATGGAAAAGAATCTGATTCAACGTAGGCAGGGCGACATTCTTATCATGGAGATTGCAGACATTCCGGAGGATGCTCAAAAGCAGACTACCAACATCGTTGCCAGGGGTGAAGTCACTGGTCATACGCATAGGCTTTCTGCGGGTGCACAGGCCGCTATCATGATGGCGGGAGCTTCGATGTATATTGAGTGCCTTAAGCAGTCTAAGCTGCTGCACGATGAGCACGCGCCTATTGACCTTCCCGTGGGAAACTACAAGGTTGTACGGCAGCAAGAGTTTCTCCCCCGTGGTTGGCAACAAGTTGCCGACTAATAATGCGGAAGTTAGGGAAGTACTGTAAATATCTGGAAAGTCCTAATCTTTATGCTAATAATCCTAATTATCGTATTTCTATAACGGATAGAAATAAAGTAGATAGAGGTATTGCTAATAGATTAGGACTTTTTATTCAGTTCAAGGCTATTTTTAAAGTACAGAAAGAAGTATATGATAAAATAAGCTTTGTTCATAATTTATGGGAGATGTAGAGTAGGTGGCCACCGTGGAAAACTCACCCAAAGGGGAACATGCAGGTTCGAATCCTGCCATCTCCCCCAAGTAAACATGAAGATTTTGGGTAAAAAAACGGATGATAGTATATTTGATTATAATTTACATGTTGCTTCGAATATTACTGGATATGATATAGTTTTATGCTTAGACCCTAATATGCGTGTTGGTTTAGCTGCTATAAAACGTAATGTTTATTTTTCTGTTCGAGATATAAAGGGACCTGTGTATTATGAATAGCATAAATAAACTTATTTCGTACACTGATTTAAAAAAGTTAAAAAAACTTACTTCAATATATTGACAGCCCTAAAAACATGAGTTATGTTTTCCTTAACACAGGGAGGAAAACAATGAAAATCACAGTAGAAGAAATCAAAAATTATTTGAAAGAGAATCAAGATGAACCTGGTTCTGATCCTAGTAACTTTCAACTAGGTTGGATATCGGCTTTTGATAAGATCTCCAAATGGTTGGAGGAAAAAGAAAAAAATGTAAAATTCGGTTGTCATTGTGATTTGAATTATGGAGAGACACCAGACTCTTGTGTTTTAGATAGTACGGACTTGAATATAGTTAATAGTTGCGTGTATGCTAAGGATCTTTTCAAAATTAAGGGTATAAAAGAGGATTGTCATTTTTGGATACGCATCGGAAGTGAAAAGAGTAAGTATTATACGGAGGACGTATTTAAGTAAGGAAAAATTATGGCACAACAAACTTTCTATTGTTCTGTGTGCGATTATAATGAGATTCAATCTGATGATATTTCTACCGGTAATTTCTATAGTGTTGAGGGACACGTGTTTGATTGGAAAGAGCGATTAATATCGAAAGAAGATACATGTCCTACAGTAATTTTTGCCGTATGTCCGTGTTGTAAATTGGAAGATGCTATAAGGAAGATGGATAAAAAAGATTTTAGGGGGCGGTAGAAAATAAATAGAGGAGGGAAATAAACATGGCTAAGATAATTTACAAAGTTGTTGTAACGTACGAGGTTGAAGATCCAAAGACGGAATGGTATCTTGATGGTGCCAAAACTTTGGAAGAGATGGCTAAGTTGGATTCCAATAATGACAGCATGTATGATGTAATGATTGAGTCCGGCAAATGGGGTGATATTACATATGAAATAGTTGAGTAGATAATGAGCCCCTCAAAAATGGCATGATTTGATGAATAAATTATTCGGTAATGGCTAGCATGAAGAGAAAAAGTAAAACGGAAACAGTAAATATATTTGGATAAACTTGGTATTTCTATACAGGATTTAGAGAATTGGTGATTAACATGAAAAATAAACCTTTATACGAGGAAGATATTTTAGCAATGTTAGAATCTGGAGAATACTGCGATTCTCGACAAATATTGTTAGAACGAATGCCATCAATAGAAAAAAGATTTGATAAAGTATGCAAACAAATGAGCACGTTGCTCAAAGATATACAAGAACATTTTCCTGATGCTAATTATTATACCGGTGGTGGTGATGGATTTGATTTGCTTTTGGGAGATTCGCATAACAGGCAAGAAAAATCACAACAGGAATTAATAGCTCTTATTGGTATTGATGTATGGGTTGGCGGGGGTGATTGGTAATGTTAGCTCGAATATATTATAAAACGAAAAGTGGTAAATCAATAATGAAAGTTAGAGAATACTATAAATTAGAATCTGAGCTAAGAAAACTATATCAAAGAAAAATAATAGCTACGGCAAAAAATCATTGGGGTAGAGTTGTAGGTGAAGTCGAAGATACTGGGGTACAAGAACCCGACTTTACTTGGTGGTGCGAAAATTTTATGTGGTCTACTAAAGACGGTGAAAAAATATCAGTGTATGACATGGAAGACAGGCATTTGCTTAATACTATCAAGTTCCTAGAAAGAAAAACTGAAGAACGTAGGAGAAGCGACGTATCTGCTTGTCTGTGTATTTCTAATGTACTTAATCCGGATTCCGAAGCTTCCTGGCAAATGGATAACGAATTACAAGCGTTGATGGATAATCCTGATGCCAATGAAAATTATCTGCCGGAAATTTATTATGTAATGCAGTCAGAAGCTCAAGACAGAGGTTTGTTATAAAACGTAATTTATAAATAGGGAGATGTACAATGAAAGACGGTTGGACATTAGAAAATATGAGTAAAATTCTCGATGAAGGTAGAAAAAAGGACCAAAGGAAAAGGCTTGAATTCAATAATAAAATAAGAGATCCAGATCTGACTATAAATGATGAACATGGATTTGCTCATGGTTTTTGGCATCTTGATAATGGAGACGTGGGAAGAATGGAAACCGATAAAGAAGGTATGTTTCGTTATGAAACTTCTAGAATATATGTGAAAGAAGAGCTTTCGATTTTGGACAGTGTAAGAGAAAAAGATAAAAAAGATCTATTTAAATAAGGAGCACTAAAATGGAATTTTTACTAATATTAGAACCCATCGCGAGTACTATTTGGAATTTATCTATGGTTTCTCTTATATTTGTTTTTTTCGCTCTAGTTATTTTATTTATAGCTATTCATGATTCTGAAAAAGAACAGCCTCTTTTAATTTCAGTATTTAAAAAGCTTAAAAAACTTATGTTCTTGTGCTTTGCCGTTCTTTTGATTTCTACAGTTCCTCGCAGTGCCTGGGATATCTATAAAAATGTTATTGTCTATAGAACAATTAATAGTGATACTACAGAAAAGGCGGTTGATAACGCTAATTTACTTATGGATAAGCTTAGACTTCATATTGACTCTTGGTATCCTAAAGGCGTTGTTAATGAGGTTGAAGAAAAAGTAAAGGACGTTGTAAAATGAAAGATGATTTACAAGAAACAATTGATAGTTATATAAATAGAATTGAAAGCAACTACGACCTAATGCCGGACGGCGCAAGAAAACTTTTTAACCGTGTATTGCTTGATGGTTTTATAACCGATGCTCTACACGATGCTATTGAGGATTGTTTCGTAAAAACAAATATCACACAAACTATGTTACTCGAAGCTTTATCCGTGCGTGAAGAATCTTACGGCAAGCCAATTTTAATACAAGGAGCTAATGGGCCACATTGTGAGCTGTTACAGAAACAATTTTTAGACTTAGTAAAACATAAAAGTATTTTAGCTTTTAAAGAAGGAAGCGTTGTTACCATGGGTTTTATAAAATATATATTTATGTCTTACAGAGATACTAAAGATATTAGAGACGGTATGTATTCCCACATCTTCACAGATCATTTTGCATTAGAATATCATAGTAATAAGGACTAAGTATGAGCATCAAAGAAAAAACAGAAATAACAATACCAATAACTGAGGACCGATATTTGATTTGTAGGAATACAGAGCTTGGTAGATCTATATACCTTGTAGATAAGATAAAGGGTGAATGGTATGATTCTACTGATCAAAAGATACTTGCCACATCTCCTGTTGGGTGCGATTCATTGGCGGATGCTTTGAAGGAAATGGCTGATAAAATTAGAGATATAAAATAATTGCGAGGTTTTAATAATGTTTTACAAATTGGTAACATTTAATATATTATCTGATAACTGCAAATACAAAGTATACAGTTGTTGTAAAAAAATTATACAAGAAGTAGATAACCTGCCTAAAAATCTTGGTTTAGTGCAGTGCAAAGACGAGAATTGTTTTATATGGAAATCCTTAGAAGATCTTAAACAAGATAAAGAAAAGTGAGAAAGAGATATATAAATGAAGAAAATACTATTTATTGTTAGTTTGCTATTAATATCAGCATTCGTCATAATTTTAATGACCGATGTTCTAGCAATTATGTCAAAAAAGGATAAGGAAGAGAAATGTATTATAACATTTTTAAAAGAAGAACAAAATTTAAGCTCTTTGTGGATTGATACTTGGACTGACCACTGGAACACTATCTTTATTAGTCCTAAAGATTTATCATTTGAATTACATCTTAAATATAATGAATGGGAACAAAAAAATAAGTGCACAGTATATTAGAGGTAAATAAAATGAAAGAAAAGTTTATATCAAAAAAGTTTCGTAGGGAATCATTAGAAATAATTGATCACTGTATTTCTATTCTAGAAGATTATGCACAGGAAGGTTATGACTTAACAGTTCGTCAATTATATTATCAACTAGTGGCTTCTGACCTAATAGAAAACACTGTTAAAAGTTATACCAGGATTAAAAATATTATTAATGACGCTAGACTTGTTGGTTTTATTGATTGGGACATGATAGTGGACAGGGGGAGAAAAACTATAGTAGAACCACACTGGAGTGCACCGGATGAGATCATAGAATCAGCAGCCCAACAGTTCCGCATAGACCGATGGCAAAGCCAACCCATACACTTGGATGTTATGTGCGAAAAGCAAGCTTTAGAGGGTGTTCTGGAGCCTGCATGTTCTAAATGGCATATACCTTTTACCTCGAATAAAGGATATTCTTCTCAATCACAACTATATATTACAGGGAAACAAATTAGAGAGATAAAAAGTTCTGGACGGGATTACCATATTTTCTATTTTGGGGACCATGATCCTAGCGGATTGAATATGGATGAAGACGTACAAAATAGATTATCTATGTTTGGGCGTGATAGGTCGGAACAGAATACCGATATTTTATTCCACAGATTAGCTTTGACAAAAGATCAAATAGAAAGTTTTAATCCACCACCAAATCCTGCTAAAGAGTCTGATAGTAGGGCTGCCAAATATATAAAGGAACATGGACCCGTATCATGGGAGCTTGATGCTTTAGAACCAAGGACATTAGTCTCTGTACTGGATTCTTGGGTGGAAAATTTATTAGAAGATTATGGAGATGTAGATCGTTGGAGAGAGACAGAAGAGTTAGAAAATGAAATGAAAGAAGAATTACAATATCTTGCAGATAAAGGAACCAACTCCATAAAATGGTCAACGCGGATAAACAAACTTTTTTATGATTGGAGGTGAAGCATGGCATACTGCTATTGTCGAAAGAATGATGGAACGTATACGGGTAACTGTCCTACTCGTGAAGATGCAATCAAAGAGGCACGAGAACGTTATGGCGAAGATATTATTATAAAAACAGCTAGGATTGTTACTACATTTACAACAGAATACTTTGCACGAAGTATTTTGCCAGATATTACCGATATGCTCAGTATCCGTGCTTGTGCGGAAGTCGGTGAAGCTGCCAAGGATTGGCCTGATATCTCTGAGGAAACTGAAGAAAAGATGTTGGATGAAATAGGTAATAAAATAACTCCAATACTAAATAAATATATTCAGAGTCCCGAATTTTATCTTGTTTGTAATGAAATACTGCATAAAGTAATTTAAAGACATGACAATTAGCATAATAACAAACGAATGGAATAATAAGCTCGGGTGTGATGCTTATTATAAGGGTCAACATTATCGTGTAATATACACATGTCCTGGTAACGCAAAAAATTTAGGGATACAGAAACACAATGGAAAAGAAAATAAAAATAATTGGACAATAATTCCAAGTTCTATAAGAAAACCGGAAGAAGCAGTTTTGTATTATTTAAGGAGATTAAATACTATGTCAAATAAAAATAAAAGTGAGTCATCTTTTTCAGATATAATAAAGAAAGCTAGAAAAGAAGCGAATCTTACGCTGAGAGCAGCGGCTAAAAAACTAAATATTTCCAATCCATATCTAAGTCAATTGGAAAATGGAAAAGTAAAAAATCCAGCTCCTTATATAATTGATAGGCTGTCCAGGCATTTTAATCTGGATAAACAATTATTATTTGATTCTTTATACTATAATGATTTTTCTGAAATTTCTTTTGATAAAGAATCTAAAACAGAAACTATTATAGATGAAAAAGATGCGTTAGAAGTTATTCAGTATTTACGGGATATTTTTAAGTTTGGTGAAGATAATGCGGGCTTGTCTGCTAAAAAGTCAAAATTTATTAAGTGTTTTTTAGATAATTTTTTAAGTAACGAAAAGAAACAAAATTTGTTAAAAGATATTCTTAATTTGGAGATATAAAATATGTCTGATTATAAATCGTGCCCACATTGTGAAATGAATAAAGAACTAGCAAATCATTGGAAAAAACAGTGTTTTGAATTATCTAGTAAGATAGCAGAACTCGCGGTTAAATTGTCAAAGCCTCCAAGGATATTAGCAAAGATAGAAGACGGTCAAATTGTGGATGCTAAAGTCATAGGAGAAGACGAGGATGCGGGGAGTTAGCTATTATGGATTTCATAAATGATTTAGAAGTAATTTTAAAAGACCTAAAATTAGCAAAACTAGTACAAAATTTAATGTGCCATGTGAGAGAAGGTCACGAGTCCGATGATCAAACTGTTAAAAGGATTATTAAAGAGTATTGTGAATTTAAATATCAAGGAATTCCTATTCCTAATGCACTAAAGAAAGAAGAATCAGATGACAGGGCTTAATTTGGATGTTGAAGAATTTGTATGCTCTTATCAAAAAATGAGAGAAGAATTATATCATCTGAGACAACGTAGGAATGAAGCCCTAGAAAAAGGAGAAGAATACAGACAGAGGATAACTGAACTTAACTCAACTCTAGATAAAATATTGCAATTGGTATCTGTAATACAATTCGATAATAGAGATCTTGAATATGTACAACTTATTGTTAGAAAAGCTTTGGTTAAGCTTACAGAAGAAGAAAAAGAAAAACGAGAGGGCATGAATCCTGTAATAGAGGTACCGGAAGACATTGTAGAACAAATTATGTCGCAACACTGGGATATGAAAACCTGTGAATGTTGGGTGTGCAAACATGGTTATGCCTTAGGCTTATATCCACAGGATAAGCACATGCGGTATAAAATGGAAAAACCGTTGGAAGATGTTCAAGTGGCATGGGATACCGATGCTAAAAAAGATAGTTAAAATCGATATTAGTTCTGAAGAGAAACATGAGAAATTTCATGCCGTTGTATATTACGAACCGACATGGCTTGGTAATTTACTTGGTATTGAAGCATCGGTAGAGAAATTTTTTAGTCAATATGGATCAGTATGGTACTGTGTACCATCCTTTTTTCCGGCCGGTTTGGGTATCTCAGATATATTAGAAGTTAGGGCAAGAAAATATAAGTACTATAACAATGGAAAATAATAAGGTAAAATATTCTGAAGAAACTTGTTATGATTGTTTTTATTTTTCGTCTAACCCGTATAATGTTTTTGTAGGTCTATGTATCTTAAGTAAATTTGAAACACATTCTATAAATAAAAGCTGCCCAGAGTTTAAATCAAGATACGAAAAAGTTGATGACTGTAATTATTGTTCGCATTGCGATGATGTATGTTCTGTGTATTGTAGTATTTCATAAAAAAATTCTAAAAAGTTACTTCAATATATTGACAGCATAAAATTGGCGTGTTATGTTTTCCTTAAGCACGGAGGGAAATATCAATGATCAAGTTAATCGATGCAGAGAAAACTCCAACTGAATTTAACGAGGACTTAATTATTATTAGAGAAATGATAGTCGAGGTATCTACTATTGATGAACTAATAAAACTTGAAGCTCAAGTTGGCTTAGTAGATTTTCTTGGTGTTGACGAATGGGAAGAAGTTACTAGAATTTTGTACTGTCTTAAAAGTCCCTATTTGGAATTGTATTCTTGTTTTGTTGCCAGATGGTTTTATCTAGAAGAAAAAGAAGAATAATTTAGTTAGATATATTGACAGATAAGTTTTAAAGACTATATTATATATTAGAAATTAATAAAGTTCTTTGAAAACTAAATACTACATGGTGGATGACAGGCTGAAGAACGTCTGCCGAAAACGTGGGAAAGTGGACGCGATGACTGTTGAGCCTTCGATACCGAGCATCCCGAATTGAGTAGGGTTGGCCAAAGCGTAAGCTAATAAGTCCAGTAAGGTATCCAAAAGGGCAAGATTTACAGGACTCGGAAGCGGTATGGTGTTACTCCGATGATGAACGTTAAGTTCTAGGAGGACGAAACCGAAAGGTGGAAAAGCCAGTGTAGCCGACAACGGGTCACACCAAAGCGCCTGGGAAGGTACAGCGATGTCATCCACCATGTAGTGTTTAGTTTTATATGAACAGAAAGGGGTAATATCATGGGTCTCATCAGAACTTGGAAGCAAGCAGAAGCTGTTCTGTGTATTTTGGAAATGAAGTTTAACGACTACGCATTGAATGGTTGTGTTGTTACTTATCACAATGGGAGAGAAAACGGATTCTGCGTACAACTCTATTCTTCTAGTGTCCAACCATGCGCTAAAGGTCGCGTAGCTTATTTCTCGAATTGTAAAAATGCAGATGGTATTGTAGTTTATAAAATGGAAAATTCTTGTATGGATGGTATTGATGAAGAAACATATAAGAAAAAAATTTCATTTAATGAAGAAGATGTATATAAAGCAGCAGAGTTTATTTTGGATTGGTTGAATCCTATTGAACATGGTGAAGAGTAATAAAATGTGTTCTAAAATAAAACCTTTTTATAAACAAAATGATAGTAAGCCTTATTGTGGAGGTACGGACTGTCCCGAATGCGAATATGATCTGCACAGTTCGTGGTGTTATTGTAAAGCCCACAAAATAAAAGTCATGGCAGGTGTTAGTATATGTGGTCCGAAATTTCAGGAACAAGGTCATATAAAAGGAGTAGAATAACAATGACATTCGTGGAAATAATTTTTGTTCTAGGTTGTATGGGTTTTGTGGGATTTGTATTTCCAGAATTTTTTATTAAACTCATTCGTCCGAGACTTGAATACCCTTTACTACTTAAAATTATTGCAGCATTGTGTACTGGAGCCATTGTAATTTATTTTTTGTATCAATGAGGTGTACTAATGAATTTTCAAGAAATTAGAAAAATGAATTGCGTTAATTAAAGAAATGGAGAAAGAAAGGTATTGTGATGGGCACTATTTCAAAAATAATTGATGAGACTATACGAGAAGGACTCGTCCCTTTTCTTAAGGAACAAGGGTTCAAGAAGAAGGCTAGAACTTTTTATCGAGAATTCGAGGAACGAATAGAAGTAGTAAATGTTCAATCTAGTAGATGGAATGAAGGAGACGAAGGTCGTATCACTATAAATCTGGGAGTATATTATCCTGGGACCAGTGAGTTTTTAGATACCCCTAAATTTAAAGGACTTCCGAAAGAATACGATTGCACGGTAAGAACCCGTATTGGACTTTTATTGCCAGTTCCTTGTGATCTTTGGTGGAAAATTAAAGGAGCTGTTGATTCTCATATAGCAGTGGAACAACGTGATGCAGTGAAAGAATATGGTCTTCCTTGGTTTCAGCGCATGTCAGATATGGATGTTGTGAAAAAATTATGTTGTAACCAAGATTCCAGCGCATGTCATATATGTATATTGTGAAAAAATTAGATTGTAACCAAAAAAAATGAAAGAATTTTAAGATTAGGCGATTATATTATGAATTTTCAAGAAATTAGATCATTTACGCGCAGTAAATATCGTATTGATATGTCATGGGTTCATTTAGAAACCTGGTTAAAGGACCAAGCTGAAGAGCTTGGGTTGGACATAGATCCTGATTATCAGCGGAACTATGTTTGGACAACAGAACAGAAAAGTGCTTATGTAGAGTATATATTAAAAAATGGCATGTCAGGAAGAGAAATATTTTGGAACTGTTCTTCTTGGTTTAAAGGTTTTGATACTCCTATCGAAATTGTGGATGGTAAACAAAGATTATCAGCGGCTTTAGGGTTTTTACATAATGAAGTTCCGGCTTTTGATTGTTTATACAAAGATTTTACAGGCAGCTTAGATATCCTAACTGCTCGTTTTAGTTTCCATGTAAATGATTTGGAGAAGAGATCAGATGTTATTCAGTGGTATTTGGATATGAATACCGGTGGAAGTATTCACACGGAAAAGGATTTGGCCCGAGCTAGAGAAGCGTTGGCCAAAGAATTGAATGAAAGAAGCTTTTAGGCTGTGAAATTATGAGGTAGTAAATGTCTAAACACGATAAAACAAGTTGTTGTTGTGTTGATTGTTGTGCAATACGTGAAGAAAAAGAATTAGAAGAAACTACAAACATGAAAATGGCTACAGATGCTTTGCGCAAAATAGCAAGTTCCAAATGTATGGTGTACTGTGAAGATAGAAAGGACGGTTTATTATGTAATGTATGTATTGCTAAAAAAGCACTTGAAGCAATGAAAAGATGAAAGGATTTTTAAAATGAATAAAAATATTGAAAAAGCATTAGAGAAAGCAAATGCTATTTGGACAAAAGAAGGTTGGGTGATTAAGGAAAATTTATATTTGATAGATATGGGTTTAACAGATCTTCCTAAACTTAAAGAAGTTGGGGGTAATTTTTATTGTCATATAAACAAATTGTAATTGTTAGAAAATGGTCCAAAAAAAGTAGGCGGAAGTTATAGATGTGATCATAATCAACTTGTATTTCTTGAAGGAGCGCCAGAAAATATAAATTCTTATTTTGATTGTTCTTATAACCAGTTAGATTCTCTCGGAGGATCTCCGAAAGAAGTGAAAGGAAATAATATATGACAAAGAATATTATAGGGTTTACTGGAATAAACGGTTTTAAATGGCCATATAAATTTGATGAATTAGTTTGTACGGCCGTTAAACGAAAGTTTTCTTTTGAAGAAGTTTTTGTAGAAATGTCAGAAGATTGTATTAATTTTAATATTTCTGCACCATATTCTGATTTTGAATCTTTGTCCGTTGAATTAAATAATTTAATTTTGGATTTGTATTTTGAACCCTATGAATATTTGCTATCCGTATATTATGCAGATCCAGAAAATAAACACCGCGAAATATGGGATACTTTTAAAGCTATTAAACATTGTAGTGATTTTTATGGAGAAAAGGATACTTTTTCTTCTAATTTGGAAATTTATCTTCCTCCAAACGTAGTAACATTAATTGGAAATAAAATTAAACCTATAAATTTTGAAATACGTTTAGATAGTATTTTTTCTTAAAGTAATTTGTATATAAATTTAAAAGGAGAATTTAGTAATGAAAAAGAAAATAATGAAAAAGAAAATCATGAAAAAGAAAGTGTCAAAGAAGAAATTTGCAAAGAAAACTGTAAATCTAAGACCTATTCATAAAGTATGGGGTCCTTATTCTAACAAATCTAATAAAGACCATGTAATAATTAAATACAAAGATGATACTAGAAAGGTAATGAAAACGGATAAGTTCATACACATGGTCAATAGATACTACAAAAATGTTAAGATTGATATGTCTACGGATCTTCAGTTGCGTGTTGCGATGAAATCTGAACTTCGTGAAATTGATAAAGAAAAGAAGAAAAGTAATATTTCTATAGTTGCTTACAGAAAAACAGACGAAGAATGGGAAAAAATGCGAGCTGTGCACAAGGCTTGTAAGGAAGCGGATGTAGATGTTCCTTGGGCAGTGAAAGAGTTTTTTGTGGGTAGAGACCCTGAATCAATACCGGAAGTAAAGCAAGAAGTGCTAATTTCGAATGAATGCCTTGTAAAATATGAGTCAGGAGCCTACGGTATTGATCTGAGAAAATTGCCGGATGATATTGTAGCTTTTTATATTGAGATAAAATAAGAAATTTAGATATTGTAAAAAAGGGTTATACGATGAATTTAAATAAATACGGGAAATCTCCTAATGAGGAAAAAGTAATAAAGTTTTTTGAGGGTTTGCTTAAAAATAATGAAGTAATTTGGTCGGAAAAAGGTTGGATAATTAAAGGTTCTGTTAATTTAAAAAACTTTAATTTTTCAAATCTTCCTCTATTTTATCGCGTAGAAGGTGATTTTGATTGTTCTCGGAACAAATTAATCAGTTTGTATGGATCTCCTATATACGTGGGCGGTAGTTTTAAATGTAATTTTAATAACATCCAATCATTACGATATTCACCAGAAACAGTAGGTACTAGTTTTAATTGTTCTAACAATAATTTGGTTTCTTTAAAAAATAGTCCGAAACGTGTTGGAGTTAGTTTTTTCTGTTCTAATAACAATTTAGAGTCATTAAAAGGCATTACTTCATATTTGTCGGGATGTTTGGATTGTTCTTATAATAATTTGACGTCACTTAATGGAAGACCTACATATATCGGATGGAGTATATATTGTAATAATAATAAAATAGAGAAACTTAATTTTTTTGACGAAGAAATTCATGGAAGTTTATACTGCCATAATAATAAAATAAATGATTTGCGAGGTTTACCAAATAAAATTGGTAAAATTTTTTTATTTTATAATAATAAAGTTTCTATTGATAAAAGAATGCCAATTGTTGGATGGAAAAGTATTTTAAAATAAATTTGTGCAATAAGGCGAGAATGCCGGAACGGTCTACGGATTGGACTTAAAATCCAACGGGAGAAATCCCTTGTGGGTTCGAATCCCACTTCTCGCACGGGTGCTGCGATGTGGAGCTTAGATACACTGCTAAGCGTCCTAGAAACGGTCTGAGATCGTGAGGTTTACTAGACCTCAAACGCCGCTTGACTTCTCCTCAGCGGCCCGTCTCTTGGCCCTGTGTGGTGGTAGGAGAACACCGCACTAGGAGGACACATTTTATTTAGCTGGAGCAGGACCAGCCAGCACCATATTTTATTTAACACGTATAGGGTGAGGATATGATGAAAATTAATTTTGATAATATGCGCAGAGGTATGGTCAGAGAATTAAATTCTCTGATTCAAAAGTATAATGCCGGAAATAGTAATTTATCTGAAGAAATAGAAATGCTGTGTTGTTATATAGGTGGTTTTCTTTGTATTTATGATCCTGATATAGAAAATTTTTCTGATTTATCGGATGTGCTAGAAATAGAAGAATTAAAAACTGATATATAGAGGGAGAGATGAAGAATACGAATAGTTGGAGAGCTTGGATTGCTATTGCTGAAAATTTAAAAAATCTTGGTCAAGTCCAAGATTTTTTAGACAAAGTACCAGATACTTATAAGTTATTAATAGCTTCGTTGTTGTCCGCAGCAAAATGGCATGTGTTAAGAGATACTAAACGTGGATTTGGGAGTAGTTGCGGTTTATGTGGTTTGTACTCCCCTAGTTGTAATAGACTAGGTACATTTTGTCCTATTACTATATTAGATAAACAATGTGATTTAACCGAATCTCTATATGCTAGATGGGATGAAGCTGAAGATGTTGAAGATTCTATATATGATTTGGTATATGGAACATATAAAAAAGAGTACTACAGATTGTTTGGAGAATAATATGGATATTGACAAATATTTGGATGATATAGGAAAAAAACGCAGGGAAGACCAAAGTATTCGCTGTCCACATTGCAATAAATTAAATTATGATCCGCATAATCATTATTCTGATTTTGAATTAAATAACTTGGTAACTTATTGGGGAGAAGACGGACCACAAGAAGTTTATTGTGAGCATTGTGATGCTCTATTCTGGGTTAAGGAAAATGTAGAAAGAACTTTTGACTGCGCTAAAACAGAAAATGATTTATAAAAAAATTAGAGAAGCTATAGAAGAAATTCAGCAGCAAAATATAAGTAGTACTAATATAATTATATTAGCGTCTTATGGCACTAAAGAGATTTTAAAAAAGGAATTGGTAGATTTATATCATATAAATATAAATAATTCAAAAAACTATATATACGGAGTTCTCTTCGTAGAAGACGGAAGTATAGAAGATCTTGTTGTTAAATCTTTAATATCGAAAAAAGAATTAAACGAGGTATAAAATGAAAATGACTGATGGAGAAAAAATGGTTTGGGCTGCTATGTTTGCTCAAGGTTACTTTGATACTGTTAATGCTTGTCAACGAGTGTGCGACACGCCAGAGCTGATGGAAGCTTATGTTGAGGACAGAGTACCTGAAGTAATGAAAACAGCTTGTGGGGCCGTACAGGAGCTTAGGGATTGTAGAATTATCGTAGAGGAATCTCTAATATCGGAAAATGATATATCTTCGTTAACTATGCTAAAGTTTATTTTGGATTAATTTTGTTAATATCTGCTAAAATTATTAAAGCTCGCACACCAAAAAAGTGCTCTTCTTGTATGTTTACGATAGATCCAAAATCTATTTGCTGGAGACTCTATGGATGCGCGGAAACTGGGGATAAGCCCTATACAATTTTTCTACATAAAAGATGCGGAGACTTGTATAAAGAATCCCCGGGCAATGAAAAAATGTTTAAAGCCTTAAAAAAATATAATAATAAATATAAAACTAAACATATAAAAAAATAATTTAAAAATATCTATACAGAATATAATAGTATACTCTTTTAGAGACTTTCCCTTAAAAAGGGAAAAAGAAAGGGGTATACTATATGAAAACTGTAACATTAACAAACAAATCTAGCAATACATTATCCTTTCCTAATTTTTATATAGAAAAATATAGTTCTTACAATATAGAATTAAATGAAATTCAATTTGATGAGGAATTATTAAATATAATTTATGGTTATGTTACTGATGTTAAACTATCTTGTTACTTAGATTCTGTAGAGCTTTCTCCCAGTGAAATATTAACGTTAAAATACAGAGATGTATATAATGACGGATCTATTGGTAAAGATGAAACTGTTGCGGATATGGATATATATGTTAACGCTACTACGGGAGCTGATGTTTTAGGCGATGGTAGTTCCAGTTCTCCTTATAGTACGATTACCAGAGCATATGCGGATGTTCCTACTAAAATTAAACACGTTGTACATATTCATATTGCCGCTGGTACTTACAGTGCATGGCCATCCAATATAGATCATTCTTTTATTGATGCTGGGTTCCTCTCTTTTGATGGTTCGCTCGCTTTAGTCGATGCATCCACTGAAATGACAATTGATGTAGCAGGACCAACAGTAATACAGACTAATAACGTGGCTGATATTCCTGTTGTTGGTGGTGGTTTGACTTCTAATGCCTATCGTGGAAAATATGTTAAATTTACGAGTGGTGCAAGAGTAGGTGAAGTCGCCGCGATTGTTTCGAATACAACTACCTCTTTAAGAATTGAGTATACGTATATCGCTCTTTCTGCGGGAGAAACTTTTAAGGTTGTAGAGCCTGGTGTGACCATTGTTTCCGATCAATTTAAAAATTTAATTGGCGGTGGAGGCAATACTTATTTTGCTAACCACGGATTGTTCGGGCTGGATATAGATTTTTCTAGTAAACGCTTGGTTGTGCAGGATTGTTGTATTAATATGACAGGATCTATTATTTCAGGTACTGTACAATTTCATGACACTACTACAGATATGGGGTTGTACTATTATCCTTCACCGACGGATGTTGTAGATGATTCAGGTCTTGTTAGTAACTATAATACTAATTGTATTATGAAAAAGGGGACGGGCACTGATTATCTAACAGTTTACGGAAGCAGCGACATTACAAGACTTTTTGTGTTCGACAAAGGTATTGATGTTGCGTATTCGAATTGCCTGGTTGGTTATTGTGCAATTGCTAACGCGACTAATGGCTATGGTGTTGATGCGTACGCGTCTGTTGGTTGTGTACGAGTAGCGGGAATTTATATTGAGGCAAAAACCAACAATCAAGCGGTTAGATTGCCGATGGTAGGTTCCGCCAATGTTGATGCTGTGTTTGTAGAAAGTGCACAGTACGGTGTTAAATTGTGGCCTGGTGTTTGTGGCGTCACGATTAAAGGTCTGGAAGGTACTGCGGCTAACGTGACGAATGCAATTGCGATGGGCCAGGGAAGCAGGGCGGTTATCGAGAATTCCTCATGCACTCTTGTGGGTGCTGGAGGTGCGGCAACGGCGATAAAATGGCTAAGCGGTGGCGCAATAGACACAGCGTATCCAGCGGCCAACGCCGAAGTAAACGATACACTCGGTTCTCAAATAGTCGGATACTAAAAAGGAGATTTTTATGGCTATTTCAAAAAAAATGAAAGAATTTTTGAAAGTAAATGAAAAAATTCTTATACAGAAATACGGATTACATTTTTATGGTTTGGCTTTAGACGAAAAAATAGATAAGAAGACGTTAAAAGAAATGGAAGAGCGCATAGATAAATTAGAATTAGATTAATTAAATAGAAAAAAATAAGGAGTTATAAATAATGAAGAGTATTATAATAACAAACAATACAAATTCAATTCTTTCTTTTCCTGGATTTAATATATCCCATCGTGATTCCTATAGTCTAGAATTAAATGAAATACAGTTTGAAGAAATTTTATTAACTGTAATATCCAATTATGTTGAAGAAGGAAAAGCATCTTGTTATTTGGATTCTCAGCAATTATCCGCAGATGATGTGGAGAGTTTGAAATACAGGGATGTAGTATCAGACGGATCTATTGGAAAAGATACTACAATAGAAGATTTGGATATTTATGTTAATCCTACTACTGGAGATAATTATTCAGGAGATGGATCGGCAGATAGTCCATATGCAACAATAACTTATGCTTTTTCAAGAGTTCCTAAAAAGATAGAGCATAAAGTAAATGTTTTAATCGCAGCAGGAACATATTCTGAATTTCCTTATGATCTTACTCATGAGATTCATAAAGGAGGTCAGTTAACTATTCAAGGACAAGGCGACCCTACGGTTATATATGGCCCTTATACAACAACTTCTTGGACAAATATTGTAGCTGATGGTACTACAGTAGCTCATAATATTAATGTAGCGGGAGCTAGTTGGACAACAGATCAATTTGTTGGTTATTTCTTAAGACCAACTTCTGGAGCTAATTCTGGTCGTTATTATTCAATTCAATCTAATGATGCAGATAAAATAACTCTTGGATTAACTTCTATGCCTCTTGCGCCTACAGATACATTTGAAATAGTTGATCTTCCTGTTAAACTAGAATTAAATCATGGAGTTGATTTCCACGTAGAAACGAGAGGAGATGAAAGTTTTCCTTCCTTTTACGGTTTAAGCTTTGGAGTCACTGGGATTTATTTTAAAATTGATGGATCTACTTACTATGGTTTTAAATTTTCAGGAAATCAAAATAATTCCTATTTTAACGCTGTAAAATTTAATTCTGTTTGGAATGCAGTTGAAGGGACAGCTACAATAAATATAGGAAATTTAATATATCCAAATGAAATAAAAAATACAGATATGAGAGTAACTAATATGATATATGTAAATTATATAACAAGTACCATTTTCACCGAAACAGATTTGGCCCCTGGTTCATGGAAACGATCATTTGAAGTTTCACGAGGTTCTTGTGAGATAGATTATGTTTCAGTTATAGGAGGCTTTTGTGCATTGAATGGATCATATCTAAATGTATATCATTGTACAGCTTCAGGGTTAGAAAGTTATAATTCTAACGTAGATTTGTCAGAAAGTTATTTTGGAAGATGTTTTGATGATGTAATTTATGTAAAAAGTACTTCTCTTCATTGTCAAAATATTTTTATTCAAGATGCTGTTAAAAGTGCTTTTTATGCTATAAGAAGCAAATGTCGTTTTTCAGATATTGGGGGTATAGCAGCTAATATAACGAAATATGGTATGCATATAGGAGTAATAAGTAGTGTACAAATAAGAGATACAACATTAGGTGGTCTTTTAGGAGATATACATTGGGATATTTCTGGAACTACTGTTGCATACCCCGCAGCAGGTCTTTCTGTTACAGATAGTGCAGGTTCTTTTGTAGTAAATAAGTAGGAGAAGAAATGAAATATCCTTGTTTTCCTTTGTGGAAGTGGGCATATCTTGGTTGGATAATTCCAGGATTATTAGTAACAACTATATTAGTTTTAGTCCTATGCTTTGGAAAAAATCTGGATGCTACGCAGTTAATTATTTCTACAGTTTCTTGTAGTTCTATTTTTGCAATTTGCACTATTGGATTCATAACTCAATTAGTACTTAGATATAAAATAATAAAAGATATATTATATACTATATCTATTAATAATGAAAGCGAAATCTTAATTTTTAGAAAGAGTAAAGGTATAGAGGATCTAGAAAGATTGTGGAAAGTTATGATCCCTGTACCAGGAATAAAAACTAATATCAATAATAATATTGAAAAACTTAAAAAAGTTGCTCCAAGAGCTAATACAAAATATTTTTCACCCCACGTTTTTGTTACGTTCAAAAAACCAGGTACAATAAAAACTGAAAGATTTGGGAAAGTATTTAGACATTACGGAATACAAAAAGGAAGATGGTGCGAAGTAGAGTGGGGTGGAAATATAGATAAAACGCTTAACTTATTACTTCATGAATTGGAACATGCTGTTTTAAGTTTCGCATATCCTAAGTGGGATGTTGAGAAACAGCATCGAATAATGAAGGAAAGGGAAAAAAATGTCTAAAATAATTACTGTAACAAATATATCACAAAATGTATTGTCTTTTCCACAAGCTAATCTTACTTTATCTGTTGGGGAACAAAAAACAATAGATTTGAACGAAATTCAATTTAATAGTACTATATTGGATATTTTATCTACTTATGTTTCTACAAGTAAAGCTTATTGTTATTTGGATTCTGTACAATTATCTGCGGATGATGTAACTAGTTTAAAATATAGAGATGTAGTATCAGATGGATCTATTGGGAAAGATACTACTGATACAGATTTGGATATTTATGTTAATCAAATTACAGGAAATAATTATGCAGGAGACGGATCAGACAGTAAACCTTATGAAACTATTACGTATGCTCTTTCCAAAATACCAAGGAAAATAGGACATAAGATAAATGTTCTACTTACCGAAGGTACTTATACTGAGTTTCCTTATGATATTACTCATGAAATACATGGAATTGGTCAATTAACAATTCAAGGACAAGGAGATACTACTACAGTTGCAGGACCTTTCACGATTACAGGAACTACTAATATTACTGCTGCGGGTGTTCCTGTAGCTCATGATATAACTGTAGCTGGAGCAGGATGGACAACAGATCAATTTGTAGGAAAATTTCTTAGAGCGACTTCTGGATCTAATTCTGGTAAATGCTATGCTATTCATTCAAATGATGCAGACAGAATTACTATAGGAGAATCGCTTTCTATACCAAGTACGTCTGAAACATTTGAAATTGTAGATTTACCTGTAAAAATTTCTGTCAATCACGGGATAGATTTACATGTAGAGAATAGGTTTGACATAGGTACATTGTATACAAATGGAGTCAGATTCGGTGTAACCGGTATTTATCTTGAAGTAACAGGATCAGATAATAGACTAAAGATCTCTGGAAATGACAATTTCCTTCATACTAATGGAGTAAAATTAAAAGCTGCTAAGACTACGGTTGAAGGAAATGTATTTATTGGGGGTGCAGCTTTATCATTTCCAAGTGAAATTAAGAATGTAGATTTTAGATTACCCAATACGGATTATTTTCCTGGTACGATTATTACTGATACAGATGGTGCTCCAGGATCTTACAAGAGAGCTTTTGATATATACTACGGTAAGTGTAATCTTGCTGATGTTACTGTTCTAGGAACTATATTTACAGGCTATAACTCAAATATGGAAACTTACGGAGTAACTTGTTCTGGAATAGAAATATATGATAATTCCAGTGTGACTATAAATAATACATATGTTGGTAGATGTTTCTCTAGTGGAATATATTCAATTGGTGGTTGCGGGCATTTCACTTATGTATACTTTAGAGATACTGTAGATAGTGCTTTTTTTGTTAGACGTGCTAATTTTGATTGTGTAAATATTGATGGAGAAACTGCAAATATTACTAAGTATGGTCTAGAAATAGATGCTTTATCTATTATTAGAATCAACGCATCAGCACTAAGCGGTACTCTTGGAGATATTCGATTTGTCACAGGAGGAACTACTGTTGCATATCCAGCAGCAGGTCTTTCTGCTACAGATAGCGCAGGTTCATTTGTAGTAAATACATAGGATAAGAAATGAAATATTCTTATTTATCACTATGGAAGTGGTCATATCTTGGATGGATAATTCCCGGATTATTAGTAACAACTATATTAGTTTTAGTCCTATATTTTGGAAAAGATATAGATTCTATTCAGTTAAGTATTTCTATAGTTTCTTGTGTTTATGTTTTTGCAATTTGCACTATTGGATTCATAACTCAGTTAGTACTTAGATATAAAATAATAAAAGATATATTATATATTATATCTATTAATAATGAAAGCGAAACCTTAATTTTTAGAAAGAGTGGTGGAGACTTATATAAAGAATCTCCAGGTAATAAAAAAATGTTTAAAGCTCTAGAAAACTATAATAATAAATATAAAACTAAACGTATAGAGAAATAATTTAAAAATTTCTATACAGAATATACTAGTATAACCTTTATAGTATTCTCCTGTAAAAGGGAAAAAGAAAGGGGTATACTATATGAAAACTGTAACATTAACAAACAAATCTAGCAATACATTATCCTTTCCTAATTTTTATATAGAAAAATATAGTTCTTACAATATAGACCTGAAAGAGATACAATTTGATGAAGGTATCTTAACAGTAATTTCTAATTATATTTATTCAGGAAAAGTTGATTGTTATTTAGATAACCAAAAATTAACTTATACCGAAGTTTTATCTCTGAAATATAGAGAAACAGATTCTTCTGCCTCTTTTGGTAAAGATGAAACCGCAGCAGCATCTAATATTTATGTTGATTGTGATAATGGAGACGATTATGCGGGTAATGGTAGTAGTAGCGATCCATATAAAACACTAGCATTTCTTGAAAGTTTACCTTTCACTATAAAATATAAAATACATGTTAGATTCAAAGTAGCAGGAAATTATACAGGTTTTCCAGCATTTTTTAAACATAGATATATAGAAGATGGAAAAATAATTTTCGATGCTACAGGATTAAGTTATCCCATAGTAGCAGGCCCTTTTGCTATAGGGACCGCTACGAATGTAGCTTCTACTCCTGATCTATTTGGTTCTTATTTCGGAAAAGATTTACAAGTTACGGGTACTCCTGGATGGAGTTCCGATCAATATTATGGAAAGTTCATTCATGTGCTAACCGGAAATTGGGCGGGGAAAGTTCAACCTGTTTGGAAAAACGACTCTGATACTATTAGAACATTTACAGAATATTATGGTTATGCTCCTGGAGATACTTTTAATATTGTTGACTGTCCTGTTACAATCACATGTTCTTATCGTGTAATTGTAGAAGGAGACAGTATATTAGACGACGAATTGTATATGAATACGCATGAAACCCCTTGGGGTTTAGAATTTTTTGCAGGAGCTATTAAATTTGTGGCGACTTCAGCAACTGGTGGAGATAGATCATTTACATTTAAAAGTATTTCTGCGCATTTACCTTTTTGTAGTATAGTTGACAGTGATAAATATGTATTTTTAGAACTTTTTAATAGTCAGTTAAATTGGCAATCGGTACTGTACGAACCCACTTTTGACAATCCACAAATAGATGATATTGGATCTGTATGTACTAATATTTTACCTTCCAATGGAGCGGTTCCTACTTCTGATAATACTAATGTTGTTATGCATAATTCTGAAATATCAGGTGTTGTAGTACGAGGTCGTATTGAAGGTATAAAATCTTATGATAACGCAGTAACTTTCTCTATTTGCGGTGGGCTTACATTTGAATATTCGAATGCTATGAATGCTATATCTGCTACATTAATAGAACAGATTGGATTTTCTACTATTGGATTTTTAGCTGCCGGTCACACAAAAATTTATTCCTGTTATTTTGCGGCATGTAATCAAGCTATACAGGCTAGAGGAAGATTAACAGTATCTTATTTGATGGGAAATAATACAGCGGGTGCATATGCTATTAAAGCCGAAGAAGCTTGTATATTTTATGCAAAAGGAGGTCCTGTTGTAGTAAATATCTTAGGGGCGACGGGAGCTATTCAATTTACATGGGACGGATCTACACAAGCGACATGGCCTGCAAGCGGTAATAGCTATACTACTACAGGTGGGGACATTATTGCAATGAAATAGAATAAAGAAACATGTCTAAAACAATAACATTAATCAATAGCACATCTAGTTTTTTGTCTTTTCCGAATTTCAATATAATCGCACACGGACAAAAGAGCGTAGACTTACATGAAATTCAATTTGACACCGCAGTATTAGATGTTGTAGCAGATTATATAAATGCCGGAAAAGTTTCTTGTTCTTTAGATTCTGAAGTTCTTTCTTCGGAAAAAGTACTAACTTTAAAGTATAGAGATGTGGATAATGATGGTCTTATAGGTAAGGATGAGACAACTGCAAATATGGATATTTATGTTGATGGATCTAACGGTAGCGATGTATCAGGAGATGGTAGTGAAAGTATTCCGTATGTAACTATAGATAAAGCATATAATGATATACCTTATTTAATAAAACATCGTGTACATATTCGTTACACGGCCGGTACATATACTTCTTTTCCTAATTATGTTAACAAAAAACTTGACAGAAATGGACAATTAACGTTTGAATGTACTGGAGATCCCGTAGTTCTTTCCGGGCCTCATACCATTGGTACTCTAACTAATCGTGGTGTATTAGCAGGATTAGATATTACAGTTAGTGGTGCGTCTTGGACTAATGACCAATGGTTTGGGAGATTTATTAAGATGACTAGTGGTGCGGGGAGTGGATATACTTTTCCTATTTACAAAAATTCTTCTAATGCTATTAAAATACCTTATAATTTCGCGGGTATAGCTGCAACAGATTCTTTTAATATTATTGATCCTGCTGCTAATATAAATATTAATCAGTCTATAACATTTGATGTAGATGGTAGCATTTATTGGTCAAATTCACAATTTGGTATTGCAAACACCGTATTTACTTCTACAGAAGCAAAACCTTTTATTTGGAAGGGTGATGCCATGTCGATCTTAACACTTTGTCGTTTTAAGGTTCCAACTGATGACAATATTTGGATACAAAGTGGCGGAAGTGTTAATTCAGTTCCTCTTTTAGACAGTGATGGTTTTGATGATACTGCGTATAGCATTGGTTATATATCGTCCCTTCAAATGTGTAATAGTTTGATCGGTGCACCCGCTGCTCCCGATACGGATATATACATAGAGCCCGGAAAACACTCTATTAATTCTGGAATTAATCTAAATTGTTTTTGTACGAGAACCGGTGTAACAGTAGTTACCGAGAGATCTACATTGCTTCTCGCTGCCATGGATCATCTTGTTATTGATCATAGGGCTCAATGTTCAGCTAGTTATTGTAGATTTGATGTTGAACCTACATATAGTACTATAGATTGTATTGCTATCGATGATGGGGGTTTATTTGAAGGGTCTAATATATTCATAGACACGGCACCCAGAGATATTTTGAAATTAGAAGATTTTTCTAGAGCTATAATAGAAACTATTGACGAATTATCTTCTGCAACACGTTATGCTCTTTATTTAAACGGATCGTGTCGTCTTATTTTTAATGCTGGTAGCACAAGTATTTCGGGTACTACCGCAGATATATATTTTAATAGAAGCGCTGCGACACATTCTTTACCCTCTGCGGGAAATAATGTAAATGACAGCGAAGATTCTTGGATATTAGCAGAATAAATAAAATAATAACTTAATACGATATAAATATATAATTTTTCTCTTCCGTATTTTATAATCAGACATTCGGGGCAATTTTATAAGATGTGGGAGGAAAATAATGGGTATTGATAAAAGTATCGTAGAAGATGGTCTTTTTGAAGGAAGTTTGTCGGAAGAGTGGTTTAAAACACTTAGAAAGTTATCCAATATCTGGAAAGACGTGTCAGAAGATTGGGGCGTAATAAACATTTTGTTAAATATTATAGAAAATAGAGACAATGTAAAATTAATAAAAGTAATAGATAATGATATATTTGTTGCAAATGATAAGTCTAAACCCGTAGGTTTTTTGGATAAAAAATTAAAAAGAATGTACTTCTATGGTACGGATATAAAAGGAATTTTGTATGAAGAACGCTGATAATGATGTTATAACAGTTCAAAGGTTTTTATATAGTAGAGAATCTGTGACCGAGGAAATAGTTGATTCTTTTGAAAAATTAAAAGCATCTTATAAAGATGTCTTGGCATCAATTAACACAGAAGAAGAAAAATGTAATAATTGCGTTAAGTTAGATGAACTTAAAAAATTAATTAGCACGTATGCTCCTTATATAGTAACAAGAAAAAATAAGTATATGGATGAAGAGGGTTTACTAGAGATTTGGCGAGAAAGATATAATTTTTTAGAAGCAAAAGTAAGAAGATTCGAATTGCATATGAGAATTATTATGCAAGCTATTTCCGGCTCTCCGGAAAAAGTACCTGTTTCTTTATCCGATCCACGATGGAATTTGGCAGCTCAAGCTATTTTAGAAATGAAAGAAAACCTAAGTTCCACTATCATTAAGGAAAGAGAGCGTGCAAATAATGCGGAAAAAATTGTAGAAATTTTGAGAAATGAATTAGAATCTAGTGAGTTTAGGGATGCACAAGACACTGTAAAAGTTATCAACGGTATATTAAATAATAGGAGAAATGAAAAATGTCCGATATAAAAGATCAACATGCTGGACAATCGGCAAAAGAAATTATTAAAGCTATTAAAGAAATGACAAATAAGCTGCTAGATGCTTATAGGATACCAGAAAACTATGTAAATCCAGACAAATACGTGAATAAAGAAACAAATTCCATTATAAAGGATGCTCTAAAAGTAAATAAAGCGGATAAAGTCTGGTGCAGGGAATGCGGTCAGAGTATTAAAGTAAATTATGAAACATGTTTTAATGAAGGCTGGCCGAAATGTTGTGGGTATACAATGACTATTGATGATCCGGAAAAGGTGGTACGATGAGCTTTCCCCCAGTAAGAAATGCAGTAGATAGTAGAGAATGGTTTATAGATGCAACTCCTTTGGGCTATGCTTTAAGGATACTTCTTAATTATAGAAAAAAATGTGATGAGGAATGGATAACCAGTGGTATGACTAAAGAAGAGTCCTTAGTTTTTAGTAAGATGAATGAGGATCAACAAAAACGTGGCGAGGATTTGGACAGAGCTATTAGTATTTTATTGGAAAGTGGTTATGAACCCAATCAATCTGATTTGATGGGGGAAGATTTTGAAGAAAATTGTACACAAATTATTAGCAAGGGTATAAAGTTATGAGCCATAAACATTTAATGCTTAAATTAAGTAAAGATACTAATATATTCACAGAAAATGCGGGAATATATTTTAATCGGATATCATTATTTGATAATAATGCACTATATAACCTTTTACTAAGTTCTTGTCACTATGCAGAATGTTCTATATTTGCTGTTGTTAAACATGAATTTTTTCCCGAAAGTGTAGGTTTTAGTGTTGCAATTATTACCGGAGAAAATCATGTTATAATGCATACAGAACCGAAAAATAATATTATATATTTGGATTATTTCAGTTGGATAAAAAAACCAAATTTTGATAAATTCAAAGAATTTTTTGAAAAGGTCGGTTTTATAATTGAAGACGAGAAAATACTTGAACGGTAGAAGGAGATACTTTTATGTCTGCAACCAAAGAAGAAGCAGAAGCACATGCATTAAATCGTATTAATGCCAACAGGAAAATAATGTGTTTAGAGGAATTGACTTTAGAACAGCTAAAAGAAAAATATGATAATACTAGATGGAAAAGACTGATAGAAAGAGAGCTTAGACAGATGTCTCTAGATGAGTGGAAAAAGAATAGATAGTATAAACAAAAGGGGGCATGAATGGAAGAATTATCGGATTGGGTAATTCCTATTTTATTTTTTATTGTCGGAGCTATTTATGGTTCTAGTGTAAAAACAGAGTATAGAGAATTTATGGGAAAGAAAAGAAAGAGGTCTAACGAATGAGTGACTTTTATAAAGAATTGGAACTAAATAATTTGAAGAAATCCAATGTAAGTTTATCTGGCCGTGTAAATCATTTAGAACTAAGAATAAAAAAAGCCCTAGATATTTATACGCGCAATAATCTTAATAACGATGATAAAATAAAAAAGATGGCTCACGAGTTACAAGGTATTGTGGAAAATGTTAACTAAAAATATTGTAAGAAAGTTTGTTACGGAAATTGTTAAGGCCATTGTGCAAGATCAATTCAACAAAATAAAAAAAGATATAACTGTATTTACAGATCAATTAGTAATATTAAATGAAGAAGTAAAAAAGTTAAATAAAGAAATAACAGCACGTAATAAAAAAATTAATAAGATATATAACGATATTTATAACGGATCAGTGGTAAAACTAACTAATAAAAATATGAATTAGGAGACATTCATATGACTACCTACGGAGATTTAAGCAGTGCAATACAAGATGTTGCAGATGCCAGTAAAGAAGATATAAAACTTGCTTTAGGAGATCCTACAGGGTTAAAAATTGAGTATCCTCCAGATATCGGAACCCCGCCAACACCGCCAGAACCAGGTGATACGGTAACGCCTGGTCAAGAATGGTTGGCAGATAAATTTACACGTATAATAATAGAAGGCTTGGCTAATTGGTTGGATGATAACGAAGTTCCTACAATTCCTGCGTTAAAAACAAAAATAAATGAAATAATTGAAAATTATAATCAGTTATTGGATGACTATAATAATGGAGTGGTTCCTTCCACAGCCAGTACAATTACGCCGTTATAAATAGATTTTTTATATTTTCCAAAGATCCTATAGTATATTAGAGACTGTTGTATGCATTCGCAGTGAATGTATGAATAACAAGGAGAAGAGAAAATGGCAACCCCCGTACTTATTAACATGGCTAGCTCTTTCCCTGCAATGCTAGAAGCATTGTATGAGATCGGAGCTATTACCGGAAACCCAGGAGCACAAAGTTTTAATCCGGCATTTGAGAAGAAGCTGGAAGAAGCTATTGATGATCTGGCCGCTGGAGACCCCGCCAAAGCAAAAACTGTGAAAGACGCGGTAAAGAAATTTATGGACGATACTAACGTCCTAAATAGTAATGTGTCTGGCGCAGCTGTATACTTTCCCTAGTTTTGATTTTATAAATCATGTCTGCTTCCAACCCTTATATAAGCTGGGAGACTCGTAGATGGCTCTACAAGCTCTCGCAAGAACAATTCCCTGTTATTGACGCGCCTTCTCGGGAGAACATACAGAAGGCTCTTGACCGTTCTTCTGTACAGGCACACCCCGGGGGGTTAGTATATGATGTGAGTAAGAAGATTGGAGCTTTAGAAAGCCAAGCCCTTGTCGCGGGTTCTTTGGCTGAGTTGTTCTTTGCCGCTGTAAACTTGACCGACGATATGCAGGATGGTGATTCATCTTATATGGATATACCAATGTCTTTGCAAATCAATACTCAATCGCATATGTTTAGTCTGGCTGTAATGAGATCTTACTCTATCTCAGATAAAATTGCGAACATAATGTTTACTTCGTTATCCAAAATGTTTGTGGGTCAAAGATTAGAATTAGTTACAACTTTATGGGATTATGATACTTATTATGAAGTGGCTAAAAGAGTTGCGGGAGAGCAGTTCGCTCTATATTTTAATTTAGCTGCTATATCCGGAGGATCTGATAATTTAGAAAATTGGTATAATTTAGGTATGACTTATGGAATCATTTTACAAATCATACATGATAAAAATTCGCTAGACGAACGTTATATAAGTTTAAGTAATAAAGATAAAAGTAATTTATTTAATAGAGCGTTAGACGATTTAGAATGTAAGGCAGAAATATGCGGTTCAATAGCAATAGAATATTGTCAAAATTTAGTAAGTTTGTTCAAGGGATAAAAAAGCTCTGGTTCTCATATTATAATTCAATTAATTTAGAAGGTTCTATGCTTCAATGTGGTCCGGCTTATGTTATACCCGTTGTGTTTTTATTTTCTTTTACCAATATTGGTATAAATTTATATGAAAATTATTATTATTTTATTTGTTGGTTTCCTCTTATATTCTCTAGTATCGCGGGTTTAATCTCTTCTACAGGTTATCATTATTATTGGAAACATAAAAATAAGCACGTAGCAGTAATATCGCAATTAATAGATATACCTCTTTATGCTTCGTCGGTTACTATAATGGCATCACTGTCGTCTGTACCGACAGTTTCGTGTAGTTTGATGGTTCTTTATATAATAATGTGTAATCAATGGGCTAGATTTATAGGTATTTCTATTATAAGTGTTATTAAAATTATATTAATACCTTTTATATTTTCTTTAATACTAGATATTACTGTAATTCAGTTTTTCTTATTTGTATTTAATTTTGTTTTTTATTTACATCAAGCAAGATTAACTCGTTCATATAGAACACTAGAAGTTAAACAAGAAAAGACGGAAGATGCTCTTGATCAAGTAGATATATTATTAAAAGAGGATAAAGTTGATTCCAGTGTTATTGCAGTAGGTACTTTACTGCATGAAATAAAAAATTTAATATTACCGGTTAATTTTAATCTTCAATTTATAAAAGAAAGTAGTGAAATCAACAGTATAGATGCATCTGATGCGCTGAATGATACTATAATAGATGTAGATAAAATATCTAAAATAGCGGAAGATTATTTATGTAATATAAAAGATGGTGATGATAAATTTTGTATTAAAGATCTTATAGACGAGTTGTATTCTAACGATATAAATAAGAATATTATAATAAAACAATTACCTAATGTTTATATAAAAGGTAAAATGGAAAATTTAAGAATATCGATAGATAATTTAATTAATAATGCTTTTGAGGCCGGATCTTCAAAAGTTGAAATAATATTAATGGTAGTAAATGGTGGAGGATCTATAACAATTGCTATTGAAGATGATGGACCGGGTATAAAGGAGGAAATAAAGAATAAACTTTTTACAAAATTTAATACAGATGAAGAAAAGCAAGGAAGTAGTGGGCTTGGTTTATTTTTAGCTAAAAATAAAATAAAAGCATTGGGCGGAAAATTAGAATTATATAAAACAGATGATAAAGGAACTACTTTTTATATAACTCTACCAATACTGAAAACAGCGGGTAATGAATAATGACAAATAACAGTAGAAGTCTGGGTAAAAAGGGTGTGTGTAAGCATTGCGGAAAAGTTGATATAGTTATAAAGTTTAGAAAAAAACTTACGTGTGCTACGTGCTTGAATCCTGATGAAAGACTAAAAATTTCTGATCTGGTTTTAACCAAGAGTTCCATGCAATTTATGACGGAAGAAGCGCCATGAGTAATATAAAACCTATAAAATTAGGTTTATCAAAAGTAGATAATTTAGACTTGTTTTTAATTTTAGAAAAATTAAAAATTCAGTATAATTATTGTACAAAAAATAATGTAAATGGAGGCATTGTAGTTGTTCATTTCAAGAAAGAAGCGTGCGAAGATTTAATAAAATTACTGGAAAAAATAGTAGATCAAGAGGATTAGATTCTATGAAAAACGTAGATAAAAAAATAGAATTAATAGAAAATAATAACATGGAAAATGTAGAAAAAACACCATTAATAAGTATAAAACACGATGTAAAGTTAAAAAAACATTTAGAAGAAATCCAGGAAAGTGTAGAGCTTAAGTCTATAGATAAGCTAGAAAGATTATCTTATGAAACTATGGAAATAATTTTAGCTGGTAAATGTAGAAACCAAGCATACAATAAACTTGAAGCTATAATTTTTGAATTAGGAAATCTCAGAAGTATTTTTCTATCTGGAAATTCTCTTTTAGATTAGATCACGCGCGCGTGCGCTGAATAGTAGATTTTACCGTAGGGAAAATCTTGCTATCTATATTTATATTATAGCTATACGTCCATTTGAACATAGTTATAATATAAATATAGTAGCAGAGATTGAACATAGAACTTGGAGTACATGTCACCATAGGTGACAAGTAGTCTAATAACAATATGAACTTAGAAATACAAACATGTATTTCTAAGTTCTAAAGGGTTAGGGTAATAGGATAGAAGAGGGGGTATGGGGGAGAAGGAAGGAAAGAGGGGAAGGGTCTATTATAGTTTATAACTAAAAATATAGTTTTTATATTTAAAAATTTGAAAATAAATTTTTAATCCGCTTATTGCTATCGATTATCAAAATCTTATTTTTTGTAAAAGTATCTTATTTTGTGAGGAGCTGCGAAATGGAATTTTCTTGGTATGTTTTCTTGACTATCCCCGTAGCCTGGTTTATGCAAAATCTTATGCATGAGTTAAGCCACCTTTTGGTTGGTTGGATCGTTGAGGGAAGAAAACCTTTGGGTGTTTACCCCTACCCGCACCGGTATCGTTCTAGATTTTATTTTTCTCGTTACATTTCTGGAGAGGCTTCTGAGTTTGCTTCCCCAAAGCCAAGACACATAGCACCATTTTTTGCTGGTTTATTTTGGTTCTTTCTTATGTCACTTGTAGTTTACTTAGTTCCAACTGAGTGGAAAATATTTTTTATTATATTTCCGCTAGTGGGTCTAATTGACGCAGGTTTTTTCTGGTACACTTATTTTTGTGGTAGTCCTGAGAGTGACGGGCAACGATTCAAATATAATATAGGGTGATGGGATGATCGATAACAGATTTTTACTTTTTATTGAGCCTAAAAATAAACCGGGTAAGAAGCCCGTGATAGATAATCTTACTAAAAAAATGACTGCTTGTTTTAGATCTGCTGTGTGCGAAGGTTGCGCGGATAGTGGCATAGGCCGTGTTGGAGTAAATACAGGTAAATTTATTGCTGGGCTTTCTACAAGAGGCTTTCATACTTGTTCTTGTGGCGCGGCTAGTTCAAATGTTGATTATCTACTTCCCGGTGGGGAAATAACAAATTTTTTGTGCATACATTATTTGGCGATGCACCGCGAGGAAATTTCCGAAGAGCAATTAAATCGTGTTAAGAATTTACCCGATTGCGGGGAAGAAGATCCTACGAGTTGTGAGATTTATGGGTATGATACAGTAGCCGGAGGGTAGCGTGATTTTGGAGAATTACAATATTATATCTTTTTGTTGTGCTGAATAATGACTAAAGCAAAGTTACATTACAAATGCAAGTTATGCAAATTAATTAAGCGAGACAAAGATCTTTGGGTACAAGTACATAATAAAGTATTAAAAGATAAAATGTCTCAAACTAAAGTTTTGGCTTGGTTAAATAACTCGATAGAAGTTTATAATAATGGAGTTATTAGAGAAAAACAGCTTCCGAAATTTAATCATCAAAATTTATCTAATCATTTTAAACAACATATTCCTACAGTGGACTTAATGATGCTAGAGGTTTCTCGCAGTATAACAACTTCTGTTGAGCGTGGTTCTGCCGCGTTTGATGAAACAACGCAGGCTATGGCAGATGCCGTTGTAACAGATGGTTATATAACAGAGTTAGATAAATTTAATCAACTTCGAGACATGATTCGTGATTTAGAGCAGCGTCTTATGGAATATAATGATCGAACCAAAAAGGAGTTGGAAAAAAATCCTAATAAAAAACCGAGCATACAAGAAATGAAATTGGCATTTGATTTAGCTCAATCCGCTATATCTACTAGACAAGATTTATTAAAATTAAAAAATAGTAGTAAAATAACTGAATCCGCAATTAAAAGCGCGGTTGAGCATACAACAATGTCTTTTTTAAATAGTTTAATTGATGCCACTGAAGAGGCAAACACAATGCTTAGGCAGATATTACCGGCTAATTCATCTGTTCCAGACGAGGTAATTTCTTTAATAAGGTCGAAGGTTAAGACCAATATGAAATCTGCTGTGCGCGATATTATAAATAGTATAATAAAGGATTTTGGGATAAAATAAAATGAAGAAATGTCCATTGTGTGGAAAAATGACAGCAGAGGAAACTATTAATAAAAAAGGTAATTACAAGTGTTTTAATGCTCCGTGTTATGAAAAGGGTTTTGAATTTGAATTATCTAAAAACGAAAACGAAAAAACTGGTAATTTTCGTTCTAGAGATTTAAGACCTAAGACTTGTTGTGAACAGATTCCGTTTCCGCGAGGATTATATAAACGCACGCGAGGCAACTAGATAGGATAAAAAATGAATCCCGAAACAAATAAATTTGAAGTACTATCTTCAGACACGAAGAAAATTGCTGATAAAATAAATGAATATAATCCCGATACCTTTGTTAAAAATGTTTTATTAAGACCTGATGGATCTCCTGTACCGAAACATTGGAGTATTTTTACCGTGGGTGAAAAGTATGTCATAAATGATTATACTTTTAAATGTGCTTATATTGGAGAAACGTCAATTTTATTTGAACCTGTGGGTCCTGTTGTTATAGGCGAGAATAAAGAAAGATGAAACACACAATAGAAAAATGTGTCTGTGTCAGAGAAACAGATAAAGCCATTTTAGTTGAGTGCGATGAATTTGATGAGGCTCTATGGATTCCTTTATCCCAAATTGATGATGATTCTGAAGTATATAAGGAAGGAACTGAAGGTGATTTAATAGCATCCAGTTGGTTTGCTGAAAAGAAGGGCTGGATTTAGTGGTAGATAAACCAAAATATTTTTCTAAAGATCATATGGCTCGTGATGAGATTGGAAAACCTATTGCTCGTGTTGTAATGGTTGATTCTGATTATGTTGAAGGTGAGAATATAAAAGTTGCAGTAGTAGAAATTCCGAAAGTTTTTAATCTTCGCCCTAAAGGTTTAGTACTATATATTGATGGAGATAAATATAAAATTCCGGAAAATATTCCTGATCTTAAGATAACAAATACAATAAATAAAATTTTAGTAAATAATTTTTATTTGGAAAGATTGTTATAATATGAAAAGTAAAATTTCATTGCTTTATTTACATTCTGGTTCTGTAGACACGTATGAACAAGTTCTAATAGAACCGGAGGATATATCGTCTGTTGAAGACCATACCAAGCTATCTATTTCGGGAGAACCTTTTTGTGTAGTTCATTTAAAATGTGGTAGATCCTATAATATTAATATGACTTTCAAAGAATTCTTGAAATGTCTATATGATTGTGGTTTAAGTACTAGTTCTAGGTCTTTAAAGAAAAGTTAATGAAAGACTTGGATGATTTTTTATCTGATTTAGACGATAAAATAGATAGCTGCGTTTCTTCTGGGTCAGCTTCTGTCGATAAAGATTTAGAATATCTTAGTCAACCGGCTCCAAACATAATTGAATGGATTACTCGTACGGAGTACTGGAATGTTCCGTCTACTTATAAGTTTTGGGGGCAATACCAGCATCTTCGAGATATGTTTAATTTGAGATGCAAGTTATGTAATTCTCAAGATCCTGAAGATATAAGTTGTTGGGGTAAATCTAGATTAGAATTAGAGTCCGAGACATTATTAGTTTGGAATACCGATTATAAAGATTTTGTTTGTCCTAAGTGCGGCAATACGATGCGGGAATTTCTTAAAGACGGGGTTATTCGTTATGTAAATGACGGTATTTGGATTATAGGAATGCGTGCGGGAAAATCGTATTCAGGCGGTCATGTTGGGGGTTATATAGAGCATTTAGCTATAACCCAGGGTATAAGAAACAAAGGAGCTCTCCAAACATTTCTAGGTCAGGAGAGATCAGAATGGTTTGAAGTGACTTTTGCCGCATCTACTGCAACTCAGGCGCAAGATACTATATACGCAAAATATAGAGAGATGCGCAAGAACAGCCCTTGGATAAAAAAGTATATAAATTGGGTTAAGAAAAAGGAAAGAAAGCAGACAGGCAGCGTAGATCCTTGGAAGTACCGTCAGTTAGATCATATTATAAGTGATGGTTATTTACAAGTTCGTTACAATAGGATTGCTTCCGATAGTAGTGGTGTAGCGGGTAAAACTAGGATATTTTCTTCTATTGATGAGTGGTCTCGTTTACAGGATACGGAAAGCGCACGATCTGCTAAAGAGTTATATCGAGTTTTGGACAACTCTTTGATGACGGTAAGAAACTATAATCTGGTTCATGATATTACAACGTTACCTTTTGGTATGATGTTTAATGTTACTTCCCCCCTATCTCAAGAAGATCCTGCGATGCTTCATTGCAAAAGAGCACAGGCCAGGGAGTTGAAGAAAACTTATTGGGTGCACTGCCCTACATGGGAGTTTAATCCAGAGCAGCCAAGGTCTGCTTTTGATGATAAATACGCGGAAGATCCAATAGGTGCGGAGAGAGATTTTGGGGCTAATCCTCCAAATGCAGAAACACCGTTGATTGATGATCCCTTAAGATTTTGGTCTTCAATTGATTTTAATCGTAGGCCGATTGCTACGTTTGTTGAAGAATACCGTAGTGATAAAACGGAAAAGTTGTATGTGGCTTCTGCCTTAGAATTTTGCGATTTAGTGCCTAAGACCCCTCATTATTTGTTTGGTGATGCGGGTGTCTCTTGGGATAGTTTTGCGCTTGTCTGTGCTCATCCTGAGTGGGTTGATGCTGAGATATATGAAGAGGGCAATGCGGCGATTGCGGAGCCAGCCAGAGGGCGTATAGAGCCATCAGGCGGCATGATGCATATACAGGATAGGTACGGTGTTCATCCCGATAGTCCTTCAGCTAGAGGAATGGGGAAGCGTTTTGTAAATCAGCCGGTTAAGCCTATTGTCTCAAGAATACACCCTGGAGAGATGTTAACGACGGTGGTGGATTTCGCTATGCGCATTGTACCCACTGTTGAGCGCGATATTTGGTTTCAATGTATTATAGATATTATCCAAAATTTAAAAGATCGTATTAATATTGCTTCAGTCTGTTTTGATCGTTGGAGTTCTGATAGTTCCATACAACAGATAAGAGATTTAGGTATTATGTCTCATAAAGAGAGTTTGAAGGTCGAGGATTTTGTGTCTTTTGTACGTTTAGCTTATAACGGTCGTGTTGTGATGCTGCCACCCGATGAAAAAGACAATCTTGATATAGATGCACATGGAAATTTAATGTTTGGGAAGACACAAGTTGAAATGAGTGGAGCGGGTGTGGCGGTTGTGGAGCTTATGCGTTTGAACAGATCTCCGGACTTGAAGAAAGTTTTTAACCCAAATAAAGGTAAGAAGCGCGGTATTGATTCCGATGACACTGCACATTGTGTAGTGGGCGCTAATAAACTGGTACAAGATTCTGTAGTAGATAGAACGTCGGATACTATGAAGCTGCGCGAGATGAGAAAGCGACAAGTTTCTCAGGCTGGATCTTATACAGGTAGGTTATTGCCCGGTAAGAGACCTTGGTAAATGGCTAAGCGTAGGAAAAAGATAGAGAAAATAGTTTTTACTAAGTTGTCGGATAAAAAAGTATCGAGTAAGCCTTCCTGTTTTGGTGAGCACGACAGTACTTGTGATAAAGAAGTGTGCGGTGAATACTATTCTAAATGTAAACTTTATTCCGATAATTATAATAAATAATATTTAAAGTCTTTAAGAATTCTCTACATTATAGTGATAATATATTTTGTTATGATGTGGGGGAGATCTTCACTTCTAATAATTTTGTCAGGGGGTGTGAAATGCCTGATGCCCGATTTATTACGATTACTAATAAGGATGATAATAAGTCTATTTCCGTTATAGGTAAAACTGGATTTGCCAGTGTTACCGTAGCACCTAAAGGTAGCGAGACTTTGGATATGAAATATATCCAATTGGATGATTTATTTGTAAATTCTTTGCTTGGTTTAATAGATAGCTCCGATATCGATGTTTATTTGGACGGAATACTCTTAAGTCGTGATGGTGTAATGGATTTGAAGTACATAGCTGCTGTGGGTAGTTCGGCTTATGGTAGTGCTCTTATTTCTGCGGGTAGAGATAGTCTTGTAACTAATTCGTACTTAAGAGGTCCTGGGAATGTGCCTACTAATATATCTGGTTATTATGTACCTGTTGCGCTTACTATAGGTTTTGTTACTGTGTCTACTAGTGGAAACGAAACATGGGTGGCTGAAGTGCGTAAAAACGGTGTTTTAACACCTATAGTTTCTTTGTCAATTGTGAACGCTGATCAGGGTTATGTTGCGCCGTCAGTAAATATTGATGCGGGTGATGAGATTCAAATGTATTGTAATGGCACATTAATAGATCGTCCGATTATTAATGTACTAGTGGTAAGGAGATAGGATAATGCCTATATATTTGACAACTACCGGATTACAGAGTCCAGTTGTTTTGGATGACTTGGGTGCAAGAACTTTTACGCACCCTACTGTTAATTACGATTTATTAGTGGAATTTACCGCAGAGGAAGTGGCCGCATCTTCGTCTATTCAAAATGCTGTGGATAATGAGTATATAACTATTACCGATGAAAATGGTAGTGAAATAAAAAGCATTCCTGTTCTTATAATAGATCAATTTGTAGACAGTACGGAGCCCAATGGTTTTATTAATACTACGGATTCATCTATAGCTTTTGACGACGGTACTCGCGCCTTTACTATTCAACCTACGGGATCTTCTTTTTCCTACTATACATCTGGGCAGAAACGTAATATAGATTATACGGACACTCTTATTATCTCGGATATCGAAGGATCACATTTTTTATATTATGAGGACTACACGTTGAAAGAGGAAGCGTCTCTTTCTTTTTCTACTTATTTACAAAATGCAATAGTTTCTATTATTTATTGGGATGCGGATAATAAAAAGGCTTTGTATTTTGCTGAAGAAAGGCATGGTCCTAAAATGGACGGTGCCGATCAGTTTTTATGGCATACAGCTATTGGTACCGTATATCATTTTGGTCTAGCTCCTATTTCTATGGTTGTGGACGGTGATGGCAGTTTAGATGCTCACGCGCAGTTGGGTTTGACACGCGGTCAAATAATAGACGAGGATATTATACACACGTTATCCGCGCGTGTTTCTACTGCAAATTGGCCGGTTTTTTATCGATCAGGTTCTGGTGTTTGGCGTCGTATAGATCCGCAAACTGCTTTTCCTTTGACTACAACGGGTACGGGTAGGATGGCTTGGAATCAGTTTACTGGCGGTAATTGGCAGTTAACAGAAGGTGGTGAGGGAAAATTTATTCTAATACATGTATTTGGTACTAATGATCCTAATCAGCCTTTTATTGCGGTGGTTGGACAGGTTGAATACGCGGATGTAGCGTCCGCTCGTACGGGTGCTAATACTGAAATTTCTTCACTTATTTTAACAGGTTTACCCTTTGAGGAATTTTTGGCTATCGCTTCTATTATCAGTGAAACTAGCAGCGCCTATACTAATGCTGTGAAAACCAGATTTGTATCTACGGGTACGGGTGAGGACTTTGTTGATTGGCGTGTTAGTCGGGCAAATCCTGTTGAGGGTAGTGTCCAAGATCATGGAAATCTTTCTGGTCTTGCTGATCCTGATCATCCTTTTACTGCGACTTATATAACAAAAGGGAATGCTGGGGTTATTACGTGTACTGATTTGGCGTGTTTATTTAATGCTGATTGGTGCTCAACTACAGTAAATGGGTTTGCGATTACTGATAATGGTGATGGGACTGTGGGTGTAGCTGCGGGTGAAGCTATGTTACGGGTTGGTGCTACCGAGTCTTCTGAGCTTAAGGTTTATGCTGTACCCGCAGCGGCTTCTATTGCTCTTACTGAAGCAACTCCGGGTAATGTTATAAATTATGTGTATATAGATGAGAATTCGGGAAATCCTATTATAACAAATTCCACAACTCCAGTTAATGGATTTTCTGAGATATTCATTTATATTATTGTACGAAATGGAAATACTTTATACATAAGAGATTTCAGGAATCAAGCTGTAGACATGCAGCATAACTATTATGAGAAATCTGTTACTACAAAAGGCTATGAACATGTAAAAACTGGGACAAAGACCACAGAAACCGGAACTCGTAATTTAAGTGTTACTGCTGGGTTTTTTTTCTATGGTTCTCGAAGAATTTCTCATCCGTCTTTTGATACTTCAGGCGCGGATACTTTTACCTATGTATACCAAAATGGCGCTGGTGGGTGGAATCGGGTCAGTAGTCAGACACAGATAGATAATCAAAACTATGATAACAGTGGGGTGTTGACAGCTGTAGGCGCTGGAAATTATGGTGTTCACTGGGGTTTTTTAGTTTTTGATACCACGCCGTTTTTGTCTGTTTTATATGGACAAGCGGTTTATTCGAATTTATCGGATGCTCAGATAGCTAAATTGCCCACAACATTACCTCCGGAATTTGATAATGTTTCCGTGGGTACTCTTATATTCAAGATTATAGTACAGTATAATGGGGTTAGTTTTACAGACATACAATCTCCGTTTGATCCATATCTATCAGTTTCTACATCACCTTTTGGCGGTCATAACACGTTGACTGGTATCCAGGGTGGGGCTTTAAATGATTATTATCATTTTACTAATGCTCAGCATACAGATTTAACTGATACCGGTGATACGGCTTTACACTATCATGCAACGGATAGAGCACGGGCTAATCATACGGGTACACAACTAAAAAATACAATATCCGATTTTACACACAATTTAGCGGGTGTGGAGCATAGTGCTGACACCCTTGCTAATCTGAATGCCAAGGTGTCGGACGCCACGTTGGATGATTCTTCTGCATCCCGTACTCCTACAGCGCACGGTTTAGCGGGTGCTCTTCATTCTGCGGACACTCTAGCCAATCTGAACGCTAAGATTTCTGATGCCACGTTGGATGATTCTTCAGCGTCTAGAACGCCCACAGCACATGCTATGGGCGGCGCTGCGCATAGTGCAGATACTTTGGCTAATCTTAATGCCAAAATATCGGATGCTACACTGGACGATTCCAGTGATACTAGAACTCCCACAGTACACGGTTCTTCACACCGAAAAGGTGGGTCGGATGCTGTTAGATTAGACGATTTTGATGATCCTCAAGATAATACTGATTTAAATGCTACTATAAGCGCTCACGGACTTTGTCCCAAGGGGGATAATAATTCAGAGCATTTTTTGGCGGGCAATCTTACGTGGCGTAGTACTAATAAAAGACAATTAGTTTTGGTGCCTGCTTCTAATTTGGATTATACGGGGGATTGGGTTACGGCTACAGTGGATACAAATACAGCAGGTGTTGGTGCTCCTTTGTCGATTGCCAGTGACGGAAATTTTGATATGGCAGATGCCAATGTGGATGCCTTTATGCCGTGTATAGCATTAGCTCTTGCTACAGGTACAGGATCTAAACCTGTTTTATTAAGTGGTACTATTAGGAATGACACTTGGAGCTGGACACCCGGAGGTATAATATATGTGAGTACTACAGCCGGTCAATTAACGCAGACTAATCCTACAACAACAGGGGATTATTCTCAGCGTGTAGGCTGGGCGACTGCGTCGAACGCTATTTATTTTGATCCCGCATCTTGGACGGAGATAAAAATAAATTAATATGGTTAAAAAAGATAAAAAAGATAAAAAAGTTGTTAAAGATGAAGTAAAGATAGTTCGGGGGGAGCTAGGAAAACGGAGAAATATGTATAAATACGATACAGGTGCGATATTCGGTAATTGGGACAGATTTCATTGTGGTCATGAATATATTTTAGAGCAGGCATTTAATTTATGTGAAAATATGGTTGTTGCTTTTACTAAGTCCGCATTTTATTCGTCGCCACAGGGAGAGACCTGGGGTATTCAGGATATAAATTTTAGAAAGCAAATTGTAGAAACTTATATAAATAATGATCTAAATGCAGAAAATCGGGTTACATATTTAACATATGACACTATTGCCGATGCTTTAGAAGACGCACATAATGTGGATTATGATGTTATCGTGTTGTGCGAAAAAGACAAAGGCCGCTGTTGGCAAAAAGAGTATTCAAAGGTGGCGCGGAGAATAGCCAGTGTAAATAAATCGGAACCCGCTATTTATATAGTAAAGCCTGTATGTACAGGTAAAATCCCTATATGTTCTAGTAAGTTAAGAAAACAGGAAAAAATAAATGGACCAGTATAAGCAGAATACCACTACCCTGGACCAGGGTCACGATATGTATGATAGTGGTAATAGAAGTACGGCGCAACCTTTGACTTTTGGGTATCCTAAGATAGATACAATAGATCGAGATTTTCGTTTAGCTTGTAGGTGGCAACCAAATATTGATATTTCACGGCATAATATAACGGTTAATTCTTCTTATATAAGATTAACTTGTGCAGCACAAGGTTCTGGCGCTTATACAAGCGGTGTTCATGTGCATGATGGGTCTGCTCCGAATTTGTCTACTACAAATTTAGCTTTTGGTTACACAGATATTGGTAATTCCCAAAATTGGTCTATATCAACAAATTGGGTTGTGGGTACTGAGTATACATCTCCTGATATGAAGTTAGCTGTTAAGGATTGGTTTGATCGTGGCGGGTACAGTTCTTCTGATTACATTGGTTTAATTGTGGATGGTGGTGATTCTGCCAGTGATGAGTACAAGGATTGTTATAACGCTAATTATTCAACAGCTTCTTATAGACCTGAATTAGAGATTAATTATGACTTAATATTTAAAGACGATATAAATGCTGTACCTAATGCAAATATAGATGAAATTAATGGGATTTCTCTTGAAGATATATATTCTGTATCGTCATGAAGAAAGGACGGGGGAAGATGCGAGGTGAACTATGGCAGCGAAATCAAGGGATACATCTTCTGCCCCTCCACCCCCAAGTTGGAGCTGGGTAAAGAATGAATTGGATACTAAGGCTAATGAAAAGTATGTCGATGTAAAAATAGATTCTTTGCAAAAAGGTTTAGATGAGACTAAAAAAATAGCTTTGAGCGCTCGTAAGAAAGCGGGGGAGCATATGTGTGTAAAAGAAAGTTCTTTGGATAAAATAACTAAGGATATTGAAATTCAGAGTGCAAATATTGAAGGTATTAGAAAAACTTTAGATGGTTGGAAAACAATAAAAATAGTAGTTATCATAGCTATAATTGGTGTTATCGGTGCTGCGTTTAAACAGTATTATAGTCTAACAGGTACTGTAGAGGGGACTACGGAGAAGGTAGAAGAAGTACAAGTTTCTGTTAAGAAATTAGAAAATTCTCAAGAATCTTTACGTGTGGCTTTTGAAGGTGTAAAAGTAGAAGAAGAAAAAAAGAATAAAAAACAGCTTAAAGCTATAGAAGATACTATAAAATCTGCAATGAAGGCTAGTGCTTCTAATACTAGGGTTGGACGGAGAAATCGATGATTACATTACAAGATGCTATAGGACGTGCGGAATTGATGATGGAAGAAGAAGGAATTCTTCGTCAAGATTCATATAATATGCTGGTAAAAAGTTTAGATGAAGAGGACGTTTATCCTTTTACTGTGGCTCTTGCTGAAAGAGGTATAGGTGTTAGGACGGGAAAAGTAAAAAGTGCAGAAGAATCTAATATTTCCAGTAAATTGAGTAAAGCCGCACAACGTTTTGTTCAGAAAGAGGACGGCGGACTTTTTGTTCCTGAAGAATATGCCGAGTCGGAAGAAGAATATCCTGATTTCGAAGCTGAAGAAGAGATCATACCGTTGGGGGATGAAGATATAGAGGAAGCGTGGACTTTAGAGGAGTATGATGAATTAGAGGATATTGAAAGATTGAAAGAAGTTTTAGAGTCCGTTGGTGTTGCTTTAGATAAAGATGGAAAAGTTATATTTTATAAATCTAATATTCCCGGTTTATATACGGAACAAGGTCGTATGTCTCCTATGGATCTGGAGACTGCTTTTTCTTTTTTTGACAGGTCTATGAGTTCTGTGGATAAGGAGCAAGATCGTGTTAATCAACTTCTTGATTATATTTCTAGGCTTGATTCTACTGTTGCTGACATGGAATTTACTTTAGACGAGATTGAAAAATTTAAATATAGTCCGCAGTCAAGGTCTCAAGAAATACAAGAAATTGCTAGGGGCTTGGAGCAAATTCAGAGTGCGGTTTATGACGGGGACTGGAATGCTGTGCAAAGTTCAGCAGATCTTTTGAAAAATAATTTAGCTCAGTATTCTGAAGACCAAAGAATAAAGTATGAGGAGTCTTTACAAATTGTAGAGGTTCTTGACAAATTAATGGATTTGAAAGAATCAGATCCTGATAAGTTTAATAAGGTAACGGAGAGTTTGGGGGGTGCAATAGCGGCGGGGAGAAAGGCGCAGTACGCTATGCCCGATGAAATGCCGGAAGGCGCGGAGTTCGTGGGTAAAATAGAGGTGGAGGTGGGAGACGGTTTTATTAGAAACTGTGTGGATATGGCTTTGGAAGCGATTCCCCCAGCAGGTAATACAACGTCTGAAGTTTATATGGAGTTTATTTCCGAGGCTATAGAAGGTGATAGGCTATCTTCTATGCATTTTGAGGATGTTATTGATGCTATCATGGTGGAGGAAGAAGCGTATGAAGCTGAAGTAGAATTAACTGTTGTTGGGGGCAATGATGTTAATGCATATAGTATCGTTTATAAAAAAGTAGAGGGTGATCCTTCTACTGGAGTTCCTCCGCATGAAACGGAGTGGGATAATGTAGAGTCTTTTAATCAAGAAAAGATTAAGGCTTTAGTATGTGAGGGTATAAAAGGTTTTGTAGAGGCTATTATACAGCAATAACATGAGTTTATCTGATTCAGCATTGGAGCGTATTGCTTCAACAGTAGGTTATAAAATGGCTCAACAGGAATATGAAACACCTTTGTATGAAGAAGAGCAGTTTGTAGAGGATGCGGAGCAGGTTGTAGAGGAGGAAACTGGTGATCAGTTTCCAACGATGTATCCTGTTGAAAGTTCTAATGTAAAAGAATTTGGGTATGACGATGATAACCAAATTTTGTATGTAAGATTTTTAGCCAAAGGAAACAGGCCAGAATCTTTATACGGTTATTATAATGTTGAGCCCGAAGTGTTTGATCAGTTTTTTGCTGCACCGTCTAAAGGTCAATTTATATGGACTAATTTACGAGATAGGTATGAGTACGAGAGGTTGGAGTAGCGCTTTTTATTCTGGCGATACTAAGAGGTGTTTTTGACCATCAGTGCAGTCTACCCAAGATAGTTCCCAATTAAATTTGTAGTTTTCTATAAATGCAGTGGCAGAAACATCTTTGATCTTATTTTCACTAACCAAATCAGCTACAGCTTCCAGAAGAAAACCTTCTATTACTCTAGTATGACAATCTCCAAGCGTAGTAATAGTATGTAGTCTAGATCCAAACCAAGGCATTCCTGGAACAGATCCTCGTTTTGTTGTGATTCTAATAAGAACAGCGTTTGCCACGTCTTGGTTTGCGATGCGGACTTCATCTATGCTGGTTATTTTTTTCATTGTTTTTCTCCTTTGTTAAATAAAACATAGTACTTAATTTTTAAGCTGTCAATATACTGAGATATGTTTTTTATTTTTTGCAAAAGTGATTAATATACTCTAAAATTTTCTTTTTTGTTGTGGTACATCCCCATTTTCTAGTGCAGGTTTCTTCGTTTTTTCTGTGAATATCTGCATACCAGTATTGGCCTTCTCTATATATTTTGAAGGTGTATTTTTCTTTTTTCAATGTTTCTGTTTTTCTGATTTTCATTGTTTTCTCCTTGTGTTATATAAAATATAATACACTTTTTTAAGCTGTCAATATACTGAGATATATTTTTTATTTTTTTATGTTATAGTTAATGCCGTACTGAGCTTATATTCCTTACTATATAGTACTATATTTAAAATTCCCTACGAGATTACATGTTAGACTTAAATTAGAATTCTACTAGGTACTTGTATGCCTATGTATGGAATGGTGAGAATATGACTACAGTTTATGGCGGCAGTGTTTATCCTACTTCTTTAGATAGTTTTCTTCCTCGTCTTCTTGATGGCGTTGATGAGGTGATCGTAGATCACCAAAACAGTGGATATGAAGCAATCGAAAACATTGAGGCAAAACTTGGTATAGACAACGATCCTTGTATTGGTCTTGGTGGTGTGTCTTTTGATCCATTGGGTAAAGCCGCTAATCCGGGTACTCCAGGAGATCCTACGGTATGGGTAGACAACACAGGAGGTCCGGGTTTTTCTTTGTGGTATACTGATGATACTGGAGTGAGTTATAATCTTCTTGTTGGCAGTGGCATGGGCTTATATAATTGTCCGTTGGGTGTTGCTGTCGGTGATGTGGTTCAGATAGATACTGTTGCAGATACTGTTAAATTTGCATCTAATGCTGCGGGGGCTAATTTTGGACCTGCTTTATCTGTAGTATATAATAAACCTACGGGCACTACTTGTTATATTTCCAAGGATGTTATAATTGGCGGTTTTGCAGCTTTAACCCCAGGAACGCAATATTTTTTAGGTGTTGACGGTGCAATAACTGCAACACCCGTTACAGCGGCGGGAACTATATCTCAATCTGTTGGATATGTAAAGAATGCCACAACTTTTGCGTTCTCTTTCGGAGAACCTTTATTTAATTGAGGTTTATCAATGGGTACGAAGTTTAAAGTCTCTGATAAAATGTCGGTATTTGCTAAAGACTGGGATGGTACAGGTTCTAAGATAAAGATTAGATTGCCTACGGAAGACGGAAAAAAAGAAGAATTTATTATAGAGCCGGGAGAGATTTTAGAGGTTGAAGATCTAAGAATGAAAAAAGCTTTAGAAAACTATGTGCCACCTCCTATTTTTATTAATGGGGAACCTTGGGTTGCTAGGAATAAATTATTTATGGAAGAAAAGTCTTCTCGTGTTAAAGGCAGAATTTTAGGCAAAAAGAAAAATATAAAAAATCTAGATAAAAAAGTTAGGGGGGTTTAAATGTCTGCAAGTGGAAATCCAATTACGTTAAATAGTGGAAAGTATACTAGGGTTGCTGAAACAGACACTTTATATGTTGGTGTTGTTCAACCTAATACCACGGATTTAGATTTATTGGTTCTTGCCAATGGTACCGGAGAGCTAAAGTTAGGTACTGTAGGAAGAATAACTAGAGTTTTAGGCGATTTAGCTGTTGACGGTGCGGAAACTGTTACGGGTGGTGCTACTTTTAATGGTAATGTCACTCTTGGTGATAATTCTGGAGACTCTATATCTATTGGTGGCGGTAGTAGCGATTCTGCCTCTTTAAAGTGTGATCTATCTGTGTTGGTTGCAATTGATGTGCGTTTTGAAAGGGTAACTGGTACGGGTGTGCTGGTTCTTCCTAGTAGTTCTGTGGGTGAAACTGGAGCCATAAGAATAGATGGATCTAATGATTTGCAATGGTGGAATGGGGCTTCTTGGTCTACTGCGGCGGCATCTACCTGGGATTTGGACGACGGTTATAATAACGGGGCTACGATTACTGTAGATGCTTATGATACTATTTGGAATCTTACTGGTGATTACTCTTTTACAGTTGATTTATCTGCTATTCCCGGTACGGGAGCAGACGGTTTTCAGGTGCTGAATGGTACAGATCATGCTAAATTTTTGAGAGGTGGCGCAAATGATCTTTCTGTTGATATTGATGCTTCTACTATTAATTTAGATACATCAGCGGGTATTGCTTTGAATGCGGCTGCTGCTTCTACGTGGACTACGGTGAATACGAATTTAACTTTAACCGCTACATTAGCAGGTGTAATTACTTTGAATGGTGTTGGCGGGGTAACAATTAATGGTAATGCTAATTCTGTTGATGTTGACGGAATTGACATTGCTTTGGACGCTACCAGTGCGTCCAATTTTACTGTTTCTGGAGCGGCTGCTGATCTTACTTTAGGTGCTCGTGCGGCTACTATAACGTTGAATGAAGCGGGGGACACTTCTTTAAGTGGTTTTACTGCGACTTCTATTATAGGTGGTCTTAACGAGCTTAAGGGCGAGATAACTGATGTTGGCGTGTGGTCGGATACAGCGGATGAAGCTATTACCCAATACGATATTGTGTCTGCCGATGATGGATCAGCCACCGGAAAAATTGTTAAGGCTAATAAAGACACGGCAAATCAGAATTTTGTTGTTGGCGTAGCTCAAACTGGAGTAGCTGGCGGTGCTTCTGTAAGTATTAAAAGTTCTGGTAAATCCACTGTTCTTACGTCGGATGTTGGAGCTTGGACTGTCGGACAAGTTGTTTATATGTCTGGTACAGATGGTGAAGTTACGAGTACAGCTCCTACGTCGGGGGAATCCCAGAGAGTAGGATATTCGTTGGATACAGGATCAGGTTCTAGTCGTACAATCGTAATTGTTTTAGGTGAACCTGTTAGTTTGTAGGAAGGATTTAATATGTCAGCGAGTGGACATCCTATTACTTTAAATAGTGGAAAGTATACACGTGTTGCTGATGCAAATACTCTATATGCGGGGAATATTTCTCCTTCTGCAAGTGGAGATTTAGATATTTCTACAGTTTCTTCCGGGGATATTAATATAAGTCCTGCCACGGATGTTAATTTTGCGATGGGTGGCAATGATTTTTGGGTAAATGGAACGAACGGAAATCTTCTTATTTCTAATACTTCTGGTAATGGGGACGATGCCGGTGTTGTGGGGAGTGTCGATGGTGCAGCACTTACCCTCAAATCAACGGGAACTGGAGCTGCTTTAAGTTTAAAATCTACTGCTACGGCTGAACTTAAAGCGACGACAACAATTGAAATACAGTCTACTACGTCTATGAATATTGAAGCTTTGACAACTATGCTTGTTGAGGCTGAAGGTATTACATTAGAAAATGGAGGTACTGCTACTAATTTAGTTTTAGAGTACGATAAGGATGATAACTCTGATACAGCATTGAGTATAAAACAGAATGCAGTTGATAAGTTAATTATTGATAGCAGTGGTGATACTTTAGTAAAAGGAATAGGTAAATACGCGGACGGTAACTCTGCTGCACCATCGATAGCCTGGGAGAGTGATTCTAATAATGGGTTATATAACGCTACCACGTTTGGAGATGCTGTAGGAGTTACGGTTAATCAAGTTACTGGTTTAGTTGTTAATTATGATACAGGTACGAGTTCTCCTGTGACGAATGTATATAATGCTAGCGGTCAAGCTTATTTAAATTTATTAACAACAAATGCACATGGTTCTGCGACAGATATTTCTAGTATAGCTTTTATCGGAATGAATAGTACACCGACTTCTTATGTATATTCAGGTATCTCTAATTATTGTATTAATCATACAGCGGCCAGTGAAGAAAGTAGACTAGATTTTAAGACTAGTTCTGGTGGATCTCTTGCTACACGGATGTCTATATCAGGAGAAAATGTTGGTATAGGAACTACAGATTTTGACGGGACACCGGCGATTGGTAAATTAATTGTAAAAGGATCTACTAATGACGGTTCAACTAATATTCAGGTCTGGCGGGATTCTGATGAAGCTAATGTGGCGTATATAGATACTGACGGTTATTACTATGCACCGCCCGGCACTGAGAGTGATCCTGCGATAAAATTCTTTGATGATACGGGATTAGGTTTATACAGAATATTTAATGATTATTTAGGTATTTCTTGTAATTCTGTGTTAGGTTTTTCTATTGGTTATAATGGTTCATTATCTGCTCCTACAACTACAGTATATAATGGTTCTGGGGATGCTTATTTATTTGTGACTAATGGTAGTGCTCATGGTGTAGGTGATATATGCCACATTAGATTTTTTGGTCAAAATGCTACGCCTTCTCAGTGTACATATGGAGAAATTGAAGTAGAATGTGAAACTAATGGTGTCGGGACGCAGGATGGTATAGTAAGGGTTTTTGCAACTAGAAATAATTCTCAAGGAGGAACTATTTCTATTGGTGATGGTGTGTGGATTGGTACTAGTGCTAGTGATCCAGGAACGGACGAATTGTTTGTTGTTCAGGGTTATTCTGTTGGTGGGCAAAATGCTGCATCTTGTGGTTTAGGGTGTCAATGGGTTTCTGAAGAGGTTACAATTGCAGTTGGTCAAGGTGCAGGAGGAGTTGCAACTTCAGGTAATTTAGCTCCTGCAAATTCATTAATTTGGGGAGTGACAGTAAGATGTACAGATGCAGCTGGAGGTGGTGCGACTAATTATGATGTTGGTATCACGGGTAGTGGAAATGCTGATGAATTAATTCAAAATGCGGGTGTATCTTTAGGAAATACTGCGGTTTCTCCGGGAGGAAATGATGGAACTCAATTACCCATTGCTAATGGTAGCGCCACTACATTAACGATTACTACAGATTCTAATGTTACTGTAGATGATATGAAAGTGAGAATTGTGGTATACTATAGTGATTTTAGTGCTTCAACGAGTTAGAGTTCTAATAAGTCTATGTTTTTTAAAAAGTATATTATAATAAAAACTTTAAAGAGGTAATTAAAAATGGAATTTAGTAACAAAGATCTAGTTGATATTTGGAATGTTCTTAGTAAAATTTCTGAAGAAAAATTAGGAACTTTGGATTTTCGTTGGGATATTTCTACAAATATGATTGCGATAAAGGATAAAATTTCTTTTCTTGAGGAAGCGGGAAAAGAAATGGAAGAACTTTTGCCATATAATAGAAAACGTTTGGAATTAATTCAAGATTACTGTAGTAGGGATGAAGATGGTAATTGTATCATAGACGAGAGAACAGGACTTCACGCTATAAAAGCAGAAAATTTAGTTTTATATAAAGAAAAGCTAAACGAATTGAAAGAAAATTATAAGGATTCTATTAAAAAAGAGGAAGACCGTATAAAACAATTACCGTCTTTATTAAAGAAAAAAGTAGAGATTAATTTTTCTAATATAGAGCGAAAAGATCTTCCGGAAGAGTTATCAGCGCGGGAGATGTTTACTCTTAGGGAGGCTGGTATTATTGTGGATACTAAGTTGAAGGAACAAAAGCAGAAGAAGGATGTAGAAGAGTAATAGATGGATAAAGATGAATTTAAAAAAAGGGCTAATTCTTTTAAACCGCGCATTATATCTACTAATCCAAGATCTATGCAGAGGGAAGTTGTTAGAGATGATGTGGCTAAGATCGGTGGTACTTTGAATCCTCTACCTCCACGTATGGGAACTTTTAATCCAGGTACTATGCAAACTACATATGGTGGTGGAGGTGGTGGTCAAGTACTTAATCATATGCAAAGGCCGTACCTGCCAGAAATTGAAAGCCCTGATCGGATGCAGTATCCGATTGATCGTAGGACGGCCAATTCTTATTGGAGATTATTCCAAAAATTAGATCCCATGTTTGGCATGGCGATGGATATGTACAGTGAGATGCTTGTTAGCTCGTTTGAAGTTCAAGTAGAAGACGGGGATAAAGAGGATATAAAAAATACTATTAATTTAATGTGCGAGAAGGTTGATTTTCTTGATCGACTGAAACAAATGGTGAGGGAGTATTTAGTACTTGGTGAAGTTTTCCCTCATTGTTTTTTCAACGAAGATTTGGGTATCTGGGATTATATAGCTTTACACAATCCGGATAATATAGAGGTAAAAGATTCTCCCATTATAAATATGGACCCTATTATATATTTGCAACCCGATGAGGAGCTAATTAAGCTTTTGTCCGACAGATCTCCAGACTCTATTAAATTAAGAACTTCATTGCCATCTGAATTTGTTAGCCGCGTTTTAGCGAGACAACCAATTAAATTGGAGTCTAGTAATTGTTCTTTCATTGCTCGGAGACTATCACCCTATGATAGTCGTGGTACTTCTATGGCATCAAGATTATGGCGTATTTGGATGGTGGAGGACGCTGTATATAACAGCACTATTGCCACTTATAGGCGTCATGCGAGTCCGATTAAAGTTATTAAACTTGGTGATGCTGCTACACAGTGGATTCCTGATCCTGAAAGGGAAACGGAGTTATTAGCTATGCTGAGTAGATGTGAGGTTGATCCGAATGCATGGCTTTGTTGGGATTATGGTATAAATTTTGAAGCTTGGGGGACTACTGATCGAGCTATTTCAATTCGTGGTGAGCATGATGTTATCGAAAAAGTAAAGCTAACAGCTCTTGGATTGTCTAAAGGCTTTATGACGGGAGAGGTTTCATTTAGCAGTGTGAAAGGCGGTCTTCAAGTTTTTCTTCGTCGTCTTCTGTCCTTGAGGCAATATTTTGAGAGTGTTTGGATTTATCCAAAATTTATAAGGCCGATAGCTATTGTGAACGGTTGGTATAAATCTAGTCCAAAAGAAATAGCAGGTGGATATAGAAAGAAGAGAACTGCACAGGAACTATCGGATGAGAATTTGCTTATTATGCCGAAATTACAATGGAAAAATAAGTTAGATCCTTCTGTTGACAGTGATTTGCTACAAGCTCTTTTACAAATGGAAAAATTGGGATTTGATGTTTCCCAGTCTACTGTTGGTTCTGTTTTAGGTCTTGATTGGAAGGCAGAAACGAAGAACAAAGCAGTGGAATGGAAAGAGAAAAAAGAGATTATTGACAAAACGTTGGGAACAGAGTTAGCACAGCAGTATAAGCAAGAAACTACGATGCCTAAGCCGGGAGCTGCTCCCCCGGGAGGGGCTCCTAAGCCAGCTGGAGGGGCAGCTAAACCTCCGAATGCTGCTAAGCCTACAGGTCCAGGAGCACCAGGTAGCGGGGAAGCTGGGACACCTGAAGAAAGTATTGAAGCACCTTCTGAGGGTGCAATGCCTATGGGAGTAGAATAGTGAGTGAGGATTTTGATTCTTTTTTTGTTGGCGATGGTTCCGCAGCTTTACTAAAAAAGTCTAGTGAAAAGTTAATTAAAAAAAATGTGTTTGATAAGAAAACTATCCTATCACTTGCTAATGGCCCTGTTTTAGAAAACGATCTTGATAAATTTATTTCGGATAAAATTATAATTAAGCCTGATAAGTATTATGAAATATTCTTAAATAGCAAGAAAAAAGCTTTTAAAATATTTGATTTTTTGTCTATTAAGTCCACCCTTATGAAGGGGGTTGCTTTAAGCGCTAAAGACTTAATTATGGATGATAGCGATATAAATATTTTGGAATTTGCTATGTCCAACGTGAATGATTATTTTGCTTTGTGCTCTATAGCTAGGACAAAAGCTTTTTTGGATATGGGTATCCATCAAGTTATGTTTAAATCTTCTGGATTGTGTCCGGTTTGTAATGCTTATAACGGTTGTATTTTTGATACTAATTATATATTAAATGTTCTTTTAGATGGAGATACAATATCACACGCACATTGTTCTTGTGATTATTTTCCGGTTATTTTTCGCGAGGTATATAGTGGACCTTTGCTCGGGAATTTGGATGTGAAAGAGATTAATATTTCGGGAAAAGTTATAGTAGATTTTCCTTTAGAATTTAAAAACAAAAATTTTATAAATCTACTCGTAAATTTGTCGTATAATAAAATAAAATTTACTAATATTTTTTATGGAGATATTACCGGTATTGAAGCTGATGAAGTTGTCGTATATGATGAAGAAGACGATGTTTTGTACGTTCATAATGGCTATGTGTATGGATATGGACCTGATGTATTTGTTCGTGAGTTTGGTAAGGCAAAAGAGCTAGATTCGTTTTTGGACGCAGATATAAATAAAAATGATTTAGAAACTTATTATTTAGATGGTAAAGAGGTTATAAGATACGATAATCATTATTGGGATGCTGAAACAAGAGCACTAATAACGTGAGGCAAAAATGGGTTTCAAAAAAAGAAGTGATGCAAAGGTAGTTGGTAAGGTCATTGACTATAAAGATTTGAAAGGAGAGGCAGAGGATTCTAAGAAGAAAGATAAAAAAGAAAAGAAAAATTAAATTATGCGTATTTTTTTAATTTCGGACGAAGATAGACCTGTTTCTTTGGTTTATCATAATTATGTAGATGGTAGTTATTATTGTAGATCTAAAGTAGAATCTTTTGTGAAGTCTTTTAATATGGTTTGTGGTCGTATGCTGGGTAGATTCATAAAAAAGGGTGGGCGATTAAAAATTGTTAACCATAATCGCAATGATTATGGTTGGATCGATAGTATTCTGGGGGAAGCGTGTACTGGCATCTGGCAGTATAAAGAGTTAAAAACTGATTTAGATAAAAAAACTTTTGATGATTTAGTACTGAAGTATTTAACTTAATTAATCCTCAGTTGTTTTAAATCTCCTATTATAATTAAACTACAATTTGTTTAGTAGAGGACTATACTTTTATAAGGTAGTATATGTTCAGAAAAATATCACAGTGGGAGCCATTAGGTTTCCGACATAATGGTTCATGGTCCAGATCTAAATCTGCTTCATCAAAAATTTCATCTTTTTATATGGAAGATGGAGTGAATATGAATGTTGAGGCTGCATTAGATTCTGTTGCGGATGCTTACGTTATAAGTAGAGATCCAAGGGATTATATTTTTATTCCTGCTCGGGCAAATAGTGCTGACCGTCCAAATAATAATTTGGATGGTTGGGAACAAGCTGAATTAGAGCGGTTTGATGATATAATTGCTAGTCAAGTTTATAAGACTTATAACTTAAAGCCTCATTTTGTTAACCATAATGCTTCCGATCTTAAATTAAGTCGTGGTGTTATATTAGATAGCCATCTCAATACTCAGAATGCTGCTGATGACACTGTTAAAAGAGCAGTTAAAGAGGCTTTGGGTAAAGACGTTGATCGGGACGTTTTTGTAGAGTTGCTTATTGGCGTAGATACTACAAAAGATCCAGCTCTTGCTAGTGCGTATAAGAGTGGATCTGTAAGAAAATTTTCTATGGGTTGTGATGTTGTTGCTACGGAGTGCGCAGTATGCGGCAACGTAGCTACTACAGATTTTGAATTATGTAAATGCGTCCGTGGAAAACATGCCAGAATGCCGCTTAAGGCTAAAGATGGATCAATGCGGTTGGCTTGGGAAAAGTGTATGGGAACTATTTTCCAAGAGATTTCTGCGGTTGATGACCCGGCTGATGAGACGGCTGAAATTCAAGATGATATTCTTAGTTTAGCGGCCAGTAATAAGAATTTTAATAAAAACGATTTGCAAGAAATCGCAAATTTTGTAGTTAAGCATGCCGAAACCATTCCCGGGTCGGTGGCTAGTATACTGAATCATGCACTTCAACCTCGGTAACATAGGAGCACCGAAGATGGATCATAAAATCGAACTATTTAGGACTGTAGCAGATATATTCAATCGCGGAGATATCGAATTAAGCGCGTCTGATCGAAGTGTTATTGAAAGTCAGACACAAGATTTAATTCGGAAGTCTATGTTTCGGCGTAGTGCAGTTAAAATGCCAGAGGACTTTGAAGGTTGCTTGGCTAAGTTGCGGAATGTTGAAGATCCTGAAGAAGCATTTGATCTTATGGTGGAGTTTATGAAGGAAAAGGGAATGCTTTCTAAAGAGGATAAGGGCGAAGCTAAAGAGGAGTTAAAAGAAATTGATAAGAAAAAAGATATTGAAGAAGGTGCAGGAGAACTAGAAGGAATTCTTGAGGAGTTGGAAGGTAAGGAAGAAGAATTAGAAAAAGGCGATAAAGAAGAACTTAAGAAAATAATGAGTGCAGCTAAATTAATTTTGGGTGAAGAAGATAAGAAAGAAGAGAAAGAAGAGAAGGAAGAAATAAAGGAAGAGAAGAAGGAAAAGAAAGAGGAAGAAGGACTAGAGAAGAAGGTAAAAGATTTAAAGAAGATTGATGAAAAATCTGAAGATCGTGATGAGGATGAAGTAAAGAAGTTAATGGGTAAGGCTCGTAAATATATTATTGCTTTGGCCCGGATTAAGTCTGCTCAAGCGGTACAGGATATGTCAACGCCACCTCCTGTTAGTACTCCACCCATGCTGGCGGAAGAGGAAGAAGACGAAAAGGATAGGGATAAAAAGGATAAAGATAAACCTAAGCTGGATAAGGATAAGGACGAGGATGATAAAGAAGATAAAATGAAAAAGCTTAGGGAATTGAAAGAAGAAGATAAGAAAATGCCTACGGTGGATGAGATGGGTTTGGATAGAGAACAACTCATTCGGGCTAAGAAATCTAAAATTGTGATTACGAAAGAAGGGAACATAGCTGCGCACCATGAAGATCATGGCCCCATGTTTTTCGGTCTTACTAATAAGAAAGTTAAAGCGGATAAAAAGGCTTTGGCTAAATTAGCTAATAAGGTTAAGAGCGTTATTATACGTGATGGTTGGAGTAAAGCCGCTGAGTTATGCGGTTCCCGTTTGCTTAAAGCGGGAGTGGATGAAGATATAGAGACTACAGGTGGTGAAGTCCTTCCAGTGGATGAGCCTGTTACTGGGGGCGGCGATACGGATTCTAGAGAAGAGCTGGATAAGGGCGAATCTGATGTGTTGAAGGAAATGGATACAGATACTGAGGAGAAACCAACAGTTACTAAAGTATCGTTAAAAGAAAAAGTTAAAGAGAGAAAATCCAAAGAGAAGACGGTAGCACGTTATAAGAAGTTGGGCGGTATCGAGGATGATATTGAAGTTGTTACCGAGGAAAAGCCCGAAGGTATTGGCGATGCTCGGGATATGAGTGTTACGGATGAGTCGGATACTGATACTAAAGAGGAGCCGGATAAGCCGGAGGAGTCTTCTTTGGATGAAGCTGAAGTGGATTTCAAAACAGCTGAATTAGAAGATAACTATAAGAAACTATATCAAGCTCGTGCTGAGAAATTAGTGCAAGAGCAAGTTGAAAAGTTTGCTCATAAGTTTTCTAAATGTGTACGGATTGCATCTGCTAGGATGAAGTTAAATCATTATCCAAATAGTTATAAAGTTGCGATGGCTGATGTTCTAGCGGCTAATGAAGGTGCGGTTGAATTTTCTGATGGTGAAATCTATACGGGAATGGACCAGAGAACAGCCGTAGAATTGATTGAGCTTATTGCACAAGAAGGTCATGATAGCTTTGTTGAAGATCTTTTATCCAAAGCAGCGGATCTTTTGGAAAAGGATGATTCTTATCTGAATGATGTACAGAAAGATATTGAAGGACTGTTTCCTACTCCAGTGGAAACGAATGATAATGTAGTGGCGAGCAGAGATTCCAGAAGTATGAGAGAAAAATTGTCTTCTGGGAATTTTAATGTGAAAACAGAGGAACCTGTCAGTATTCCTCATGAAACAAATTTTGATGAAATTAGCAACGCGCTTACGTCTACTAAATTGGGCAGGCAACTTGGAGATATGCGTAAGTAGCTGCTGTATTTCAAAAGGAGCTAGATTATGGCTACACCTCAATGGCAGGCGTACCAAACTAGCATTATCAATGCAGGTATTGATCTGAAGCGCTCGGTTATTGGATCAAATATCGGTACGTATGTGGTTAATGCAACTACTACGTTTAGAGCCGGTATGTTGGTCGAGCTTAATACGAGTCAGGAGATCATTGTCAGCACTGGTGCTGCTCCGTTTGGTTTTGCCAAGTATGACAAGACGACAGCTTTGTACGAAACAGTGGTTGACGAGTATATTCAGTTAACCGGTGTTGTTGCTACGTCTCTTGCAAACGCAATATTACTTGATCCTACTGGTTCAGGTGGTGGTGTTCGAGTTTCAAGCGCAGTAGTTGGTGGTGGTACAACGTACACTGAAGGTGCGGGTAGTGATTATACCGTCAATTACACTAATGGTACTGTGGTGCGTACAGCAGGTTCTACCATTCCTTCCGGTGGGTATGTGTACGTAACGTATATGTATCAAGTTCCACTGTCTACACTCCAGTTTGAGGGTAAGAATTTTTTTAATTCTCTCGATTATACAGAGTACAATGACAGCCGCATGACAGTTATTAATAACTGGTCTACTATTTTCACAACTGCGTATGACCCGAGTAAAATCTACGCGGTGAATAGTGTGGTTGAGGCCGGGGCTACGGCTCAGGGTCTTGATGGGTATGTAACATTGACGGGTACGGGGGCAGGACCGGACATTGGAACAGTATTCCAAGTTCCTACGGCATCTGATCCGTACATGGGCATTCGCTACCGTGGTGGCTTGACCTAGAAAGGAGTAGTACGATGGGTAATCCCTATAAGAGCATCAGTAATAGTAATCGTCCTGCCCCTTCTACGTCGGCTAGGAGAGCTACTAAGGGCAAACAACGACGTGTACACATGCGTCCTAAGCAACGGTTGACTTCTCGTAAGGATGAGCAGCTGTATGATGAGAACGGACAGTATAATCCGCAGCGTTACAGCTATACTCCGCGTGATGTGAAAGCAGCTGTCGGCGATAAGATGTTCAATAAAGAAGGACAGATTAACGCTGATGACGCGAAAGACGCACTTGTGCAGATTCGCCAGCTTCTTAATACCACGTCTAAGGAAGCAAGTTCCCTGCGTCCATACAATCCTGATGATCCCTCTCAGACTATGAGTCCGGAGCAGCGTCGAGAAATTCTTGCAGCTGCTTTGACTGATCGAACATCTGACGCGGGTTGGCATGTTGTTGGGCAAGAGCTTGCATATCCTATTAAGCAAATTCTTGATTACGAAGGTTTTGCTCGTAAGTGGTATAGAGTGCGAGATGTTGCTCAAGGTGAACTTTTCCGTATTCCTGTAGATGTTCGTTCGGTTGCTTGGGTTGTTGGTCAGGACGGGCAGACTCCGGAATCAAGGATTAAGTCCAAATGGATCACCCCTAAAGAGGACAAGATTACCTCTTTTCCGACCGTGGATATCGCAGATATCTATCATCTGAACTTTGATGTTCTTGATCGTGCGCAGGATACTGCCCGTCAAGAGATTGAGCTTCAGGAGGATAAACTCGGTATTGCTCTGGCGGATGCCGCTTCAACCGCGATTAACACCGTGACGACTTATGCCACGTTGGGTATTGCAGCTTTTGAGGCTGTTCGTTTTCAAGTTGAGCGGCATCGTTTGATGGTGGAGAAGTTCTTCATTAATCGTGCGGAGCTTTCTGACATTATTACTACGATGTCAACGGCTGTTGATCCTGTAACTGAGCGTGAGTTGATTTTAGCTGGACATATCGGGAATATCCTAAGTGCTCAGATTCTTACGGCTGCGGGTATTGGTGTTGAGGAAGTCATTCCGGCCGGTACTTTCTATGCCTGTACGGCTTCTGAGTATTTTGGTGAGATGGGTATTCGAATGGATCTGTTTAGCGAACCCTTTAATAAGTACGCCAATATGGAAACTGTTAAGGGTTGGTCATTCTGTGAATTGGTTTCTTTCGGTTGCGCCAATAGTAAGGCTGTGGCCAAGGGAGTTAAGTAAAAGGGTGCTGAACGGGGAGTAATATTACTCCCCGTTCTTTTTAACCCCATGCAAAATGTATGGGAGAGTTGGGCGAGAGTCCTTGCATTGCCAAACAAAGATCAGTCAAAAATTAGTGTTCTGGATGTGGACAACAGACACATCTCGTTTACACATCCTGCCAAAGCAAGGATCTTGGTTAAACAGGGTAAGGCTCTTGTCTTCAACACTAACCCCTTCACCATAAGGTTAAAGGGAGAGAAACGGGTGAGAAAAATGGATATGCTACAAGCTGTAAAGAATTTTACCAACTATTTTAAAGAAGAACGAGATGTGTATGTGCTGAATATGTCTAATACACAAATTGCACTTCAATTTGGTAAGGCTCCGGATATTTATCCGATTATTATTCCTGAGAGTCAGAAGCCTTACAATCTAACGCAGTTCGTTCCTTTTGAAGAATTGAAAAAGAGTATGGATTTGCGAAAGATGTTGAACAGGCATCCACCTATTATGGATCTTTTGAATGAAGATGAATATAATAATTTCTATGAGAAGTTAGCTTCGGATAAAGGTACTACTGTGGATGTTGAAATATTGGAAGCGTACGAAGAGCAACGGTTACTTTTGAGTAGATCTAAGCAGGTAGATTCCGGACGTAAGCTATCTAAGGACGTTGATAAAGATGCGGAGAAAGAGGTTGTTGAAGTCCAGGAAATGATTTATCCACCCATTACTGGTCTTTGTATGCGACAGGGTGAGGATGCCGGATCGGATATGCTTCCGGAGGATGAGTTTGTTCGTAAGCTAGAGGGTATGGCCCATAATTTGAAGCGAGTTGATTACGAGTACTTACAGAGCCATTTGATTTATCAAAAGGCAAAAGACTGGGTGCTAAAGCAACTGGCTCATGTTCAAGTCTAGTTATATTTTTAATCTTCCTATATCTTGTACTATATAATTTATTTAGGGATTTGTTTGTTCAAATTCTTTTATAAGGAGTTTTTACCATGGCTCAAAATAGAATGACTGTGCATGAAGTCACATTGACTAATGCTGGAGGTGCTGCTCCGAGTACTCGTGTATGGGATCAACCGTGTCTTACACCATTGAAGAATATAAATATTTTTGTAACTTCTAGAGGTACCGCATTTCCAGCAGGTAATATAGATTTTAAAGTTTATTATGGCGGTACATGGGTGGGTGATCCATTTGTTGCTACTTCTACTTTGTCTAATGGGATACAACAAGGTGCTACCACGACACTTACCGGTGTTGAAATTTGTAATAATATTCATACTGATGCTAAGTTATACCCTGCTACGAAATTGAATAATCCAAATACACCTATGCTTTATGGACCACCTATTTCTCTTTTTATTGAGAATAAAATTGCTGCACCGGCAGCAGACATAACCATGTTGGTTTTCTTTTTATCCGAAGGCGCGGGGGATTCATTATAGGAGGTAGGACATGGAATTAGAGATAATTTCTGTATTTACAGGATTAAATTTTTGGTTGATATCTTTATTTACGGGGATAATTCTATTTATTGTTCGTAAAGTAGTTGATACAGTTAATCCAAAATTGGAGAAAAATGAATTTTATAAATTGGTTATAACTATTATGCCATTTTTACTTGGTATGGTACTGGCTTTTGTACCAGGATTACGCATTACGGAGGTACTCGCGCAATCTATTATTCTAGGTATTATTGCCGGATCTGTTTCTGGTTCTACATATCCATTTGTTAAAAGATTTTTACGATTGTTTTTAAAACAAAAAGAAAATGCTGTTAAAGGAGAGCAAAATGTTGAATAAAGGTATTTCGGACAATGCTTTAGGTAGGATAGCCGGTAGTTTGAAGTTGGTAGGACAGGAGAATATTTTTGAAGATTCTTTTAACTTTGTAGAAAAAATTAGGAACGAAGTGGGTGATACTGCTTTTTTAGAGGTTATATTGCAGAGTATACCGGAAGACGAGCTAATGCGTATTGTTAGTGAATATGTTTATAAGTGATATATAAGATGAAAAAAGTTTGGAATTGGATTAAGAAAAATATTATTTGGATAGCTTCCGGTTTGGTAGCTGTTATAGTTTCTATTTGTTATATTATATTAAGAAAAAATAGTGAAGAAGTTTTTATAGCTAGAAAAGAAGCTAAAATAGCCAGAGTACAAGCAGAAATAGCTAATTTAAATACGGAGAAGAGGATTATAGAAGAAAAAGAAGGATTTATTACTTCTGAAGTTATTAAAATAAATAATAAAATAGAAAAGTTAGATAATAAATTAAATATTGAGAAAGAGAAAATTAAAAGTATGAAACCCGAAGAGGTTCTTAAAGAGTTTGAAAACATGGGTTATTAGTGTTGTTAAACATAAAAAGTTTATTAGTTTGTATAATAATTACTAGTTTTACTTTTGTGTCTTACGCGGATAAAGTAGAACGTGCGGTTATAAATTATAAGGGTACTGAAGGCTATTTTTTTTCTTTAGATATTGGTAAGAGAGTATTAATTGATCTTAAGGAATTACAAATAAGTCGTGAGAAGATATCCTTATTGAAGGAAGAGTTAAAATTAAAAGATGAGATTATAAAATTAAAACAACTTAATATAGAGGTCACTGAGAAGATAAGTGATAAATGGAAATTGTCTTTTGAAGCTGAGCATGATTTGAGAATAAAAGAACGCGAAGTATATGAAAATAGATTGAAAGAAAAGAATGCTTGGTATAAAACGCCGACATTTATTTATATTGCAGGTATTTTGACTGGTGGTTTATTAGCAGTGGGGCTAGCTTTTGGTGTAAATTGGGCAACAGACGGGAGCATATAAAATGGCTACAGCAACGTTAACCGGAACTATTGCGTATCCGACGGTAACAGGTGGGGCTAATACATCTGTAATATTGGGAGCACCTACTATCACATCTTCGGATACGACAGGTCCCCAATTAACTTATAATGAAGGTGGTGCTAATTCTTATAAAATAGTTACAGGCGCACCTGTTGCGATTCCTTTTGGTACTGTAGCGTCTGCCGATATGGTTTATGTCGGTACTGACGCTGCTATTCAGGTTGTACTAAACGGTGGCACAGATACTTTCAATATAGCCGCTGATGGCGCTATGATGTTTTATAAGGCAGGTATTACGGCAATAACAATTACAGCAACTCCAGTGGATGCGAACGTGGTGGTGGCATTGCTAGGAGATTAGGAAGGTGAAATATGTCTATTTCTGACAAGGGATTACGTCGTGTGGCTAAGAGTTTAAATTCACAACAAACTATGGAGGGTCTTTCTTCTCGTTTATATACCGCAATTGAACCTATTTGGGAAGATCTACCGTCTTGGTTAGATGCGGAAGTACGAGAAGGGTTGGATTCTGCGTACATGGAGTTTCTGGCTAAAGTAAAGAGTTTATCGGAGACTCATTTAAGTTCTTTTTAAATACGATGATTATTGAACCCGGACTAGATGTTCCTGCTGTAGCGAATATGATTGAATTAGCTAGGACTAATTCATATCGTTTGGTGGATGTTACTATACTGGATTCTGAGGGTAAGCCGGTGGATATAGTTGAAGAAACTACACCATCTGGTTCTAAAGGTGCTCTTGATTTAGAAGTTACTGATTCTAATGGTACGAGTATACTAACAGATACTTACTGGCCAGAACCTACACCACCGACTATTAGTCGTATCAGACATGATGCTACAGGAAAATATTCTATAAAAATGCTTCCTGATGAAACTACAACGTCGGGAACTACGTTATTTAATTGGCATGCTAGAGTTAATGAGAATACAGAAAATTTATATAGAACACAAGTGATGCAAGTTGTATCACCTAAGGTTTTGTCTATTTTGCCTATGTTTCGTTTGATGATTGATAAATCGATAAAACCTAACGTTCCAGAGAAGTACTGTTATATCGGGTACAGTGATAGTATGTTAATTTTATATCTTATGCAAGGTCTTTCTTATATAAATGGTAGACCTCCGTACCCTGTTTGGAATACTTTAGATGACTTTCCTGTCAGTCAATTTTCTGATGTTCTTATACGAGCCTCTTTATATATTGGTATTACTTCGCAGTCTTTATTTGCTATTGATACCGATATACCTTCATATAGTGATCAGGGTCATAGTTTTGTACTACAGCATTTTTCAGGATTAAATCCGATGATGAATCAGTTAAGAGCTGAGTTAGATAAATATGTACCAGAAGTTAAACGTAAATTTGTAAGGTCTGGTACTGCGAGTGTTGAGACGAGAATGGGCTATATGTGGTATAACCTTATTGCCTCTTCACCAACAGGATCATTATTTAGGAATTATTATTTCAATGGATAGTAGAAAAATTAGGGGGAAAATTTGGTTTGTAGATTTTATAATTTATCAGATGACACTTGTTCAGCTCCTGGTGTCGTAGGGGATTTTGATGTGTACGGTAAAATGGTAAAAAATGGTACGTATACACTACAAAAAATAAAGAAAATGAGTGTAATTAAAGAAAAAAGATTTGCTTGTATATTTGATGTTTGCCCATTTAATGGACGACCTGTTGTTGAATATAATTTTGAAGGTGACAACAAATTCTGTTCTCAATATAAGGAGTAGAAAAATGAAAAGTATATCAGATAATGGTTTCAAAAGGATTGCTAAAGTAGCACAAGTATTTGAAGAAGACATTTATATGGAAGCCGCTGGTGGAGATCCTGAAAAAGCTGAACGAATAAAAAATATGGCAAAAGATTATGAACAACGTGCAGAAGCAGCCAGAGCTGAAGGTTGGACTGTGGAGATTAATCAAGGTCTTCCTTATGTAGCTATTGATAATCCTGAATATCCTGATGACGGATGGTTTTTTCAGGGAGACGAGGCAGATGATCTTTTAAAAGAGGTTCCTGATTGGATGAATGAGGAAGATTATATTCTTGCTCAAACCATGAATTGGTAATTAATTTTTATTAATGATAATAAACAATAAAAAAGTTAATTTAAATAATGATACTGAAGATGATAATATATTTTTTATTAATTTATTAGATCCTGATAAATGGGAAGATTTTAAAGCTAAATTAGAAGATTCCGATTATGAAAATACAAGCTTACACGAGATTATAGAGGAAACATTTGAGAGAAGATAATGGTATGCTGGAGTAGGTTTGGTGCGGATGGTTGCGAAGGTCTTGGTCATATGGCCACAGGATCTTGGTCTCGTGATATTTTCAAACATGTAAAAGCAGAACAGGAACATGCCTCTCAAAGAGCATTGTTGATAGAGCAGATTCTTGCGGGGGGAATCCGATCTGATATGTGGATGGGCGTCAAAAGTGGTAATGAATGCGCTTGTTATAAACAATCCAATAAGCAATCAGACGCCAAATGTGGCTCTTGCTATGGTGAGAGGTATGTTCCTGGTTATTTAAAATTTGGTTATGATACTGTGTGGATGTCGGCTACGGATTCTGATGTAACTCTTACAGGAGTTGAAATAACAAAGACTTTCAAATCGGCGAAAGTTGTTTTAACTTCTACTTCTACTTCAGGTACTATAGAATCAGGAGATAAATCATTTAGTCGAACAGCTTTTGGATCTACTTGGGAATCACAGGCTTTATCATTTGTCCGTATTGAAGGACAATCTAATGTCGTTGTTGAATATTCTTTGGATTCCGGTATTATTTGGGATGATATAGACAATCTCGCTACAGTAAATCCTTCTTCCGGTAATATAAGGTTTAAAGCTACATTAACGCGGGATACCACCAGTATAATAACTCCTGCATTTGAGATAGTTAGAGCAAGATATGCGAGGATTGATTTATCTTCTGGAGATGCTTTAGGTGGTGCAGATTCGGAAAAATCCGATTGTGGAGAGTACAGATTTGGACCTTGGGTATTATTGATGCGTTCAATTCCTATTAGTAGGAATACTAAGGGTGAGCACGCGGATTTGCCTGTTCAAGATAATTTAAAAGTGTGGACGGCGGGATTTTCTTTATTTGATCCTACAATTGAAATAGGGTCTGAAGATGAATATGTAAAAGATAATAAAGTTTTGTTTGAGATAAAAGATGGTGTGCAAACAGGATCTAGATATAAGGTTACAAGTTGGTCACCTTCAGATCCTTTTGCCTATGTGATAGTACAACAGACAATGGATATACGATACGTAGATCCAGTAGGACCATTTTCATTGGTTTGGTAAAAGGAAGAAAAATGGGGAGAAGCGTGAACACAAGTTTCGGGGAAGCATTTTCCAATGATTTTAAAAGGTTGGCTAAAATTGTAAAAGGTCAATCATTATCGGAAGAATCTGCGGGTAGTATAGAAGATACTGAAGGTTTTTCAGTCATAGTAACAGGTCCTAATGGGGAAAGAGAAGTATACTTTGTTCCTGATTCGGATACGGCAGAAGATTTGAGATCAAGATTGCAAAGGGATATTGTTGTAGAGCCAATGAGGGCCGGACAGCTATTGGAAATGGGCTTAGATTATTTTGATATTAATTTTAGTACTTTGGATGCGGATAATAACTTAGTTTGGGTGTGGCCTTATGATAAACAAGATGCATTATCGCAGATGCTAAAGAGATTGGAGGAATGAAATGAAACGCGGTATTTCAGATGCAGGTATGGGTAGAATTAATAGAGTTCTTAAGGTAGCACAAGGTTATGTTATTCCGGAAATTGATGAGTTTACTCAACAATATATGGAAACAGCCTTGTGGTCGACAAATGATGAGTCTGATCCAAGTGGTGGTGTTCCTTTGGATGAAAATTATAGTATAGATGATATAAATCGTGAAACTATTGATAAGATGCGAGAAGATTGTTCTAAATTTCAGTTGGAAAATGAGGAACTCCTTTCTCAAGCATATGAAGTTACGGGAAATGATGAAGCTAGAGCAGGACACGATTTTTGGTTAACTAGAAATGGGCATGGAGCGGGTTTTTGGGATGGTGATTGGGGTGATTTTGGAGATGCTTTGAGTGCGGCTGCTGATAAATTTGGTACAGTTGATTTATTTATTGATGACGATGAAATTTATCAAACGTGATGGTGGAGTATAATGGTAATGAAAACTATTAGGGACCAAGGTTTTCATCGTATTTATAAATCTCTTTATGGTCAGCAAAAATCTGATGATAAAGTACGCGGAGATATTATAGAATTTATTAAAGATAACCCTAATCCTACGGATGATCAGGTACACGATTGGTGTGAAGAAGAAGGGTATGATGTAGACAAAATAGAACAGTACATTTATGAATTGGCTACATTATATGTTATTTTTTTGACTACAGGACGGGCTAATGAAGTTGGTATTGGGCTAGATGAAGTAGATCCTAAAGAGTTAGCAATGGGGGTAGAAGTTGAATACGAGCATACAGATGATATGGAAACTTCTCGACGCATCTCCTTGGATCATTTAAATGAGATACCCGATTATTATACTAGACTTAAAAAAATGGAAGAAGAAGGTTTAAAAGCATTGGGTGAAACTGAGGAAGATTAATAGATGTCAACTGAAAATTTAGCAGATCGTAAATATGTTCCTACACAGCCTTATGATTCTACTGATCCACCCCGTTTTGGTCAATTAGTAGAAACGACTAAAGATGCTTTTGCTTCTGAGTTAAAAAAATTCTTTGATTATAAAGTAGCTGATGCCAATACAAAAATAACAGAAACACCAAATATACAAAAGTTTGCCATTGGTGCTACGGGAAATGAATCCAATTTAGAAAATTCTGTTGATTTAGTTATGGCTTATGCAGATACTCCGGATGAATTTCCGATGGTGGCTATAACTTCTACCATTCTTCGCGAGAGAAAACTGGGTATAGGGGATAGTTTCGTAACTCATGTTCAGTACGCGCCTTCTATTATAAGTAGTATTGAAGGTCCATATGATTTAACAGATGGTTGGACACTTGAGTTCAAAACATGGCCTGGTGGAGCGTCTGATAGTGAAACAACGTCCACTATAACTTTTGATGCGTCTTTATTTAGTAGTATGACAGCAGTTACAACGGCAGAGTTATGTAGCGCTATTAACAGGACACAAGCTTTATACTATAATTTAGAGCCTACGAGTGATGATAAGATAAGAATTTCTACAGGTGGTCCTTGTGGATTAACTTCTCCAAATTATATTGAAATAACTGGTGGTGATACAGATTGTTTAAATACTTTGGGTTTTGTTATAGGCGATTCTGATACTTATTTGAATACAGATAATCCACCTAAGAATAGATACGTTTCTTGTGGTGATATGACTGTGAGTGTGGATATTGTCACTGATGATTTAAATACAAGAACAGAGTTAGCAGATTTAGTATATAATTTTTTTACTTTTTATATGGAAAAGCGACGATTTCAATTTATAGGACGCTCCTACCAAGAAAGAGGCTTAGACCCTGCGGAATGGTTTCATATAATTTTTCAGAGTCAATTTAACTGGTCTGCCGAGTTGAATACTACAAGATATGGTGGAGAAACTTATGATTATATATATGCTAGAAGAGGATCTATACCTGTTTTTGCCGCCGACTATATAGATAGAGATTTAGTTACTCCCCCTGTTTTCTTAGAGCGAGATAACGTAAGACCTGAATTATATAATGAAATTCCTAATGGTGACTATTTTGGTAAGGACTGGATAAAATATAATAATAAATTACCTAGATAAACCGATCTGTTCTATATCTTTAAAAATCCCTACAAATAACAAGATAAAATAAAATGAATTTGGGCGCTTTATAAGCGGAGTCGTATGAAATACTCTCTCGATATATTTAAGTTTATTAATGTCCTATCAAACAGGAGAAAATAGACATGGTAGCTGTTGGTTATGTAGATCCTGGTAGTTATATACAACAGGTAAATGAGCCTGGTTCTGTTTCAGTAACGTCTGAAAGAACACCGGCTATTGTGGCGATAGCTCCCCGTACACGCCGAGTAACTAGTGAGGCTGTAATCAGGGGTAAGGTTTACGATGAAACGTTAACTGTGGCCGCCGTTTCTCCGCATACTGCCACTCTTACGAATACTTGCGACAGAAGCCGAAACAACTCTGTTCTATATGCAAACGCTAACGCCATGGGTTTGGGTGATTGGAGTTTTGTTGCGGCTACTATTACGGGTAATGCTGTTGCGGGTGCTACTGCTAACACTACAACTAATACTAAATTTACTATTTCTTTGGATGGTAAAAAGGTATTAACTATTACCCTTACTTCTGGTGCTGCTACCCCGATTACAACTATTGCCACGGATATTAACACGGCTCTTGCTGCTGATCCTGCATATGGTACTGCATATAATGCAGTTGCTACAACTATTACAGGTGCGGTAGCAAATGATACGCTTGTGATTACATCCCCTATTACAACTTCTGCCTCGGATGTTAAAGTTTTTCTATCGTATCAGGATTTAGCTGCTACTTATGCGGATGCAGCTTCTACCATCTCTAATGCGGCGTGGGTTCCTACCGCTGCTATTGGTTATCAGGCACCTACTGTGGTTAGGGTTACGGATGCTGTTTATAATTCTAGTACTACATATACAATTGATTATGTTACAGTGGATACTGTTGTAGATCCTCTTACTTCAGCTACAGCAACTACGCCCTTGAGTAGTATTACCTATGTTGGTGCGTATCCTGGTGCTGTGTCCTATACAAAGAATTCAGATTATGAAAAAACAGGTAATACTGTTGATTGGGTAACTACTTCTTCAGCCGAAGCAAATCTTACTGGTATTGCCGGACCCTATGCTATTGTATTAGCTACTAACGATGCTCTTTTGATGTCTATTAATGATGGAGCGCAGCTTACGGTTACATTAACTGCTGGTGGTGCTCAGACGGCTGCTCAAGTGGCGGAAGACATTAATCTTGCTCTTAATGCCAGTACTAATTATGGCCCTCAGTTCTCCCACTGTGCTTATGTTGTGGGTGGTACGACACTAGCTGTTACGACTCCTGATCCATTTGAGAATTACCCTACGGCTAAGGGGAATTCTTCTTCAGTTCAGTTTTTTACCGTGGCTAACAATGCTTTTACCACCCTGTTTGGTATTCCGGCTTCTAGCCTTCCATACGAAACCTTGGGAACTGGTAGTAGACCTGCATTCGCTACGACTTATTATGTAACTTACGATCATACGAGAGCTTCTACAGATTATACAGAACCACATAGGGTTTATAATCCAACGCAGCTTTATGAGTATACTTCTCCGTTGACTATTGATAATTATACACGGAATAAGCTTTGCATCGCCGGAGAAATTGCATTTGAGAATGATGCTTCTTCTATTTATCTCATACAGATAGATGATACGACAGTTCCTGGTACACCAAGTACCGCACAAATTAGAGCTGCAATTGATGTTTGTGAGCAGAGCAGTTCAATTACTGAGGTTATAGTTATTGATACTTCTTTGGATTCTGCCGTATATCTGCAAGAGCATGTTTCTGATATGTCTTCTCTCTATGAGAAGAAACCGCGCCGGGGCTGGTACGGGATGGCTAGGGGCTCTGATATTGGAGATCCTGATACTCCCGATACTTTAGTTTATCGGTCTACAGTCACCCTCCAGCCCGGTAACACCTCTCCCGGTAGAGGCAGGCAGATTTTGCAAGCTCCTACAGAGGCGGATAGAATTCTTACTCTAGAGGATGATAGGGAAGTTACCATAGAAGTAGATGGATCATACTTGTCCGTAGCTGTTGCCGCACATTTTGCTTCGTTGGATAATCCTTCAGACGCTATGGTGGGTGATACTATTGTTGGATTTGAGATTGAGAACTTTGAAACATATTTGGATGCTGAGAGACATACTCTCGCTGATAGTGGCGTGAATGTTATTACAATGACGGGTGGTCGTGCTGTGATGCTGGACCCCCTTACTACTGAGGCTGGGGGTGCTGGAGTTGTATCTTTTGAGGAACCTCAATCTAGTGCGGCTAATGATGTTCTGACTTCTACGATTAATAATTTACTGGATAATAATGTTCGCGGCGTTGTTCCTGATGATTTGGCTGATTTTGTCAGTGATATTAAGTCCTGGATTAAAAATGGGATTGAAGCGAATATAGAATCCGGAGTAATTGGACCGTATAGAAATGCGGATGGTACAAGTAGACGGCTTAATCCGCAGACTGATATTCGGGTAGCGCAGAGTACAGATCCACGGACATTCACATTTAAGTATTGGTATTACCTGAAGTATCCGGCTAAGAGGTTCTTCGGTGAGTACAGTGTTGACAACCCGTTTTTCTCTAGCTCAGAGTAATTGAGCAGGAGAACGGAGATACTACAAATTAAAAGGTGGTAAGATAAATGCCAGTTCCAAACACATCAGTTAGATCTAGTCATGCAGTTACTATCCGGGTTAATGGTATAACTGTGGGTCTGATACAAAGTTGGGCTCCGAACGAAGCCAGACCAACTACACCAGTATATGAATTGAATTCTGCTACTGCGGGTGAGATTTATGAACGAGTTCCTATGAATATCACAGGAACTACTATTAATGTTAATAGAGTTGATCTTTTTAATAAACGTATGGAGCAGGCATGGGGTATTAATTTTGATCTCACTATGTTAACGGATCAAACTAACCCTCTTAGTATTAAAGAAACGTGGGCAAATCCAGATGGTTCTACCGCTATTATTGTGTATTCTGGTTGTTGGTTTACATCTCTTGGAAGAAATCTTCCAGCTGATGGGGATAAAGTTGTTAGGGTCAATGCCGCAATTGATTATGTGAGAAAAGATTACTTCTAAGGAGTGGAAGTTTACAATTAGTACCTCGTAGTATACGAGAGAAAGGAGCGAAAGCTCATGTCCGTCGAGACAGACCCCCTCCGTGTGTTAACCGATTTGGCTGAAGAACTAGATGGCAAGGAACTTCAGGACATATTTATAAAGGATCAGCATAAGTTTCTTATTCGATTACTTACCGAAGAGGAACTTAATTGGAGTATTCGGTTCATCGATCCTTCGAATGTAGCGACTGCCACTAGAACTTTGCGTCTTCCTACATTGGCTATGTCCATCAGGGAGATAGATGGATCATCTGTCGAAAATAAATTATTTGATCAAAAGTGGTTGGATTTGGATGAAGATTCTAGACGTAGTTACGAATCTAAAAATAAGTACGCAAAAAAGTATTTTGCGGCTGAGCATCTCATGGAATGGTTAGCGGAACGTCCGCCTACGTTCGTACAAGAACTTGAGGATTTTTATAATGCGCTTAGTTCTCGCAGGGATGCGGCGCAAGTAGCAGCAAAAAACTCATCAGGGGAAGGTTCGGAGAAGGAAGAGAATCCGAATTCGACCGATCCTTCCCCTACTGGAGAACAATAAGGAATCAATTACATATAAAATCAAGGGTATTAGCCCGGAAGAACATATTAATAAGTGATCCTTCTGTGGATCGGATGAATTCTACCCGTTGGTTATTCGAGTACGAGAGCGCTAGATTTGAGGAGGAAAATAAGTACGAGGATTATCGGTTTTTTATGAAGGCTTTGAAAAAGACTTTACTTCATATTTATGGACTGGATATTGTTCCGGTTGAAGGCGATGATGGTCTTTTGAGAAGGACTGATGATGACGAGTTTATACCATTGTCTTTAATAGTGGGTAGAAGAGAATGGGTGAAGGATGTAGGGGAGAAATTCCAAGAATTTCAAGCACAGGAAGAAGCAAAAATTAAACCCGTTGAAATAGATTCTTTGGAGGACTTAGAAGTCGTGGAAGAATTTGATGACGGGGATATTCTATTTGATGATCCAGAAGAGATGCGGAAACATGCGATTTGGAATTCACCCCAGTCTAAATATATAAGAGAACATGAAATTGATTATGTGGATGAAGATGGTAACGAAATAGATAAAGAGGATTTATTTAAGAAAGACGAAGAAAAAAAGGATATAAATAGGAGTAGGTTAACAATCGATGATTGATCCTCAGTCATATGTGATAAATTTTGATTTATCTGAACTAATAAACGAAGTCTCGGATGTAAAAGAGGTTTATACAGACTTTGGTACAGCTGTTCAGGAGATGGCCAAAGGTGTAAAAACTGATGTAGTTGAGTTAAAAGGTTATATTGACGGTTTATCTGAATCTGTAATAAATGTCACGTCTTTATTGGATTCAATGTATGACTTGCACAATAGTCACATGGGTTTGACTATTGGCAATTTGGAAGAGTTTTCTAAAAAAGCGGAAGATATTGCTACTAATATAACTAAGATTTCCGGTTTTACTTTGAAGGATAGTGTTGGAGCGCAGACAGCTGATACAGTTCAGGATCGTTTATCCGATATTTTACCATCTAGTTCATTGGCGATGGATGCTGGTACTGCGGGGGCTGCTGCTGAAGCAGCACAGTCCACGGCTGATGCGGCGTTAGATAAAGCCGAGAGAGCTGCAAAAAGTGCAAAAGACGCGGTAAAAGATGTAGAAGAATCAGAAAGCCAGTTGAAGGCTTTAACGAAAGAAATTACAGGTCGAGTACGAGGAGAGTTGGAAAAGGGGAAGGACGCCATGGTCGGCACAGTTGGCCGTGGTATTCCCGGTGGTATTAAAGGTGGTATTATAGGATCTCTTCTCGGGATGATGATTCTTGGTATCCGGGAAGATGTTAGAAAGCAAGCGGAACGTGGTGAAGTGGCTAATGTATTTGAAGCTGCCACCAATAGCATATTTGATAGGGAGACGAATAAAGCAGTTCGCTGGTTTGCTGATTTTCAGGAAAAAGCACAGTACTATTATGGTATCGGGCGTAAAGAAGTACAGAGGGTAGTTAAACAATTTGTAGATGCGGGATTTGAAGTAGATCAATTAACGGAAAAATTTGATCAGCGTTTAGGTATTGTTGGTTCAAATGTGGAGACAGTTACTTTAGGTCTGGATAAAATGTGGGGTGTAGCTACAGGGGCTTCGTCCCAGAATGTTATTAAATTAGTTGCTGAATACGGAGATCAATTAGATGAGGCTGCGGATAAATATACAAGATTAACGTTTGCAGCCCAACGCTCCGGAATGGGTGTTAGTAGGTTTGTTGACAGTGTAATGACGGGTAGTCAAGCTCTTACACAGTATGGAATTGATGTTGAAGATGTCGTAGGTGTAATGAGTAAGTTGCAGGAACACTACGAGGCTATGGGTCTTACTAAGCAATTTGCTGGTCAGAGGGCTGCAAGGGGTCTGAGTGGTATTGCTGCGGGTATTTCTGGTATGTCTGGTGGTTTCAGAGCACTTGTAGCGCAAAGAGTAACTCCGGGTAGAGATATCTATGATACGTTACAACAGTTTCAAGAAGGTTTTCGTAGGGTTGCAGCGGGAAAAGCGGAAGGTTTTTTGCAGAAAACTATTGAGGCTGTTTCTAGTGTATCTACTGAAATGGTGGGTACGGATAGGAATAAAAGAATTTTTTATTTACAGCAACAAGGTTTTAGTAATGAAGGGGCAACGGATATTGCGGATGCAGCGGCTAAGTTTGAAAAAGGTCGTAAAATCTCTGAATTAGGTAATGCTGAAAGAGAAAAGTTGATAAAAGTATTTCAGACAGAAGGAACGCAAATGTCTGAAATGCAAAAAACTCAGAGACAGCTTATAGAAGGTCTAAGTAAGATTGGTGAAGGTGTATTAGAGATTCTTACAGGTATATTAGGCGCTTCTATCGCAGGTTGGCGAGGTTTAATAGCTGCTATTTCGGCTTTGTTTATGCCAGCGCAAGAAAGGAATAAAGCGCTGGATAAGATTAGCGCTGCTATGGAAGGTCAATTTGATTCATTGCTAAAGGGTGTGGATACCATAGCAGAAGGGTCGAAGAAATTAGGAGGAACTCAATTAGGGGGAAAGTTACAGGATATTGTTGCACCAGTTAAAAAAGCTTTGAAGACAGATTTTATTGGGCCTAGCGCAGGATTTACGGGAGAGCCCGCTGTTATTTTAAGGCAAGCTGTTCTAGGTCAGACCAGGGAAGAAGCCGTTGAATCAACTGTAAAAGCGCAACGAATGCGCGGATTCCTGTTAGATTCTATAATGGAAGAAACTTCAGATTGGTGGAATAATACATTTGGTCCGGGGAAAGAGGGTGTTATCATAGAAGAAGAGGAAAGAGAAAGTTTAAAAGAGTCTTTTCAAAGGGAAGAGGAGGGGGGGAGAATGTCTCCGGTTCCTTATCCTCTTCAACAAATAACAGAAAGACCCAGTACTCCTGCCATGGAAGAAATGGGTATGCCTGCTGCGCAGACTGTGCAAGAATCGCCGAGGATGCCTTCACCGGCTAGGAGAGTTCCTACTACGGAAAGTACACGTCTTGTTAGCCAACAGCCTGTACAGGCTATTACCGTGCGAAGTATGATAGACCAAGGAGATATTAGGGACGCAGTTCTTAAAGGTGAAATTCAGGCAGTAGGTGAATAGATGCTCGTAGATCCAACTCAAGTAGAAGAAGTAAAGACCAGATTTACCGAGTTGGGATCTGCTATTGCTGAAGTTTCTGATGAGAATGCAGATGCGTTCGATGATATGCTTGACTCTATAGATTATTTTAAAGAAGCCGTTAAAGAGTTGAATATAGAAGGTTTAGAGAATATTGAAGAAACTATAAATTTAATTGAAAATCAAAAAAATGCTATTTCCAATACATTTATTTCTTTTGCAGAGAAGTCCGGTATTTCTTTGTCACTTTTTAATAATACTTTAGATGACGCAACAGAAAAATTTTCTTTATTGTCTAATGAGGTTACAAAAGAGGTTGTGGAACAAGATAAAGTAGTTACGGAAATAGATTTTAATGAAGAAGAGCGGAAACTAAAAGAAGAAGAGAAGAAGCGAAAGGAAAGGGAGCGCAGAGAAAAACAGAGAAAATTTGAAAAAAGCGTTATTGGTAGAGAAGTAAAAAGTTTAAAGAATTCTATTACAGGTATGTTAAGAAAAGTACACTTACCATTGCCAGGTGCTATTTTAGCCGGTGGTGTGATGTGGATGGCTTTTGGTTTTCAGCGGAGAGATAGAATACAACGTGAAGCTGGAGAAGTAACCAATATATTGATTACTATGTATGATAGTGCTGTAGATAGGATGGTCCGATCAGGAACCAATTATATTTCTAAATTGCAGGAAAATCTACAGCAATTTTATGGTATTGCTAGGCAAGAAGTTCAAGGGGTTGCACAAGCGTTTGCCGAAGGTGGATTGACTATTGAACAGATGCTAAGCGAAGTAGATACGGATATTCGCGGGGTTGCTGATAATTATCTTACTTTGACCCTGGGTATTGATAAGATGTTGGAATTAGCGGGTGGTGATACAGCCAGAAGGACTATTACTTATATATCCGAGTATGGAAAGACTTTAGGTGAGGCAAGAGACACTACGCTTAAGATGATTTCTGCGGGTATGGAATCTGGTATAGGTGTTCAACAATTTACTAAAAATGTGGAGAGTGCGGCGGGTTCCTTACAGAAATTTGGATTTGATATTGATGATGTTATTGATTTATCTATGACTCTACAAGATAGCTTTGAAAAAATGGGTGTTCCTCGTCAATTTGCTGGTAGACAAGCGGCAATGGGTTTAACCCAGATGGCATCCAGTATCGTTAATATGTCCAATGAGTGGAAGATGATGATTGGCGAGGAGATGGGTTTTGGTAAGGGCTTAGACGCTATACAAAAGATGCAGGAAGCTTTTAGTAGGGTCGCCGAAGGTGGGAGAAAAGATGAACTGATGAAATTTATAGAAAAATTGGGCGGTGTAGTGTTGCGTGCTGCCCAAGGTGACGAAACTTTAGCCAAATATATTTTACAAGAAGCCAGCGGTCTTAAGATGGGAGTAGAGGGTTCTAATAGTATTATGATGGTTAAAAGGGCGATAGATGAGGGAGATATAAAAAGAGCGGAAGAAATTGTGGATAAAAATATAAAGACTATTCAGGAATCTCTTCAAACTGAAAAGCAAAAACAAAGTAGATTTCAGCGTAATATGAATGAATGGATGCAAGGTATTTCTAAGATGGGTGAAGGTATTCTCAGTGTAATGGGGAATCTACTAGCTACTTTGATTGGATTCTTTAGATCTGTACCACAAATGATAATAAATTACCTGCGTGGTGATGAAGAGGCTAATGAAATACTGTTAAGTAAAGTAGGCGATCTGTCTTCTGGTATGGATAAAGGTTTTAAACAGATGATAGGTGGTTTACGAGATATGAAAGGTGCCGCTGAAAGATCGGGAAAAACAATATTAGGATCAACTTTTGATAATTTAGCTAGGGCTATAGAATTTGATCCATTAGGTAAAGGGGAAAAGGAGCAAGAGGGTCAACCCATTGCAATTCTGTCTTCGGAAGAAATACAGAAGTTAACTCCAGAAGAACGAGCAGAAGTTTTACCCTCTATTTATCCGAGACTTAATCCTGTACGTATAAGAGTTCCTCATTCTGTACCTCAAATTGGTATGGGGTCTGAGGAAGTTCCCCGTATGGTGGAACGCTATACTCCTACTACGGAGACTATTAGAGTTGTAACCGTTCCCGTAGAAGTAGGGACGGAAGAGGCTACTTATGAAGTTCCTATTGCAGAATCTTATCTAGAAACACCCGAAGGTCAGATCAGATTGGAAGAAGAGCAATGGGTTGGAGGCCAGCTGTCTATAGTCTCCAGTGGAACTGATCAATTAGGTAATATTAATTTGATGTTGATGGGTAATTGTCCACGTTGTGGGTTATTATTTGGGGATGAATCTGCTATTACAGAAACTAGAATGGGAATGCGTTCTTATAGTGAAGTGGATGAAGAAGCATTGGCCCGAATGATACGTAGTGAAATGGGTCGTAAGCCGCTTACAGGGACTAGGGAAATTGAAGCTGCGGGAATTGGATTTACTGCTTTAAACAGACTAAAACAAGGTGGGTTCGGACAGACTTTGGAAGAGGTTATAACAGGCGGTACGGGATTTGGTAGACAGGGCACAACTAAAGGTGGGAAGATGCGCCCTTATGCAACTAAACGCGAAGCTACTAAAGAGAGTCGTGAATTAGCTAGAAAAATTCTTGAGGGTCGTGCTTTAGATCCTACGGGTGGAGCTACCTATTTTTATCATAGCACCTTGGGTAAAGGTTATGGACCCAGAGATCCAAGTAAACGTGTAGCAATGCCTAAATTTACTAGGGGTAAAGTAAATACCCTTAATATTAATAGGGCTTCTTTCTGGGGTTCTGGGGGTAAAGTAACGAAAGAAGCTACGGATGCGGCTAAATGGCGGGAAAAAGAAGAGGCGCGTTTTATTCGAAAGCAGGAGTTGCCGCCCATGGTACAGTTGAGAGAGATTGAAAAAGAACGAGGAAGAGAAAAAGAAGGTGAATGGGGTGGATTACCTTCTATATTTACATTGGAGGATTAGATGACTGCCATTGCACAATTATTTAATGAGACTAGTAGTATCCCTAATTTTGCCAAAGCTCTGGAACGTGCACTGAATCCGTATGAGGCTGTGTCTTTGCGCACACCTTTTTATCTAACTTCTTCTTATCGCTTGCGTTATGGAATTCCTGGTGTAAGTATGCATGTGAATCCTAATACAGTTTCTTTTCGTTCATCTAAACGTATAACTAAAAAAGATACTCAAGGTGGTTCTGTATTTGTTCATTGGACTAATAGGGTCGGTAGGAATAATGATATTCTTCAAATGGAGTTTTCCGGACAAACAGGGAATATAAATCTTAAACGCGGCGGGTATAAAAAAGGGGGTTGGGTTAATGAGGTATCCGGGCGTATAGAAAAGGGGGTTGATTGGTTAAACCAGAAATCCGCTGAAACTATTGCTCAAAGGGATGCCGCAGTTGGTTTAGAACAAAAAGGTGTTGCTAAAAGTATGGCGGGCGCTGCTAAGTTGGCTAATTTTCATAATTTGCATACGCTTACTAGAGAACCTGTGATGGACCCAAGAAGTGGGGCACCTGTTTATTATTATATAACATATTCCAGTCCTTTATTTGGTAATACTCTCATTACTTTTATTGGACATTTTGATAGACCTCTGGAGTTTACAGATTCCGCAGAACCTACACCATTTAGTGTAAATTATAATTTTGGATTTACGGCGCAGAATTCTTATCCTTCATTGGATTATATTTATAGTGTTTTGGTGTCTAATCTGAGTAGGGAATTTATGAACGATTTGGGATAAAGAATGGCAAGTTTAGACGAAGTAGCATACGCAGATGTTTTGGCCGGTGGAACTGTACATAGGACAGCTTTTCCTGCGTATAGAGTATTTATTTATGGGCAAGAAATTACTAACGATGTTCTTTCTGTGCGGGTAAATCAATCTGGAGGTAGTGCGGAGAGAACTCCAGGATCTTGCGCTATTACCCTTAATAATCATGAAGACCGTTATATTATCACACATCAGGATTTAATCGCAATAGGACAATCTATTGCAAATTATAACAAGTATATAGATGGAACTATAAAAAAGAGTGAATATAATAATATAGATGAGTTCCAGCATTTAAATCAGGATCTTTGGGATGCTATTAGTTCCGGTGTTAGTGATGAGAATCTTGGTGTCGATTCTTTTAGTAGCGAAGTACAAAAAGAGTTGATGAATTTAAGGGAACAAGAGGAGAATAAATTAGCAGTTGCCTATGATGCTGAGACTCCGTGGGGGTCTATCAAGAGATCTGTTATAACGGAAAAATTGGGATACCGGAGTAAAGTTAATCCTACCAATTCGGAGTCGGAGTTAGTTAAATATCCGGGTGGTATTATACATGATTATCCTTTTCAAGAAGGTGATTGCGTATTTCATTCTAATGATCCTGTTCGCGTAGTGTTTAGAGATCCTTTTGACGCACGCAGATGGTATTGGATGTTTACCGGATTTGTTACGAGTTATACTGAGGATTCAGATGTAAATAAAAGTTCTAATGTTACAATTACATGTACTGATGTAACAAAAATGGCCAGATACTCTCTTATTCAATTGTCTACGGGTTTAGCTGATCCTAATATCGAGGATGTTCTTCGTGAAGAATTGAATACTGTTTCGAGCACCGGGGTAATTCCTTTTCAAGAAATTTTTGAAGGTTTTACTATTTTTGAAATATTAGAGACAATATTTTTTGGTTCGCAATCTGCGGAAAAAGTTATTAATGAAACGGTAATGCGTGAGATAGCTAATATGGATGCGGATGCCAGGTTGAATTATTTGACCAATATAATGAATATTAGTCCGAATGAGCTAGAGAAAATACTGCCTGGTCCTGATGTGAGGGCAGAGACACTTACGGAGACCGGAGAAAACGTAATTAGAAAACATAAACAAGCAGGTAGAATAGAACGCTTGGATAAATTGAATATGGCTGCTGTGACCAGTTCTCGTAATGTTGGATTTAAGCGTAGGTCAGATGCCATAGGATTGCACTATATATATTTTCAATATGACGGGGCTGAAGCTTCAACCGGGGATAAGGCTTTGGGTAGTGGTATTGAGGACTTAAATAAGTGGAATGAAATTATACATCACAGGGTTAGGGAAATAGATTTAACAGATATGTTGGATCGAGATGAAGATATACCTACTGAATTGCTTACGTCGGGAATGCCGAAGATAGAGGATATAATAACTGTTATAGGAACTAATTTAGACAAGTATCCTGTTGGCGGGGGTAAAGTTTACTACTTCGCCCCAGCTACTTTGGATACTAATTTGGGCGATGTTTTGGATCGGGGGATGGGTACGATAAGCTCTATCCATTCTCATTTTAGGGATAGATTGTCATATATTTATGATTTGGCGCAGAGAATTGATTTTAGATTTTATGCTACGCCTAAAGGCGATGTGATCTTTGAAATGCCATTTTTTGATTTTGATCCGGGGGAATTCGTGGGTAAGTATGGAATTGCAGATAGCTATGTTGATGACGTGAATAAAAGTTTTAACAACAGTTATAACGATATTTTTGCAAAATCATATGACGGTGAATATTCTGATGTAGATAAACTAACCAGTATGGTTTTTGAGACTACAAAGCTTGATGCTGATTTAGAATTATATAATTATGAGAAGAAAGCTGAGTTTAATTATGAACGTGAATTTACTGTGGAAGAGCATGAACAGTTAGGTTTTAGCAATACTTCTACGGATGAAGGTGTTCTTACTGTATATAGAGCGCAGCCCAATTATTTTAAGAATCAAACAGCTCTGAATAACTTAGAAACAAGATATCAAATATCTTCGATAAAGGAGTTGATTCCTATACTGGGTGTTAGAGTGATGGATGGTAATGTTTGGGGTATTTTAGAAGGTGACAGAGCTGCTCAATTTTTTTGTGCTCTTGAATTAAATAGGGTTAATGCAGAAGCTCGTAATACATCTATTCCGGTAGTACCTATGTTTGGTTTGATGGTAAATAGACCTATTTTTTGGAGGAAGCGAAATTATTATGCAAATATAGTTAATTTGCAGCACAGTATTGTGTGGAATTCTAATGTTGATACAACAATTAACGTTAATCAAATTAGAGGTTGGGGTGGTAGGCTAGATGATAGGGGGAGACCTATACACGCGCATTTTGGTAATGGTAATAGACCTTATAATTTAGCGGAGTTGCTGAAACAAACTAAAGTAGAGACAAATAAGAAGAAGTAATGGGAAGAAATATTGTAAATAAGGAATCTAGTTCTTTTTTAAGTCGTAAGTCTAAGGAGAATTCTTTTATGAATAGTATACATCGGGCTAGGGTAACTGATGTATATGTTGATGAGGGGACTGTAAATGTATTGTTTGAATCCTTAGCTTACAGTAGAAAAGTAACAATTCCTTTATTAGGTTTGTCGGTTCCACCCAAAATGAATGAGAGTGATAAGAACTATTTACGTTCTTCCTGGGGTCGATATATACCGCAGGTGGGAGATTCTTTACTCATTGCGTTTGATGCTAATGGTACGGCTTATGCTTTAGGTTATCATGCTATTTTCTATGAGGGTTTTGATCAATATGATCAAGAAAATGAGGCCCGGGGTGGAATTGGATGGGGTCCTGCATCGGGCAGAGAAAGATTGAGACCCGGTGATTGGGATTTTATGAGTGCACGTAATTCTGTTTTACACTTAGGCGATAGGGCGAAGATACGTAGTGGACCCCATAGTATTAATATAAATAAACCAACGGGTGATATTACTACTACAACAACATTAGAGATAGAAAATGTGGGAGAGTCTTCAGAAATAAGAAGGGGTGGTGCTAGACGTAGAGTTTTGCCAACAGATGAACAAGAGACTAATATATATAGTGCTAGAGGTGGTCAGGCACAGGAAGTTAATTACGATATACGATATGGTGGATTAATTCCTGGTGGTACCACTATAGCGCGTAAATCTTGTGGGGATGTTATTAATGATACTCTATTTTCTCCTATGATTGGAGAAGCTGGACAATTTGTAAGAGATTATACACTGTTAAAGGATTTGAGCGGTAATATTGATGTTTATGAAGAAAAGATTGATACATTAGGAAATTTTGTTGTATCTGCTAATTTAGCGACAAAATTTTCTTGGACTACGCCATTGGCCCAGTGGAGTGTAAATAATCTTAGTACAAGTTTAACGGCAATTACTTCTGTTGATATAACAGGGGTTACGGTTAATATCACTTCTAGTGGTTCGATGAGTCTAAATTCTACAGGTACCATGAGTTTGAGTTCTTCGGCTTCTGTTGCTGTTAGCGCTCCTAGCATAAGTTTATCCGGTTTTGTTAATTTAGGAAGTGCGGCAGCAACTGATCGGGTGGTTAAAGGCGATAGTTTTTCTGCGGCTATGGTTACATTTTTAACTGTTCTTAGTGCTTCTTTAAATACAGCGTCAATATTTCCTCCAAATTTGCCTTTAGCTGCTGCGGGAGTTGCGGCAGCAACTTTAGCTGCATTGTTGCCCACACCAGTTTGTTTAAGTACTACTGTTAGGACTGTTTAAGGTTTGTAAATGTTTTGTGTTAATATAATTTTTGGGAAGGAGTTTTTATATGGGTTCTCCAGCTAGACCTTTGGCAAAATGTGTGGCTAGATGGATTTACGAACAGGCTTCCAAAATTTTGGAAACTCTGAAAGCTTTACTCCTGAGTATTATAGCGGCTATTGATGCTCAAATCGCAGCATTACGAGCGTGGTTAGCTCAGTGGGATGTTTTAGCCAAGGCCGAGGAATTTTTGTGGGAGCAGTTTCAAAAGGTTATTGAAGCTATCAGAGAACAGTTAATGAGTGCACCGGAAGGACCGCTAGCTGAATTTTGTCCGGAGTTTTATGAGTACTTTTTAGATCCTGCGAGAAGTCTGTTTGAGAGTGCGGTGAGTTCATTGGCTATTACCAGAGAAAGTTTTCACAATATGGTTAGTTATATGGATGAAGTGGACCAACTTATATCTTATTGGGAGGATACAAAGATTCAATTGGTTGCGTCAGTACAAATTTTGGATGACGCCATATATCAAGCCTTGATGCGCGAAGCTGAACAAGTGCCATAATGTCTTATACGCTACAAATAAAAAATGGAGATTACGTAAGGAGCTTATCCACAGGTTTATATAAAAAGGTGACGGGTAAAGCTAAGACAGAGCAAGATTGTAAAATGACTTTATCCACAGACGTTAGAGATATTGGTGGAATCGGGTGCGGCTTGGATTCTGCTGTGGGATTGGACCAAAATAATCCTTCTGCGGCAACATTAAATGTGCCGGTTATGCTAGATTTTCAATTATTGGTCAGAAACGGTTTGGAGAGACTTAGACGAGCACAAAGAACTTATCAATTTAGTCAGCGAACGGCAGAAGAACTTATTTATGATTTTTCTCCCGTGCAGTTTTGGCCGGATTTAGCTGATGGTAGAATAATTCGTTGGAAATTAGAAATTATTACAGTATCTGGGGCTGCTAATTTTCCGGTTAGCGGTTCATTAAGGAGCTGATTATGAGTGTTGGAAATATAACGGCACCGCAATTTGGGGTGATGATAGCAGATGGGGTTAATCTCAGAGATCCCACTCTGGATACGGCTATAGGTCCGGTTAGAGACTTACAAATAGATCCTGTATCAGAGGTGATGGAGGACCAGAATAAGCGTGTTGTTTATGTAAATGATTTAGCTAGCTTGAAAAATGTAGAAAAACTTGTTCCCGATGATGTTGATAGCATTATGTTCAACGAGGGAATTGTTCGGTGGGATGGTTCTCGCTCTATTGTGGTTGTTACTTTTTCCAGGAATCAAACACCGACGGCAAATATTACGGTGCCTGTTAATTTCCCGTTAGCCACTATCGTAGATCCTGAAACGGGGGTGGCTATAAATTTTAGGACGATTGAAACCCAGACCATGTTTTTTGCTTCTCCTGATGCTTATTATAACGCGGAAACAGAGAAATATGAATTAGATGTTTTAGCTGCTTCGGTATCTACCGGGGAAGAGACTTCGATAGGTGCTTATACAATAAAGACCATGCGAAGGCCGTTGTCAGGTTTCGATGAGGTTTATAATAGGAATCGTAGTTCTTCTGGTAGGGGGACGGAGACAAATAGAGAAGTAGCTGATCGTTATCTTCTTCATGTAGAAGGTAGTAATATAGGTACACCAGCAGGCGTAAAAAGTTATGTTCTAGATAATTTTAATACAGTGTACGATGCTTATGTGGTGTATGGACAAGATACTTTTCTTACACGTGAACAAACTGATGCGGGCGCTGTGGATGTCTGGGCGATGACTGAGGCCCCTGTAGAGAGAACGTACACTACAGGCTATCCAGGAGTAGAAACGCTGATAGAAGTGGATAGACAGCCCTTGATAAGGGTTTTGGAAGTAGCTACTACAGGTGGAGTAACGTTTGTAGAGGGAACAGATTATGAAGTGATAATAGGAGAAGGTGAATATTCGTATAGTAACATGGCTGAAGACGGTATAAAATTTATATCCGGTGGTAGTGCACCGGCTGCTTTGGATGATCCTGTTATAATTACATTCGAATATAATTCTATGATTGAGACTTTGGCCTCATATTTTACGCAGCCCAGATTTTATTCCATGGGTATGGATAAATTATTTAGAGCGGCTCAACCTAAGTATCTTGAGATAGAGGCTAATTTAAAAGTTAATTCGGGTAATCCTGATAGTGTGTTATTAACGGTTAAGACTGCGGTGACTGAGTATATAAATGGGTTGAAGCTGGGTGATGATGTAGAAGAGTTTGATATTGATAGGGTTGTCTCGCAGGTGCAAGGCGTGGATAATTGGACTTATATTACGTTGGCTGAACAAGATGGAACGGGAGTATCGGATATTGCCGTAGATCCTGCGGAATATGCCAGAATACTTAGTACGGATTTTGTTATAAATTTGGTGACATAGATGGCTAAGTATAATACATTTATTTATGGTACCGGTATTTTATATGGAATGGCTATGTCCATTACGGGAGTTTCTCCTTTTAGGGGTCCTTCTACGGGGGGAAATAATTTTATTATAGAAGGATCTGGTTTTGATCCGCTTCAGTGGAATGATGATTTCACAGCAGGGGTTTTAAATTTATCACGTTGGACGGACATTTCTGGGGGCAGCGGTTCTTTGACCACAGGATCTTCACATTTGACTCTGGATACAGGTGCTGTGGGGGGTTCTATTGCAGGTGTTGAGTCTAAAGCCGTGTGGACTAATGTTCAATCGGAGATTCGGGTAACTATACCGCATATAACCGTATACCCTGTTTCTACAGTTTATTTAATAAATTATGTTTTGTACGTAGATGCAAATAATTATGCTTCAATGCGGTTGGAACTGGATACGCAAGGTACGATGACTTTAGTTTGTGATTTATATAGTTTGGGATCGTTGGTAACTAGTTATAGTACTCCGTGGACCAGAGGCTTGTCAACATTTAAGATATTAAGGTATAATGATAAAGTATATTTTATTGCTAATGGTTCAGTAATTTATACTGAAGTAGGGATGTCAACTTCTTTGGCCACGTATAGAATATACGCAGATAATGTAGCAGCGGCTTATGCCGTATCAGGTATTATAGTAGAGAGTTTTGTTTTTAGACCATATGCCGTATTTGCCGATAATCCGGTTCATGATTCGGTTACAGTGTCTGTAAATAGAATGCGGGGTACAGTAGTTCCTAGTACAGATACTAAAGGTCAATCTGCGGCTTATGCGGGTTTAGTTGATGTATCTGTAGTTGCAGGCGGTACTTATACGGCGTTGAATGCTTATGAGTATTATTATTTAGATTCTTTGCGTGTTATAAACAGTGAACAATCGGATATAAAAATGTCATTCATAAATGATGCGCAGATTAAATCTAAGACCGGAGTGAAAAAAGGCGTCGGGGTATAGTATGGCTATTGACGGTGTATATAGGTATAACGAGTTAATAGATAATATTGTTGGTGGGGATTTTTACAGATCTTTGGGCATGGTATTGCCTTATCGATCTGGTAAGACGGAAGTAAGGCTAGAAACAGGGACACCTACTAATGAATTTGGTGTTTATATAAATGATAAATTTACGGGTACTGTTTTATCCGATGCTGAAGGTAACGTTGTTTTTTGGAGGTATTTAGATCTAGGGGATAACGAGATAATTTTGTTAGACCATTTGGATGGTCGTCAATTAAAATCCTATGTTACTCTGAGGGATTATGCTATTTGGCTAGCTTCTTATGCAGAAGTGCTGGAGTATATTGATGATAATATACAAGAGACTCAAGATGATTTATCGATAGAGAACGTAACTATAAATGGGATTGAAGATCATTTTGGAGAGGCAATAAGAACATATAATAATTTAGGCCAGGACTTAGATACTTATCGTAATTTTATTCATGAGCTTAGATTGGGTTATAGAAATTACGGATCTAGGTTCAGGGGTTTAGAGACTGCTGTTGCTGAATTTACTCAAATTCCACCGTTTGGTTATTCCCGTAGAATGTGGGGTCCGAATTGGTTTTTAGACCATTCTATGGCTATGAATCATAGGTTTAAGGAAAGATCACATAGTATATCTACTACGGGTAATATAACTGGAGTAACACCCTTGGGCGTGGAGGCGGATGTTACTCCTAGCGCTTTGCACAGACTATATTATACTGCGGGTACTAATGAGCTTAATTGGGGGCCTTTCGGTATTACAGGACCCACTATACAGGCTGCTGATGGAGATTTATTTATACCGGGTTATCCTAGTACAGTAGCAGCTTATATCTTAGGGTTGGCGGGAACTTTTAACATAACTATTGGTGTTGACGATATTTTGTATATGGATATTGATAACCACGGTTTAATTGCAATAACAATTACTCCGGGCGCTGCCGTTCCTTTGGCTACGGTTGTTACGGATATAAATAATGCTTTGGTGGCAGATGTTCGTTATGGTGCGCCATATGCTGCGTTTGCTTCTGTTTACAATTCTAAGTTACTTTTACAGTGTCCTTTGGCTCCTAATTCTAGTATAAAAATAGAGCACGGGGTACAGAACATTGCGCCAATAATATTGGGAAATAAACCTGGAGACTTTGTTTTTTATCCTAATATCAGAAATGGTGTTTATATAAATAAAATACAGGGAAATCCTTCTGTATTGGGCAATGCGGATTTAGAATACGAATATGATGGTAGCGTTACTCCGGTGACTAGGAGATTAAGATGGAGATCGTTTGGTGCTGTTTATAGTCCTTGGGTGTCTATAACACAAAATGGTAATTATATTTTAACAGATAGCTTAAGTGCTCAATTGCATGTTAATTGTATTACGGATTTAATGGATGTTCTAGTAGCGCCTTGGCCTGCTACTGCTGTTGTAAATTTTTCTATTGGTTATAATAGGACGAGAAATAATTTGGCGCAAATTTTAGGCTTGTGGATTAACTGTGATACTTCATTACTACCTGCTGCCGGTGTGACTATAGACACAATAACAGTGGCCGATGATACTAATTATGGTTTTGATGAAACACCTGATAATTGGTGGATAGAAACACCGCCCCCATCCATTACAACCACTATAGATACATCTGATGTTATTGAAGGTAAGCCCGATCCTTTAGACCCTAATCCTGCGTTTAAATGGATTATAGAGGAGACTGTAGGAGGAGAAACTGCGTTAGAGGTTCGTTCTCATGTGCTGAATTGGCCTATGCCAAGGCCAGGTCCACGTGGTACTAATTTTCCCCAGAGAAGTCGGGGGATGTTCTATGATTACGAGGGATTTGAAGCCAAAATAAATGGTTGGTTCAGAAGTTATGGTGCGGGTGTAGCTACAATAACATTAGCCTTTAGTTTTGATAATGGAACTACGTGGGTAGGCAGTGGTGCATTTCCCATTGTAGTAGATACCGGGGGTTTAGGTTATGAGGGAGCAACATACGCTGAGTTTGAGACTATAGTACCTCCCGATTCAGTTCCACCAGGGAGTTTAGATAATGGTATTTTAGTATCTGTTGCTATTGATAAACCTGGAGGTAATATAAAGTTTTCTATAGATGCAATGAATGTGGGAATTAATTTAATTTCTTCAAGTTATTTGGCTACAGTTACGCAGGTGAGAAGCAGACACAGACAGTATTTTGGTGAATTGGTTTGGTTATGGTCTCCGCATCCTTTATCCCTGTTGGAGAAGGAATACTTAGGATTAAGACATAAAAAATCTAATATTACTATACCTTTATCCGGAGTTGAAATAACGCATATATCTGAAACTACACCGGCTGGGGTAGGTAATATAGAATATGAATATAATAGTGTGGGGGATACAAGAAGATTAAGGTGGGAGACACTTGGAAGTACTTACGGTGCTTGGGTTTCTTTGGTGGGTAATGGATCTTATATACTAACTTCTGCGGATGGTTCTACTATTACAGTTTCGATAACGTGGAGTTTATTAAAAATTTTGAGCGGAACTCCACCGGCAGCAACTACGAATAGAGATGTGACAATTACTGATACTACGGTTAATCAGGGTCATGCTCGTAGAATATCTGCTGCAAATTCTTCTATTGATTTATTGGATGTAACTGAATACGATTCTAATAATAATCCCACTAATTTGTTTGGGGCTATTAGTGAGGCTGATTTTAGTGTTTGCACGCATGTGAATACAACGATAAGTGCGTCTGATCCTTTTGTCTATGCTTATGTATATCCTACGCTTTTGCCTGTAGAAGATGAGCAGTTATCTTTTACCCCGGTTGGTCCAAACTGGGTAGCAACTTTGACTTATGCTTCTGATCAAGATCAGGTTAATGCTATTTTATACGAGGATGGTATTGCTTTTCCAAACGATTTATGGAGTTTTACTGCGGCTAATCAGGTTACAATTACTTCTAGTTATTCTGCTTCTTCCGTATATACAATAGATTATGGTTTAATATATCAGGTTACAGTTCCGGTCATGGATTTAACAGGTTACAATTTGATTGATCATATAATATTTGCAGACTATTTTTTATGGGATCGTTTGGATAAGGAACAGGGGGAATATGATGCTACGATTCCCTTATTTTTCAATCCTAATAATGGACGAGCAACTCTAGTAGAACAATCTACTATGAATATGTCAGATTCTAATATAAATGTGGAAGACGGTTCTAATACTTATACGTTGTCCCAAAGATACTGGAGATATCTGGATTCTAAAACAGTGGAGATCGATCTTTCACAGTTAATTGCGGGGGCTACTTATTTTTTAAGTCATAAGGAAAAGAGAGTTTATGGTAAGAGTAGATTGACGGAAGTTTTTGAACATCGTTCTGGCATTAATAACGCCGCGTGTTTGGCTGCTTCATGGAATACTATAGAAAGAAATGAAAATATTAGAAATGATCATGATTTTCATCAATTGAGGTTATCTGTTACAGGTATACGTGATTTACGAGATTTTAGAATTAGGTCTATGACCTTGAAGTGCTTACACGCGTTTGGAGTAAACAGGTGGGTACCCGCTCTTACTGAACCGGCATAGGAGGTAAAAATGTCTATAGTTTATTTACTAGGTTTTCTTTGGTCGATGCCACTTTCTATTTGGGGTTGGTTACTAGGAATATTCTTGGCTATTACAGGACAAATATCAAAGCTTGATTTTGATTCTAATTATATTTTAACTTGGGATATGCGTGATGATGGGTGGTTTTGTAGAAAATTTTTTAAGGAAAAAGGCTGGGCGGGTTATAGTTGCGGTAGTAATATATTTGTTGTGGATACTAATGGAGAGAGATGGAGAAGAACAATAAAGCATGAAACTATGCATTGTTATCAACAGTATATATTTGGTATTTTACTTCCTTTTTTGTATATATTTAATAGTATTTTTATTTGGTTGTTTATGAAGGATAAACATAGTTATTATGATAACAGGTTTGAAAAAGCAGCTAGAAAGTATGCTGGGCAGAAAGTTAATATTCCCAAGTCCGAATGGCCGAAGGGACTTCAGGATCGTTGGGCTTGGTGGTAACAGGAGAATAAAATGAGAGGTAGTAGATATCCCGATGGGGTTTTGGTGGATCAGGTTGCATTACGACGTACTGAAACTTCTAAAGCAGAAGAAATAAAGCGCAATCGTGTTGATTGGACTTCTCGCGGAATGGAATCCGGGGGTGAGATCACAATTAACGCAGTGGATAATACTCGTATTGATATAAAGCAACTAACAGGTTACGTGCCTAATGGGGAATTTATCAGTACTACTAGTGACTATTATTCTATTGTTCTTGATGATTATACTTTAGGTGTAGTGAATTATGTTTGCGCTGTTTATACTGAAGACGACATTGGTAATCAGCCTCATGAGAGCGATGGAAACGTATACCCCACGGAGGCGGCATTAGCTTGGAGAATACGGGTATATAGTGAAACTAATTTTTTAGCACTTCCCTTAACGGATAATAATCTGGCTAATGACGCGAGGGACAGGTGTCTTTTAATTGGTAAAGTTAGTGCTAATGGTGTGGGGAATGCGTTAACCACTTCCAATATTTTTAACCCCACTGTTTATAATAATATTCTTTATGCTAGCCCCACGGTTTTGACTACGATTACTGGTGTTACCATTCTTGCCGTAGATTCTAGTACTCCTACGGGGGATGGGACGCTTACTTATGATGACACAGGTGCGCCTAATTATACCCTTCGTTGGCAGTCTTCTACGGGCGGTCTTGGTCCTGTGGAGACATTTACTGTAGATGAGATTAGGGACATAGCGGATGGTTCCGGTAATACAATTCGTGTACAGGTAATTATATCCTTGTTGCCGGTTATTGGAGGTTCTACTACAGAGACTATAACCATTGTTAATTTATATTATCAAGATATTCCCAGATTAACTGGTGAAGACACGTTACATCGGAACTTTATAGGCACCGGAATTGTAGGTCCTAATAATCCGCATGGTCTTAGTGCTGATAATATTGAAGGTGCAGCTACCTTAAGTTTATTAGAAGAGCATCAGGATATTCAGCATTGCAACGGTATTTGGAGAGGATCTTATTTAAATACTTTTGCAATGAGCTTAACTATTAATACACCACCAGGTGGCGATACCTTGAATGTACAACCACCCATTGCTGGTGATTTATACTACGTAAATGGTAAAAAATTAGATGGTATGAGTCCTACTTCTATTTTGTTTACACCGGCTAATTTTACTGCCGGAGCATTAGGAACCACGGTAAAAGAGGGTTCGAAGTTATATGAAGTATATGTGGATCAGAACGAAGCCCTGGTAGTTAATTTGCGTACGGATACTAATCCCGCTACTTTGCCCGTGCGCACGGTTACTGGTACTTGGATTATTGATATGTCCGATGATCATCCAGCTACTACCACATATGATTTGAATTGCGTGGTTGCTGCCGCTGTATATACTTTTTCTTGGGGTCCTACGGGTGGAACTACGGGAGATACAGTAACTATTGACAATACTGTTCCTCCTGGTGCTTCTGATCCAGAAGGACAAATTATAAGACTCTATGACGATACTGGAGTTCACTGGATTGATTTATATGTGAATAGATCTTCGTATGGTCCGAGTCCAGACGTAAAATTACCAGCGGCTACCACTTCAGACACTATAACTGTTTATGCACATTTGGATTACGATCAAAATATGAAAATTGGTTCCCTTCTTTATTGGTGGGATCAAACTAGAGGTGCTTTAGGTTGGGAGACAGATTTTCAGGCGGGTGGCGGTGTTCGTCACACTATTGATCGTAGGCATTACGGGAATCTATGTGCATATGAGATGGCGGATGAGGCATTAGCCGTTACGGATTATTATTCTACGGATGAGCTTCATTACTCCGGAATTCTATTTTCTAGGGATGAACTGAATGGTAGTTTTGAAACTGATGCTTCTTTAGGCGTTAATCTTAATTTTCCGGTTCGTGGCGGACATGCTTATTGTCGCGGGCAAAGGTTAAATATTCCCGCTGATCCTACTTTGGTTGTGATAGATAATACTAATACATTAGTATATGCAGATTATAATGGTGTTATACAGTCAATGGATATTGGTGCGTCAACGGTATTTAATAATGATTTAGATGCTGCTATGATGTGGGTTATTGGATCTACATATAATAGGAACGCGGATATAGACAGTCCTTATATTAGTGGGGATTGGGATTTTGCGGAAAAGGGTGTGCCTCTTTACTACGTGCAAGCATCTGCCGGGGTTATAACTGGTTGGCTTGATGTTTCTCGTAATATTAATGGTCCTGTAGATGATTGGTCTGTCGCGGACAGACGGTGGCATAAAGCTACTTTGCTTGCGCCAACTAAGTTAGCGGCATTTGATAATTTATGGGCTGCATTTCTACATGCACGTGTTCACAAGACTATGGATCGTGAGCAGGTGGAACGAGTTGAAATAAAGGTTACGGGAGATAATTTTATTTATGAGGGTTATCCTATAACACAGCCGACACACGTTGATGTCGTGGGAATTTCTAAGGATTCTGATGTTATCACGTGGGATTATGCTGTAGATAGCTCTGCCGCATGGGTTTTATCAGAGGGTTGTAGAGTATCTGGTTTACGTTTTAATGCGGCTATTACCGATGTTAATAATAGCGGAAATGTTTTCTTGATGGCGAATGATACTAAAGTAGATAATTGCAAGTTTATATATTCTGCTTTATCTGCGGGTATTTCCAATGGTTATAGGATATTTAATTTTAGATTAGGTGGTGGCACTCTTTCTAATGTTTATATTTCTGATAATTATGTAGATAGTACGGGTGATATTTTTGAGAATTTTGATGCTGTTACTGATGTTAACAGTGTATATATTGTGGGAAATATTTTTGAGGGTGGTGGACAAACGAGTGCACAAAGTTTTTTAGACATCGGTAGCACTTCTGCAAATAACTATTTTTTCTGGATAAGGGATAATATTATTATCGCTAAAACAGATGCGCTTAGTTATGTTGTTGCTGTTACATTGTCTGGTGTTGATAATGTGAATATCAAAGATAATGTTGTGTTTGTAGAGTATGATTCTGGTTTTACAAATTGGGGAATACAATTATTTGCCTGTAATTATTTCAATATATCAGGCAATACTGTTATTGGTGGTATTACTTATGCTCCAGTTTTTATCAGCGGAAATAATACTTCTGGTTATGTTATTAGACAAAGTACAAATGGATCATTAGATAATAACTATTCCATTTATAATGGTACCGGCATTTATTTGGAAAGTGCTGATTATATTTCGGTAAAGAACAATAATATATTTGGTTGTTACGAACGGGGTATTCGTGCAGATATTAGTGCATCCTATGGCGGGGCTACAGTTTTATCAGGTTTCGAAGTTTGTGATAATAATATATACGATGGGTATAAGGATAATTCTGCGAGTGGTTCTTATCTTAATCTTGAAGCGATTGATATTGCTGTAACGGTTAGTGCAACTTTAGATGAGATTCGTGGTGTTATTGTTAATAATAATAATATAAGTAAATTAACTGATTTGTATAGTTTAAACGATTGTTACGGTATTCATGTAGATATTTCTGGAAGTGGGGCGGGTGATGATGCGGAGATACATGGATTATCCATAGATAATAATACTATTAGTGAGATAAGCAAAGCGGGGAATGATTTATATGGAATATATCTGAAACTATATCCTGATGATCCTGATACTTCTACACCAAGTGTTAACGGCGTACGTATTTGCAATAATAACGTTTCTTGTGCTAAAAATGTGGCTAGTAATACACACGGTATTGTTTACGATGCAAGGTCTGTTACTGGGGATTTAAATGTTGGTGAAGTAAGTATTCATGAGAATACTGTTTATATAGATGTTAATCCGGCTGCTAATACAGCGTACGGCATACAGACTGTTATAAATAGTCCAACTAATTTAGATATTAGTGGTAATACTATTGGTTCCACACATTATGGTGTTTTTGGAAGAGTGGATTACGGAGTTATTAGAAATAATAAGATTATAGCTGGGAGATTTGGTATTTATACGGCGGGTGTTGAACATGAAAGTATTTGTGAGAACGATGTAACGATTGATCCTGTAGATAATACGGCTGCTTGTTATGGTATTTGGGTTAGCGGTGATTCTTTTGATATTACAAATAATAGTGTGGTATTGAAAGGATATGCTGGTGCTAATATTTATGCCGGTAGTGTTAACATTTTTGTAAGTATAAATTGTAGTGATTTTTCTATAATAGGAAATACAACAAGACAGTTAAATACCGGAATATCCGGGGTTGGACTTATAACACACATCTTTATAGATGATGATCATTCCGGTCAATGGACTGTGGGTGATAATGAAATTTGGAATATAGCCCCTTCGGGTAATGGGGTAGGCTTATATGTTGATGTGAGCGCTGCTCCGGTAAATGTTAGAGGACATATTAGAGATAATACTGTTCATAATGATACGGGTAGCGCACAAGCTTTTAGTGTAGCTACTCCTACTGGAGCTAGTTGGATTACCGCGAATAATAACGCTTTGGTTGCGTCTTATACTGTTAATTTTGCTGTTCTTTATACTATACCTGGTATTACCAGTTATTCTACTGCTGGTGGTAATGATAACAATTTAGTAGATAGTTGGGATGCGTTTGGTTCGTGGACGCCTGTATTTTTCTAAAAAGTTAGCTTTACATATTGACAGATTATTTTTTATTGTTATTTTTTAGTTAGGAGTTATTAAAAAGTCCTGCTAAAGGAGGGGATCTATGCGTTATATAACTATTTTTTGTGTTTTTATGGTTTTTGGCTGCGGAGAAGAGGCTTCTTCTTTTATTGTGGAAGATGGGGGAGATTCTGATGCTGATGTTGATTCTGATGTAGACGGAGATTCGGATAGCGATACAGATAGTGACGTAGATTCTGATACAGACAGTGATACAGACAGTGATACAGACAGTGATACAGACAGTGATACAGACAGTGATACTGACAGTGATACAGACAGTGATACAGACAGTGATACAGACAGTGATACAGACAGTGATACAGACAGTGATACAGACAGTGATACTGATAGTGACGTAGATTCTGATACAGACAGTGATACAGGAGATATTTGTAATTTAGAGTTTTTTGATAATTTTAGTAATTGTTTTTCTTCAGGATGGGATACTACGGGGAATTGGGAATGTTTGAATATTTTTTCTGAGTATTATATGGAAGTTTCTTCAGAAGAATCTGGTACTAAAATTTCTGTAAGACTAGCATCTCCATGGTTGGATGCGACAGGTTGCGACAAGGTAATACTGGAGTATGAACATGATTATGATGATGATCCAGAATCTTCTGATGATATTGCTAATGTGGGTGTTCAATTCTCCGGATTAGAGCCCAATTGGGTTATTAGACAGAGTTTTACCTTTAGTAATGGAGAAGATCAAGTACACGATTTAGATCGGTATCTTTGGTTAGATAAAAATATATTCAGAATTATTTTTCAATACACAGGGAATGATAATTATGATTGGTCAATTGATAATGTTCATATTTGGGGTGAATGATTTTTGTTGACTTATTTTTGCATCTTGATATATTTAGATGTAGTTTGAAATATTGAAAGGGGAATTGAAGTAAAATGACAGAAAAAGATAATTTTATTGCTAATCTTAGATTTTGTATTATTGAATCTATGAAAAGTATGGATGAGTGGGTGTCATCAGATGACATATTAAATTATATAAATAATAATGATAATCTGTACGATATTGCAGGTAATAGTATTACAGCAGAAAAAATAGGAAATAATCTTCGTATTTTGAAGGGCATGCACGTAGTTGATTCTCAGTATCAACGAGGTAAAGGCGTATGGATTCTTTTGGATACGTCTTATCAGCCACAACCTTCAGTGAAGATGGTAGTAGCATTTCCCAAAGATGTACATACAGCTTTGTCCGAGGCTTCATCGAAAAGAAATATAACTAAGACCGAGTTAATTGTTGAATCTGTGGAAGCCAGTTTGTCTGCTTAGTTTATCGTCTACCTAATATAAAAAAAATAAAAAAAGTTGGTTCAGTATATTGACAGCTGCTGTAAGAGGTTTATATTGATTTATGAACAGTATGAGAGTTGATGAAATGTTGGAAAATTGGGAGGAAAAAATGAAATTTAGTGAATTTTGTAAGAAGGTGGAAGCTCCTGAGACTGAAACTCAAGAGGAGAAAGATTTAAAAGCTGTAAAACAAAATGGTTGGGCACTCCAATACGTACAAAATCAAACACCAGAGATTTGTATAGAAGCTGTAAAACAAAATGGTTACGCACTTGAATATATACAAAACCAAACACCAGAGATTTGTATGGCAGCTGTAAAACAAAATGGTTGGGTACTTGTATATGTACAAAATCAAACTCCAGAGATTTGTATGGCAGCTGTAAAGCAGGATGGTATGGTACTTGAATATATACAAAACCAAACACCAGAGATTTGTATGGCAGCTGTAAAGCAGGATGGTTATGCACTTGTATATGTACAAAATCAAACTCCAGAGATTCGTATAGAAGCTGTAAAACAGAATGGTTATGCACTTCGACATATACAAAACCAAACTCCAGAGATTTGTATGGCAGCTGTAAAACAAAATGGTTGGGTACTTGAATTTGTACAAAACCAAACTCCAGAGATTTGTATGGCAGCTGTAAAGCAGGATGGTATGGTACTTGAATATATACAAAACCAAACACCAGAGATTTGTATGGAAGCTGTAAGGCAGAATGGTTACGTACTCCAATACGTACATAACCAAACACCAGAGATTTGTATAGAAGCTGTAAAGCGGGATGGTTGGGCACTTAAATACGTACAAAACCAAACACCAGAGATTTGTATAGCAGCTGTAAAACAAAATGGTTACGCACTTAAATACGTACAAAACCAAACTCCAGAGATTTGTATGGCAGCTGTAAAACAAAATGGTTACGCACTTAAATACGTACAAAATCAAACACCAGAGATTTGTATAGCAGCTGTAAAGCAGGATGGTATGGTACTTAAGTACGTACAAAACCAAACACCAGAGATTTGTATAGAAGCTGTAAAACAAAATGGTTGGGTACTTGAATTTGTACAAAACCAAACTCCAGAGATTTGTATGGCAGCTGTAAAGCAGGATGGTTGGGCACTTGAATTTGTACAAAACCAAACACCAGAGATTTGTATGGCAGCTGTAAAACAAAATGGTTACGTACTTAAATACGTACAAAACCAAACTACAGAGATTTGTATAGAAGCTGTGAAACAGAATAAAGGTGCTATGAAGTACGTGTATAAGTCTATTTTTGAAGAAGAGTAAATAAAAAAGGAGAGATAAAATGGGTTACGAAAGAACAAAATACGAAGATCTAAATATAAGGAAATCAAAATCACCTCTAATAACGGTGAAGAGAGTAGATAAATCTGATACTTTAGTATGTCCTATCAGAGGTGCTGGAGCTGGGTTTGGTAAACCGGCTCCGGAGGAAGGGGTATTGTTGAGCTTTGAAGTGGGTTTGCACCGTATTTATATTTCTCGTAGCTTACTTAATCGTATGGAAAAAATATTGGACGAGAATGATTCAGAGGAAGTGATCGTAGATCCTTATGGTTACAAAGAATAATTTTGGAGGAAGAAATGAAATTTAGCGAATTTTGTAAAATGGTAGAAGCTCCTGATACTGGGACTCAAGAGGAGAAAGATTTAAAAGCTGTAAAACAGGATGGTTGGGCACTTGAATACGTACAAAATCAAACACCAGAGATTTGTATGGCTGCTGTAAAGAAGGATGGTCATGCACTTCAATATATACAAAACCAAACTCCAGAGATTTGTATGGCTGCTGTGAAACAGAATGGTCATGCACTTCAATATGTACAAAACCAAACTCCAGAGATTTGTATGGCTGCTGTGAAACAGAATGGTTGGGCGCTTCAATATATACAAAACCAAACTCCAGAGATTTGTATAGCAGCTGTGAAACAGAATAAAGATGTTACGAGATATGTAGACAAGTCCATTTTTGAGGAAGAATAATACTGGAGTAAAAAATGAAGTTTAGTGAATTTTGTAAGAAGGTAGGAGTTCTTGAAACTGAAACTCAAGAGGAGAAAGATTTAAAAGCTGTGAGAGCGGATGGCTGTGCGCTTAGGTATATACAAAACCAAACACCAGAGATTTGTATGGCTGCTGTAGAACAAAATGGTTGGGCACTTAAATACGTACAAAACCAAACACCAGAGATTTGTATGGAAGCTGTAAAGAAGGATGGTTGGGCACTTAAATACGTACAAAACCAAACACCAGAGATTTGTATGGAAGCTGTAAAGAAGGATGGTCGTGCACGTATACACGTAAAAAATAAAATTCCTGAGATTTGTATAGAAGCTGTGAAACAGAATAAAGACGCTATGAAGTATGTAGACAAGTCCATTTTTGAGGAAGAGTAAATAAAAAAGGAGAGAGAAATGTTTATCTGTGAATGTGGAAAAGAATTTAAAAGAGAAGGTTGGTTGGATCGTCATAGGAAAGTTTGTACACCGAATGTGAATGCAGACTCTGGTGTGGAAAAAAATTCAGAAACTACTGTTGTTGATCAGACTTTGCACATTACAGTTGGTTCCACTATCATGCTAAACGGACATGTGTGGTCCCAAGATCCTAAGACATATGCTTGGAAGGGAATGCACGTAGTTAATGAGGAGGTAGAGGTAAAGGCTCAAGAGGGTGTCAATCTTATTTGTGTTTCTGTGAACAGGAATGGAGACTGCGTATGGGCTGTTGAGGAAGGTAGAGTACTCTCCGGGGAAATGGAGATAAAGTATCTCGCCCCTGTAGGAGGTAAGCCGAAGGCTGGACGAAGAGAAACTGTTGATGCTGAAGAGATCCAACTTTATAAAGATGCTGCTAATAAGTATGTAGAAATACGGGATAAGAAGTTGGACATTGAAAAGGAACTTCGGAAAGTATCCAAAGAGTGTCGACCTATCATAGAGTCCTTCATTTTTAAACGGGGTAAGGAGTCAGAAGAGGGTAAGGGGGACGCTAAATTAGAGGACTATGGTTTCATAGGGTTGATGAAAAGAACGCCCGGAAAGCCGTATCTGGAGCGTGAGGATAATAAAATCGTCCAGTGGTGTTTGGACAATGGCCATGCTAATTGTGTTCGTCAAATGTTAAACGTAGATTTATGGGAAGAGCTTAAGAAATCGGGTCAGGTTCCTGTAGAATTTTCATCGTCTGTTGAAGTAGAGAAAATGACCAAGGATAGATTCAGTCTTAATATTACGAGAGATGATAATATTTAGTGAAAAATTGGATAAAGAAATTAAATCGGTAGAACGATATTTTTTACTTAAAAGATCTGTTGTACCTTTACTAGTTATTTTATTCTTTGTGATTTGTCTTATCTTTAATAATGTTTGAATCTATATTTTTTTGAAACGGTATATTCTCGTATAGGATTGTACGAGAAGAGCTGTTGAATGCAGAATTTTAATTCGTTAAAAAGTTTAGATCTCGCTATAAAATCTTGTAAAAGGTGTTTGCTATATAAAGACTGCGGTTCTTATGGACCTACTCTTCCTGAAGGTTATAACGACGTAGAGATTATGGTTCTAGGAAGAAACCCAGGGTATGATGAGCTTGTTGGGGGAAGACCCTTTATAGGTAGAGCGGGACAGAAGATGGACACGTTCCTGTTCGCTGTAGGGCTTTCTAGGAGAGATTGCTGGATAACCAATACTTGTAAGTGCTATTCATCGAATAACAGACCGCCTATGTATGAAGAAATAGTATCGTGTTCTGATTATTTTAAAGCGGAACTAGAAATTATAAAGCCTAAATTTATAATATCTTTTGGTGCCGAAGCGATGTCTATGGTTACGCCTTATACTGGTAGAATTATGAGACATTGCGGAGAACTGTTGAATAAACCAAAGAGTAGCAGGCTAGGAATAAAAATTGATGCTAGAGTGGCTATTTGCGTTCACCCCTCTGCTGTGTTGCGCAGTAATCGTTGTGATGCCGAGTGGAACCACGCAATCAGAAATGTGAAGGACTTTTTAGTTGAAACGGAGAAAAAATGAGTGGGAAATCCGAAGTTATAGGAAAGTTGTGCAATAAAGAATGCCCTTTGGAGGAGAGAAATAAAGTAGTCTATAGATCTCCGTTGGAAGATTCACATCCTGTAAAATATAGTTTAAATGAAGATGTTAAAAGTAGAACCGTAAAATTTACGGTTACAGCGGCTCTTCCCGAGTTGGATGATAAAGGTTTTAATAAAGTATCGCAAATAAAAGGATATTTTATTATAGATTTTTATGAAGATGGCTATCCCGGAGAAGTTAGATTATTTTTGGATAAAATGGGAACTGAGTTACACGGTTTTGCAAATGCATGGGCTGAAGCTATAAGCATGCTTTTGCAATACGGCGTAGATCCAAAAAAGATTTATGAAAAATTTAAAGCCTGGCAATTTGATCCACGCGGGATTACCAGTGTAAAAGGCGTGCCTTTTTGTAAGTCAATTATTGATATGGTGATGAAGTATATGGAGTTGAATTTTTTGCCTACAGCTAAATTATCTAAAAATTCTGAAGGATCAACGGATTACGAAGAATCTTTAGAGATAGCTGTTTCTTCTGATTGATTAATGCGTGTAGTTATACAAATAGGTTATCAAAAATCTATGGGATATAGAAAGTACGGACAAACAGTTAAGGCGTATATAAACGATGAAGAGTGTAGCTGGAATGACGATTGTGGAGAATATATAACGTCTAAGGTTGAGTCATCCAAAGGAATCCTCTGGTATTTATGGGAAACAGACATTAATGAAGACGATATAATAAGGATTGAAGCAAAAACATATATGAGGAATATTGGTGTTGATGAAAATCGCACTTTTGAATCTATTTATTATGTAGAGGAAGAAATACCTGTAAGAGAAATACTAATGACTGGCGTGGGAAAACGAGGTTATCCTTTAATAAAAGGGAGAGTACTAGAATTGGGATCTGTTTCTGAGATGGATAAGAGAAATCAGAAGCTTTCTGATTTTCTTAACGATGATAAGTTTTAGAAGGAGCTGTTATGGAATTATTGAAAAGAAAAGGTGAAAGAAAAGAAAAGGATTTTTATCAAACACCACCGTCTATTGCTAAGTGGATTGTAGAACGGTGTATTGGTCTTAGTGATATAGGAGATAGGGTACGAGGTATTGATAAATACCGTTTTATAGAACCTGGATGCGGTGATTACTTTCCTTTTGCTATAGCGGCTAAGGGCTATGGTATAGGTAGTGTTAGAGGTATAGATATTAGAGATTCTGTTATGCATGGGGAAAATATTTTTATTCATAGTAATACTGATTTCCTTACTCATGATTTTTATGATGAAAAATTTAATATCATAGCAACTAATCCGCCATTTTCTCAGTTAATATCTTTTTGGCGTAAAGGCATCGATATTTTGACTAGTAATGGTGTTTTTGCATTGTTGGGAAAACTATCGATGGTTGCGACTAAGAATCGTTCAAAGATCTGGGATTATAGACCTCCGGCAAAAGTTACTATTCTTTATCCTAGACCTTCTTTCACAGGAGATGGAAAGACTGATATTGCTCAAGAGTACTGCGTTGCTTTTTGGTATGGAGAAGAGATGGAAGAAAGAAGAATTACCTCTAATATTCCCACAATTTTAGATTGGCTTAATTGGAAGAGTTTGGATGCTTGATGTTTATATGGAAAAGAAACGGTTCTATGTGGCTTTGGACCCTCAGCACTCTTATTTTTCTACAGTTTTTCCTGTGGTTAAATCCTTATTAACGACTGTAGAATTATCCCGAGGTAATGTTTTTTCCATTGGGTATGAAGATGTTACCTTTTTAAAAGATAAGTTGCGAAAGTTGAATTTATTACCTTATTGCACTATTAGTGATGGGGCATATAATTTTTTGGATTGGTTGGACGGAAAACATGTTAAAAACGAATCTGTGAAGAAGGGTATCTATAATGATACTATAAAATTATTATTGAAAGATAAGCTGAAGACTATTCCCTACGAAGATCAGTATTCAGCTATATCTTATATTGTTAATAATCCTAGAGCTGGGTTATTTGATGACATGGGATCGGGAAAAAGCTTAATTTCTTTAGCTTCTATAGTTGCGCTAGGGAACGAAGTAAAAAGGACTTTGGTTATATGTCCGAATAACGTTGTTTTTGGTTATATGCGTGAAATAGAAAAACATACGTATTTAAAGGGAGTAGCTGTTCCTTCAGGAACTAAAAAATCTTTAGAATTTTTGAAAGATACTTGTGAATCTCCGTGGGATATTCAACTTATACATCCAGAAAATCTTATAAATAGGAAAGGTAAAAGGGTAGACGGGGATAATACAAATTTTTTGATTACCAGACCTTGGGATATGATTATTGTTGATGAATGGCATATGTATAAAAATGTTAATAAGAAAAGATCCGCATGTGTATTTAAGATATTGAAAGAAGCCAGAAATTCTGAGGGAAAATATCCAAGGCTACTTATAATGACAGGTACTCCTGTTTCAGAATCTCCTGTAAATTCTTATAGTGTTTTGAAGGCACTAGGCTTTGATTTTTTATATAACCCTTTTGTTTTTGAAAACTATTTTTGTAGGAAGGAAGAAGTCGAAATTTGGACTAAGGATAGAAAGGGAAATGCTATAAAGAGGCGGATAGAAAAGGTTGCGGGTTATAGACATTTGGATGAATTGAAAACTCGGATTGAGCACGTATCTATTAGAAGAACAAAAGATGAAATGAAAGGATTTCCGGATAAGACATCTAGTATTAGAGATGTTGTGCTGAAAGGAAAGCAACTTAAGTTATATAAGTCTTTGTGCGATAGATTTATATCAGAGATACCTAAAGGGGCTAAAATAAATTTAAGAAATTTTTTAAAGAAGAATGCCACGGCTTTAAAGCTAAGACAATTATTGAATCATCCTAATCTTATAGAGTCTGAAGGGAATTCTGTTAAATATGAAGAAATTGATAAGATATTGGAAGAGCTTTTTGTAGATCCAGAACAAAAAGTCGTGATTTGGACTGCTTTTAGGAAATCTGTTAAAAATATTTATGACTTATTTAATAAGAAGTACGGAGCTGTAAAAATATATGGGGATTCGCCTCGTGACGAAATGTCGCGTGTAGCTCCAATATTTGAGAACGAGGATTATCCTAGAATTGCTGTATGTACAGCGGAGAAAGCAGGAACAGGCACTGATTTTCTTGCTCGGGCTAGAACTGCCATATACGTAGATCGTCCCTACTCTTTTACTTTATATAAACAGTCTATGGATAGAATACATAGACGTGTAAAAACTGTAGGTAATTTATCTAAGTTGGATCGAATTAGATCTCAACCCGCATCTCTTATTTTTTTGGATGCGGTAGGTACTATAGATGTTTTAATAAGAGACATCTTGTTGGGTAAGACGGATATGTCTGATGCAATAACTACCAGTGATGAAAAATTGATAGAGATTGGGAGAAAAGATTTAATCGACTATTTGAAGATGGCATCATGAGTAATTTAATTCATATGCGGAAAATGTTGAAGGTAGATGCTCCTGAAGATGACGGAAGGAGGCCTATATATTATTATAGTTTAGATAGAGAGAGTATGGAGCGCTGCTACAAGATTATGTATGAAGTGTCAACCATGCTTTGGACTTATTTTAATTATACAGGTTATACAACTCCGTGGCACAATAAAGATAGTAGGAAAGAGTTTAATGTGTATCAGAAGTCATTTTTATCTGTGATAAAATTTATTACAGATGTAGATATAGATCTTAAATCTTATTGTATATTGCTCGGTGTTTTACATGATTACGATAAGTACGTGCGACCGTCTTCTTTATTCGGTATCAATAAATCTTTGGTTGCTATGTTAAAGAGATTTCGACAGTACGCAGGTAGTAGAGATTCGGTAAGAGCCGTACGTGATTTTTTAGTTCGTTTTATGGAATTGCAAATTGAGCATATGGGGCACGCGTTTATAGCGCGTAGGAATATTATTAGTAGGGTGCACGATAGTAATAGAACAAAAAATTTTGGAACTTATAATAGCATTTTTGATAGGATTAAAGATTTGGGGGAAAAAGAAATTGATCCTATTCTATGGCTAGAACTAAAATTTAAGAATTGTATTGATTTTAAACCTGATGACATAGTTTTATTGCGTACTATTTCTAATACGAATGGATTAGACCCTAAATTAGACGAATTGAAAGAACTAACCAACGATCCCTGGCGTGAAATACGAATGTTCCTTAGTTTATCGAGTAAGTGCGAGTTTCCTGATGGCTATATCCCAAAGGGCTGGTATCCATCTAATGGAGATTTTTCTAAGTCTGAAGATATTGTAAGAGTGCGGGGCGATGGGTTTTATTACTACCCTACGGGCGAGCAAAGAAGGGGGAAGAGACACTATGCCTCAAATACTTATTTGGGTATAAAGTGTAATCCCGATAATTTTTTAATGTTTAAGGATCGGTGGCGTGATAAGAGAATGCTAATGGCTAAGCCCACATGGGAAGAATATAGCAAGTACGCGATTCATAATGATATGTGGGATGAAGACGGAAATAGTACAAACGGTAGGATGAAATCAGTTAAATGGAGGAAAAGATGAGTATTATTTATAATAATACCACGTCAAAGACAAAAACTCATTTTTTAGCGGCGATGCAGTTAATCGTTGACGTAAAGAAAAAGTATAATATGCCGTCTGAACGATGGGCGTATCCTAAAATGAGTTTTGGAGATCCTTTGGATGTTTATTACTCCGTTTATTTTAAAATAAATTCTATGTTTTTGCCTTTATCTGAAAATTCAAATATAGCAATTGGAAAGGTTGAAAAATGAAATCAGAGGAATATATCAAAAATGTTTTAAAGACCGCTTCAGGCGACTATGAGGCCATTGGAAAAAGGTTGGACAATAGATCAACGATTGATCTTTTGCATGCTGCTATGGGAATGGTTACAGAATCGACAGAGCTTTTGGATATGCTAAAGAAACATATATTCTATGGTAAAGACCTAGATTTTGTTAATGCGGAAGAAGAGTTAGGGGATAGTAATTGGTATCAATCATTAGCTATTCAAGCTATGCGCGTGAAAGGACATTTTACGAGTTGGGAGTCTGTATGGGATAAGAATGTAAAAAAGCTTAGAAGTAGATACGGGGATAAATTTACTGAGGAAGATGCTTTGAATAGAGATTTGGATAGAGAACGGAATATTTTAGAAGGAAAATGACACTTAAGGATGACATTATAGATAGCTGCAATCTGTGTAATCGGACGGGAGTTTATGAGGGTAGAGTATGTCCTTGTATTTTAAAATTCAGAGCTTTTAATAGATTAATTTTCGGTGGTTTTAATCTAAATAATTTATATTTGGTTTCTGATTTTTATGAAATACCTTTTGTCCTTTCCGGTAGTGAATGCATAGACTTATACATGAATAGTCCAGCTTTAATAGAGAACGAAGGATTATCTTTATACATATTTTCTCGTGAAAAAGGTCGGGGTAAAACTACGTTGGCACATTCTCTTCTATATAATATTGCTTGTTACTTTATGAGGACTGATCATTATGATCGTAACAGAGATTGGTGCTTTGAGCGTGTAGATAAGTTCTTGGAAAATGCAAAATTTTCTGAGGATAACTGGAAATCTACTTATTACGTATTGGATGATTTAGGTAGTGAAGATAGATCAGCACCTTGGAAGTTTGATTTATTTTTATCTTCACTCCAGCAACTCTTGCACTACAGAAGGGATAATAAATTGCCTACTATAATAACTTCTAACTATCATCCTTCGGATATATCTTCTATTTATAATGGTTTGGTTGATTCATTATTAGAGATAGGGCCTGATGGAAATATAGGAGGAAAACTATATAGACAAGTAGAATTGGGTGGAGGGGAAGATCTAAGGCTTTCTGATAGCAGCTGGCCTGTATAATGCATTTAGACATTGAAGTTGAAGCAGAGTTTCTAGCTTCTGTTTTAAAAAAATATTCGTATATTGATAATTCTTTATTAAAATCAGTAGAACCTGATTATTTTTCTGTAGATTCCTATAAATGGTTTGTAAAGCTTCTTATTGAAAGGGATTGGGAACCTGTACCAAAAGGGTTAGTTGACCAGGAACTTTCTTCCATTACTGATGAAGATTCCCGTTCTAAATATAAGATTCAAATAAGTAGTTTATACGATAGAGAAATAACATTTCAAAAAGACGCGCATAAGAAGTTTAGAGCTTTTGTTGCTTATCGCAAAGTAAATGCTGCGGTAACGGCTTCTTTCGAAGGTTATAACAGAACAGGTCGTATTGATTTACTCACAGATGAGCTAGAGTCTAGTGCGGTAGAAGCTAAGAGTATTATATCTGAATCTGAATTAGAGGTACATGATTTTGCGGATGATTACGATGCTCGTCAAGAAATGCGGCGTTCTATTAGAGATAATCCTAGTTTAAATCCAAGAGTATTAACAGGTATAAGGGGTTTAGATGAACAATTTATAATAAAAGCTCCAATGCTTGTCGAGTTCATAGCACCTTTTAAAAGATTTAAATCAATTATCTTGAACGCTTTGGGTTATGCGGGTTCGTTACAAGGTTTTAATTGTGTACATGTTACTTATGAAAATTCTTACGGTTTGACTTCAGATAGGTACGATTCTATGTTTTCTGGTCTAAATTTTAATCGAATTTCTAATATGATTATTACCCAGGAAGAAAAAGATAATTTAGATAGGATGTTTGAATGGATTAAATCTTGGAGCAACCGGCTAAAAATTATAAAATGTAAATCCAGGGAAACAACGGTAAAAGAAGTAGAAGATCGAATAAAAAGATTGGAAGACACTAATAATTTCTCTCCAGATTTCGAGATATGGGATTATCTCAATATTATAGCGCCGTCTAAGCGGTATAGAGAAGAGCGTCATGACCAAGCGCAAGCAGTGTGGGATCTAAAAGGTCATGCAGATAAATATAATGTAGCTATTTTTACGGCGGGTCAGACAAATATGGGTGGTGTTAGCGCAGACCGGTTGGAATTGGAGCACAGGGGTAAGGCCATTGATATATCGCAGGGTTTGGATATTTCTATAGCTATAGATCAGACAAAGCAGGAGAAGCAGGAAGGTATTTTGGTTTTATCACCCCAGTTTGTTCGTAGTGGTGAGATAAAGATACCGCACGTGGTTTTGGATACTGATATACCTCGTATGCAGATAGATCCTTCCATGTACCGTTTGTGGGAGCATGCTCAAAGAGTAAATCCCTATATTAAAAAGTAGTTCATTCTAGTATATCGCAGAATAAGAAGAAAAAATTACCTTAAAGTATTGACAGCTACTTATTTTGTAGTTATTATTTTCTTGGGCTGGCAGAGAAATATGGTATTGACAGCGTAATGAAGAGAATGTATGTATATGGTGATATATTGAGCTAGATCATATCTTAGCATACATTGTGGGGGTTACTAAGTGGATTTTGGACTAAAAAGTCCAAAATTTTGTGGTGATTTTTTGGGTTCGATTTATGATTGATAAGAGATCCTATATACTTTCTAAGTTTTCTGGTGACGATTTTAGTTCTAAGGGCGAGCTGCATGTTTGCTGTCCCTTTCACGACGATAAAAGTCCAAGTTTCGATATATCGGAAGACGGATTATTTATTTGTCGGTCAGCTAGATGCGGGGTAACGGGTAATTTTTTCAAGTTCTATAAGATGATGGAAAATCTTTCCAGTTGGAAAGATGTATATGCGAGGTTAGGGGGTAAGGAAACTAGAGTATCTGCAAATTTGGAGCAAATACTTGGTAATAAGAAGACTAAGAAAAATAATTATTTTAGGATAAACGATTTTCCAATAACACCTTTTATTCGTAATATAAATTTAGATCTTCCTTATTTAAAAGAAAGATCATTGAATTCAGATGTACTAGACTATTTTGGTATTGTTTACGGTGTTGATGCGGAGTTTGATGGAGTAAATATTAGAAATAGCTTGGTTATACCTATATTTGATTATGATGGTACTTATTTTACGTTTCAAGTTAGGTATCTTGGTGTATCTAAACTCAGGTGGAATAATCCTAAAGATAGTTGTATTCAAAGGCTTTTGTACGGAGGTTGGCTTGTAAATAATAGAACACCTTATTTGTGGATTGTAGAGGGTGCTAGTGATGTATGGAATTTATATCGTTTGGGGGAGCAGGCTGTAGGATTATTTACGAAAAATGCTACGGATAGACAACTTAGTACAATAAATTTTCTTTGTAAATCATATAATTTAACTCCAGTACTATGTTTGGACGGTGATGCTAGAGGTGAGACTTTTGATTGTTCTCTAGATATTTTTAATGAGTTATATTCTATGGATTTGTATTCTAAAATTATTTATTTGAAAGAGGATATGGACCCCGGTGAGATAGATCAGGATTTGTTTTTCTATTTGAATGGAAGGATCGGTGAAACTGATGTCGTATATGGCTGAAGTAATTTCTCCAAAGCTGTCTAGGATCATAAAGGGTTTATCCGTAAGTAATCCTCGTTTGTCCGATAGTTTGAAGAAATGGAGGCCTTTATTAACTAGTACTGTGGGAAAAATTTGTTATGTTACCAAAAAGAATCCTGATGATGTTTTGCAAGAGATTTTGACGGTTGTTTCGGAAGTGGAGAGTATGTATGACGTTGATCTCTATAGATACCAAGGTTCTGTCTACGAATTTGTAGAAGAGGCGGGGAATGAAGTAGTACTGCGTACACCACGTTTTAATAAGAGAGAGAAAAAAGAAATACGAGTTGACAAGAATCTTGTATTAACCGTTGAGAAGGGTAAATTCCGATCTGCAATATATAGAGAAATTCAACAATGTTCCTGTGATATTATAAATAGCTATTTTACAAAAAAGAATGGCTTCAAAAAGGTTGTTGAAAAGAATCAATTGGTAAAGGTAAGTAGTGCATCAGACGGGGTTAAGCAAGAACGTAGGGATATAAATAAAGTAGAGAAGTTTGTAGATGTTATGAGCTTGGATGGTGAAGAATGCTCACCTGTTTGTGATTTTTCTAGTGCGGAAGATAATGTAATCTTTTTGCAGTATGTAAATGAAATTGCTGATAAAATATCTGAAGAAGGGTCTATAGTTTTAAAATGTATGATGGAAAATCCAGGTATTAGCGTTAATGCTCTGGCCAGAGAGCTAAATTTATTTGTGCGAAAAGTTAAATATGCTAAGTGCGAAATAGAACGAGCAATTCCTTTTTTGCAGGAAGAAAAGATCCCTGGGATTGACCCTATATATGTGAAGGCCAATGAAATCTTGGATAAGGACAAGCTAGAAGTTATAAAAAAGGGTATGGTAGAACCAGTTCCTATTTATTTTAATGGTGCGTATGTTAAAGAAGAAAGACCTGTTTTGTCGGAATTGATTAAGATGGATACGGTAGAACCGAAACCGATGTATTTATGGAGTTGGGATGATTAATTTTTTAATGGATCAAGAATCTATTTTAGATTTTTGTAGATGTGTGGAAAAGGCTGATAAGGATATTAGAAATATATTTATGTATATTTCTGATAAGATTTTTTATTTACATGTGCAATCATCTTATGTTACTTGTGTATTAAGCCATCCTGTTGCATGCGATGAAGAATTTAATTTGGGAATTCCTTTTGATATTTTTTATACTTCTTTTAAAAAACTGTATGATGAAGTTATTTTTAATGTATCAGAGAATAAACTTTTTTTGGAAAAGGACAATATAAATATAGAAATACCTATATGTGATTATGAGCCTCTTTCTTGGGTAGAACCTGATAAGTTTTTAAGTACTGCGGATAAAAAATTTATTGTAGATTCGTCAAGTAAGTGTAATTATTTCACATCTGTTAAATCTGGATATGATGGATTGCTAATTGACAATAATGAATTTTTGCGTGTTTGTAAGATAAATTCTAGTTCAATTAAAATATTTACATCTATATCCGATTCTGATTATAAGTACCGCTTTGCGTTGGGTAAAGAAACAGTTGGTCTATTAAGTCTGATGAAAAATAATATAAATACAATAGCTTTTAACTCTAATAGTGTTTATTTATATATGAAAGGCGATATTATAGTACGTTTATCCTTGATATATGATTCGTATCCAGAAGAATACTTATCTGTACTAGGACTTAAGAATGAAGAATTTGTAGTTAATACAGATATATATAATAATTATAAATTTAATTGCGAGGATCTTTTAAATGCAGTAGAGACTGTGTCTTCTGTGCTGGGTGAGGACGGCTTGTTCGTAAATCTAAGATGTGTAGGAGTTAGTGATGATATACCTATATGGTCTGTAGAGGGAAGTTCTTTGAATGGTAGATTTGCGAGAGAAATAATATCGTGTACAGAAAAAGGGGTGGTGGATAATGAAGCTATAATCATAAATAAAAAAGATTGTTTGAATATAATTAAAACATATAAAGGTGAAGTTATATTACATAATCTAGACGAAAAGCCTTTGGTAATTTCTAATCAAGAGCGGGATGACGTTTCGCTCTTAGTAAAGGTGAGTGTTTAATGTTATATAAGATTAAACCAAAAGTTAGTTTGGATAAAGCTATATACGAGAAGATTAATGCCAATTACAATTGGGATCTAAATAGTAAGTATTTGTACTGGGAGTGTTTTTCACACCCGAATTTGGATAAGCATCAATGCAACCCTTTGGCTTTGAGCGCGGGGGGTGTTAAATGTAGGTATTGTAATAATAGTCCTTTGAATATTTGTAAGGTTACGTGTCATGTTAGTAAGTTTTGTTTAGCTGTTTTTGCCTATCGTTTGGGGATAGGCGGGGAAAATTTAAACACGGCTGTGGATAAAAATTTAAAAATTGGATATAAAAGTCTGATCCAACAAGTTGGTACGCTTATAAACAGATCTGTTGTGGAAGAAGATAATAAATCTGAGAAATCTGATAAAGAAACTAATTTATATGCTGTTGATGAAGAAAAGGAAGAAGAGCTGATTTCTATTACGGAGGCGGCGAGATTATATGAGTGCTCATATTGTAATATGCATTCTAAAGTGACTAACGGCAAATTGTCTAAAGTGGAGCTAAATAGAAAAATGTATGTAAAGAAATCCGATGTTTTGGATTTGAAATTAAAGAAAGGAAGAAAAATGTGTGAAGTAAAACCCCCGGGGGGAGGATCTTCTACTGAGGATCTTAACAAAGATGTTAATGAAAATGTGGAAAATGGTACTGTTTCTCAACAAGAGAATAATGAGGTAGAGGTTTCTCAGCCTGTTGTATCGTCATCTGACGATTCAAATGTGGAGACTACTGTAGCGGCTACTACACCAGCTGCTCCTCCTCCTGCAAAGCCTCTTGTTATAGATGCTCCTCGTAGTACTGAAGCTCCTGTAGCTCCTCCTGTAGCTCCTCCTGTAGCTCCTCCTGTAGCTCCTCCTGTAGCTCCTCCTGTAGCTCCTCCTGTAGAAGCGGATCTAAATGAGGAGAAGTCTAGTTTAATGACAGAGATTCCTCTTGCTGATCAGGACTTGATTACAGTTAAAGAGGCGGCGGAACTTTATGGGTGTTCCGCTCCTAATATACACGTACATATAAACAAAGGTAACTTGAAGAAGACTCAAGTTGGTAGTAGAATCTATGTACATCGTGACGAAGTCTTAGCTAGGAAAGAAAAGAAAATATCCGGCAGTCAGAGAAAGGTAGAGAGGAAGAAGAAGGAAAAGGGTCCTTTGTTTGATGAAGATGGTGTGCGTTTATACACAGTAACTGAAGCAGCTGGTTTTTACGGTTGTTCTTATTATAATATGTATGCTCATGTTAAGAATAACAATGTTCAAAATACTGAAAGAGATGGTAAAAAATATCTCAGGGAAGATGATATCTTGAAGTTGAAAGAAACTCACGGAAGAAAGAAGAGTGTCGTAGAACCATCGATTGAGGTTACTTCAGAACCTACTGTTTCTGAACCTGTTACTATAGAGCCTATAGAAGAAAGAGACGGCACGTCCTCAGATGAATCCTTGGCAGAAAATAGTTTTGGCGCGGATAATACCTCTGTTGAAAGTAGTGCAGAATAATATAATCTGTGTTATTAAAAAAATTGAAAGGAGCTGTGTTTAAATGCAAGAGGAGAGATCTAAGGTGAAGATTCATGAAGTTCAAGAGGGATCTGTAGTAGTTGAAATTTTTGAAAAGGATATGCAGGGAGAACGAATATACTATGATATAAAGCTTTGTCGTGAATTTCGGGATTGGAATTCTGAGGAAGTAAAAAGATCTCCTATGCTACAGCAACGTGATATGGATGATGCCTTGAGAGCAATTTTGATGGCTAAAGGTTATATCGGGGATAAGATCCGACATAATAGAAGAATGGAGAGGGAAGAAAGTAATTATGCCGGATAATGTTCTTTTCTGATAAGAAAATACCCTCCACATATTATTTAATAAATAACCCTAAAAAGTTATCGTGGCTTTGTAACGAGCTTATGAATACGTGTGAGTTTGCGTTTGATATAGAGACTAACCATCCAACATCTAAGAGCAAGAAAATACCAGACGGTTTTGTAGAGAAATTAACGGGTATATCTTTTGCCTGGAATCACAAACACTTTGATATTTGGCAACCGGGTACAGCGGCGTATCTTCCTATACGTAAAGCAGACGATTCTTCTTTTTGGTTATCCCGGCATGATATTGTATTAAATAGGTTATCCGAAATACTATCTTCCCCTGCGGACAAAATAGCTCAAAATGGAAAATTTGATGTTAGAAAGTTATGCGAATTGGAGGATATTAGGGTCAAAAATTTTACTTTTGATACTATGCTCGCACATGTTATGTTAGATGAAGAAAACTTAGTTTCTTCACATAAATTAAAATCTGAGTTTTCTCAGTCAACCGGTAATATAGTTAAATTGGGAATGTCTGACGCTTATTTGGATACGTCTGCCTCACAGTTTAAAGAGGATATGGATGAAGAGTTGAATTTTTATGATCCCGTATATAAGAGATATTCTAAAGTTCCTTTGAATACCCTGTATCCCTATGGTTGTAGTGATTCCGATTACACATTGGCTTTAAAACATATTTTTGAGAAAAAGCTTGAAGAAGAAGAAATGTCATGGATGTTTTCTAATGTAGTGATGCCTATTCAGCATGAATTAACTATGATGGAATTACATGGAGTTCCTGTTGATATAAATGTTGCTACAAAAGTTAAAGAAGATCAAGAAAGAATAATGCAGGAGTCGGCTAAAGAAGTACATAGGCTATGTAATAAGGTATTTGATGTAGGATCTTCTAAGCAATTGGGTGCAGTTTTATTCGAGGAAATGGGATTAAAAGGTACGCGTAATGAACACGGTAGGTGGATAACGGATGCAGACGCATTAAAAGATTTGGATCATCCCGTAGTATCTGTTTTATCAAAATATAAAAGGGCTGATAAAATAAGAGGTACTTATGCTGTACCCTCTTTAATTAATATTAAAGAAGTTACTAATGAAGGTACAATAGGGTGGGTTCACCCTACTTATTTTATGATGAATGTCACACCACGATTAGGTATGAGTGATCCTACGCTTAATACGTTGCCAAGACCAGAAAATGGTGGTGATATTGTTAAATCTATGTATGTGGCACCTCCTGGATATAAGTTTATATTTAAAGATTTTTCTCAAGTTGAATTGCGAATTATTGCACATTTTTCTCAAGAACCTGTATGGATCGAAGGTTTCCTGAATGGCCATGATATGCATGCTGCAATGGCTCAAAGGATTTGGCATCCAGATTGTGATGTAAGTTATGTTAAGAAACACTTTAAAGAATCTCGTAGTAAGGCAAAAGCCGTTAATTTTGGTATAGCATACGGCAGATCTCCATTTGCTCTTTCGGTATCTTTAGGAATAACTTTGGAAGAAGCCGAAAAGTTAGTGTACGAAGATTATTTTGGTGCGGCTCCTGTGCTTAAGCAATGGATTGAGGATATGCACCAATTTGTCATTGCGGAAGGATATGTCTGCGATTTATTCGGAAGACGGAGGCACTTGCCTGATGCTCAGATAATGATACCTGAAGGAACTTTTTGGCCTAAAAAATTTGATCGTCCTGAGTGCTATAGAAAAGGGCCGATTTTAAAAGATTTGAATATAGATTTTGAAGATGTCCATTATATTAATGAAGCGGATCTTAAAATAAGAGTAAGAAAAATTGGTAAAAAAAATGTGTATAGATGCGCTGATTGTGTGCACATGAGGTCATGTATAATAAACGGATACGTGAAGTATATTAGTGGCCGCGTTAATAGCGCAAAAAGACGAGCGGTTAATGCTCCGGTCCAAGGAACTGGAGCGCATGCAACTTCTCTTGCTATGTATTATATAGGTAGGGAATTTAGGAAACAGCAAATGGATGCGGCAGTTTTCATGAATACTCATGACGAGATTGCAGTTTTGGCCCAAGATTCTTGTGTGGATCAAGCTAATAACATAATGGATTATTATATGAGTGACTATATGAAACAATTTATGAATTTTAGTGTACCTCTAGTGGTCGATACTGAAATAGTGCAGCGCTGGATAGATAAACATGAAAAAGAAGATTAATATTTTTTGAAAGTAATTTCATTAAAAGGAGAATTAAAATGGGAAATATAAAATGGGTAAAGTATAACGATAAGCACCAAGGTCCTAGATATAGAGGTAAACATAAATATGACCCTCCTAAACCTTGGGGTCCTTGGACTAAAGTAATGGGTGTTGTTGCACGATGCGAAGGTAATCATGATACTGTGGTTATGTATGATGGGACTGGGGTGACGTGGGGTTTTCTTCAGTGGACATTTACTAGCGGTAGACTTCAAAAAATGCTAGAGTCTTTTAAATCAATTCCACATTATGATTTTACAAGTGAAAAGGAAGATTCTGTTTGTACACTGTTTGATGATCTTTGTTGTTATAATGGTGGTACTCAGTTATTTAAAAAATTTGGGTTTGAAATTAGAACAGGTAGGTTTGTGGATGTGTCTAGAGCAACGGTTTTGGACCCTGCTAAAAATAAAAAAAGAATTAACGATATTTGTTTGGGTAAATCTTTTAATACTTTTAAAGATCAAAAAATGTTTGCCATGAGACTTGCTCAGTTATTTGCTGATATGGATTCTCCGGAAGCAGCGGCGGCTCAAATACAATTTGCGAAGCATGAATTTAAAAGGTCTCTAGGTTATAAGAGAAAACCTTTGGGTAAAGTGAAGACCATAGATAATTTGTTACCAGAGATTTTATGGGAAACTCCAGTGCCCGGAATATTTTTTAATTTGTGGCAGAATTCTCCTGCTGGAGCTTATAAATTATTTTTAGGATCTTGGCGTACAGCTACGATAAAGGGTGTGGCTTCTGCCAAAGATTTTAATAATGGAATTTGTAATATTTCTACCGATCCTTGGGATTTTTTTGATATAGTTTGGAGGCGGTTAAATAAAACGGCATATGCTAATTGGGGTTGGAATTCTAGAAGGTACAAAGCGGGAAAAGGTAAACCCCGTATTACAAGAATTAAACCAGCTATTAAAGAATTCTATGGTGTGGATTTAGAGGGTATAGACTTGAAGTACTATAAATAATAGGTTGCTGGGAGGATAAGATATGAAAGCTAAAGTTTTTAATCTATCTCTTAGACCTGAAGTATTAGAAGCGGAACTTAATTCTTGGCTTAATATAGCGGGTAATATTTATATTAATAAATGCGTAGCAGGATCGGCACAAGTTATCGTTTTTTATTCTCCGTCTAAGTTCATTACTAGAAAATCAGATGGATCTGAACCTAAATGTCCTAAATGCGGTAGTAGCATGAGGAAGTTGTCTAATAGAGAAAATGGAAATCTTTTTTGGGGTTGCACTGATTTTCCAAATTGTAGGAAAACTCTTCCGTTTTCTGATAAGGACTGGGAAAATGTGTGTGGTGAAGATCCTGGGGTTTCTACTAATAAAGATGACATCCCTTTTTGAAGGAGATTTGTATTTATGAAAGATTTAAAAGTTACTTATAAAAATGCAATTTTAGCTCATTGTCATAGGTGCATGGGTTATTATCTTGATGGAAGGCAGGATTGCTTAAATAGTCGTTGTCCGTTTTATACATGGATGCCTTTTAGGTTGGAGGAAAACCAACCTGATTTGGAATGGATAAAATATCACCCTAAGCGGGTGGGTGAACAGTTGTTGTCCGAGTGTGGTCCGTCAGAGGAACAAAGGAAAATTTTAGCGGATAGAATGAGGAAGTTGCAAAAAGAAAGTAAAAAGGAGAAGTAGTAATGTCAAAGTTGGATATGGATTTTTTTAAAAAAATTATTAAAGATAATAATAAATTGGAGGTTATACATATAGAAGCTAAAATGTTGTCCAGTTTGTTAAAGACTCCTATTCCTGAGATTGATCCAGTAACCAGTATTGAAGAAGTACGAAAAGGAAACATTGGAATTTTAACAATTGGCGATAAAAAAATAAAAATAAAGGTTATTAACTCCAATTTTAGATTTGAAGACTTTATTTTTTATTATTTTAATGATGAGAAAGAAGTTTTTTGTAGAAAAATATCGGCAATTTAGTGTCTATCGCAAATAAATATCGCCCAAGTAAATTTTCTGAAGTTATCGGGCAGAATATTTCTGTTCGTATAATGATTAATTCTATTTTAATGTGTAGAGTTCAATCAATGCTTTTATCCGGTATGCGCGGAGTTGGAAAAACCACTCTAGCCCGATTATATGGTAAAGCTCTGAACTGTGATAATTTTATGCAGTTAGGAGATATTTGTAACGGGTGTACTTCGTGTGTTAATTTTAGTAAAAAACATCAATCTGTGATGGAATACGATGCTGCTTCTAATAATAGTGTGGATGATATAAGGAAAATTGAGTCTCTTATAAACCAAGTTCCGATATATAAATATAATGTGGTGATATTGGATGAATGTCATATGCTTTCTAAATCCGCGCAAAATGCTTTGCTCAAGGCGTTAGAAGAGCCTAATCGGAGTACTATATTTTTACTAGTAACTACAAACCCTGATAAACTTATAGCTACTGTACGTTCTCGCTGTCTCTCTATGCCACTCAGGGCTCTTTCTCCTGTTGACGTAGGTATTGGTGTGCGTCGTGTACTAGATGGGGAAGAGAAAGACTTTACTGCACCCTTCGTGGATTCTTTGGCAGCGAGATGTGATGGGTCTCTAAGGGATACCTATCAAATTTTAGAACAGTTGATTATTGCTTCACATAATTCTGACCTTGATATATCGTATTTAGAAGAATCTGTAGGAATTATATCAGTAGACCGATATAAAGATTTAGCCGCCGTTTTATGTGCTAAAGATTTAAAGTTTTCATTGGAGGAAGTAGAACGCTGGTATAGGGAGGGGGTAGATCTTCAATATTTATTTTTAGAAGGTATTCCTAATTTATTAAGGGATTTTGCAGTTTATTTAAGTGGGGCTTATTCTAAGTCTATATATTATAAAAGTGGAATAAGTCACGATTCCTTAAAACGTAATTTAACTTCTAACTTAGAGGATGTATCTTTATTCTCAAATGAATGGGAGAATATAGAGCACATGATGCGGGAATCTTCTAATAGTAAGATTATGTGGGAAGTTTATTTCATAAATGTGTTTAAATCCATGGGATAGTAAGGTTAAATGCGATCTTTGCGGTAAGTATTTACGACCTAGAAAGATTATTTGGGTAAATGAATATAAGCATTACTATGAATTATACTGTGGTTGGTGCGGCGGTTACAAAAAGGGTAGTGCTTTATCCATTAATATATTTACCCCATTTTGGGATGAACCTGGGTGGGAAGAACATATTAAGGTAGAAGAGATATCTATATATAAACCTAAAAAGAAGATAATAAAACCAGAAGGTTTAGAAACTATTGGAGTTGTAGATGGAAATTTCAGGACAGAACGGATCAGTTTGGGAGCTAGACGAAAGTCTGAAAGAGGTGGCAGCGGAGTTGGTGACAGAATATACGGAAAGCCTGGGTCACATAGACCTGCGGCACGTTATATTCGTAAGGACCGTAGGAGGAAGAAAAGCTGATTGGTTGGGTAAGTGCTATTATGTAAAAGACCCTTATACTATTATTTCTCATTTTGTATTTGATTATTTGAAAGACTATATTCCAGCGGATACGGATGTTGAATACACTAAATTTTTAGATGTATCTTATATAATTGCGATACATGAAGATAATTTGCAATTAACTGGTGGTGATATAAAAATGTTAGAGCGGGGTATTATACATCATGAATTAATGCATATAAAGCAGAATATGGAGGGAATCGAGCGTCATAATATAAAAGACTTTGCCCCAATTCTTTCTATTTATGGTATTAGGTGGGCAAGTGGTTCTTTTTCTTCAGAAATACTAGATGAATCAAGTGATTAATGCCAGATTTTAGAATATCGGTATCCCCGAATAATGTTTCTATAAAGTTGGATGAGTTTGTAGAGGAAACGGATGTATTAAAACATTTGAGTTTTAATGAAACTATGATAGAGGAACTTTTACAAACCCATGCAGGACATCAGGCTTATTGGGAAGCACTCGCTATTAAGTTGAAGAAGAAATCCGAAGCTTTTGAAGCTGAGATAGTAAAAAAGTGGTGGGCGCATAATAGGATTTACGCAAAATTAATTTTGAAAGCACAGGGAGAAAAAAGCCCTACTGTAAATGCTATAAACGACATGACGGTGTTAGTTTATTCTGAAGATGCTAAAGAAAAAATAATTAGTTATGTAGATTTAGCGTGGGAAGCATATAAAAAAGGAAAGAATATAGAAGTTAGTAAAGACCAATTTAAAAAAGATATGATGCTATGGATCTCTTTAGATCCAATTTGGTATTTTGAATACGTAGTGCGGACACAAAATAAATTGGAAGAAGACTCTAAGTTAGTACAGGTTTTTGCAGATAGATTAAATTCACGGTCTTTTCATATGAAAGAATATTTGGATTTAATTAAGGCTAAGAAATATAACATCGAACCAAAAAGTGAACGAGAGCTGATGGATAGACTCTCAGGAAAGGGTTAGAAATGTCAAAGTTTAATATGCCAATAAAGAAAGAGAAGAGTAAAGAAAAGGGGGGCGGATCTTCTTTTGATGCTGTTCCCGAGATTTGGAGACCTTTGCCGGATAAAGCTGGTGCAGTACATAGTAACAAAGTTATTATACCCTTGTTGCGTCCTGCAAATTGGAAGTTATTTAATCCTGATCAGGAAATGGTACAGCGTTACGGTTTAGTGGATAATAATGGTGGTCTCATAGCGATACCCGAGGATTTATACACTTTTTATTTTAAGGTTATTGTACACAGAGTTCCTAATTTTCAGCGTGCTGATGGAACAATCGGATTTTCGTACGTATTTTGTCCCAATAAGATGAATTATTATCTTAGAGGTGTTCTTGAATATGATAAATTGTTTGAAACGGATCATTGCGAATTTTGTAATAGGGAACAAGAGCTTTGGGACGTATTTAATTCTCGACTTGAAGAGTTGGGATATGATGAAGATAGGAAAAAGTCTTTGGACACGGAATCTTATCGGGCTCTTGTAGACGGTGATAAGTTGCTAAAGACCACGAGAAAAACTGCACGTGATTATAAAGCTACTGAACGTTATATTATACCTATTTTTGATTATGATAAGATGATCGGAAATAGAAAAATGGATGATGGTCAGGAATTTGTTCAACATCAGTTTTGGATTGCGCCTAAGTCTGTTTTTGATGGTTTATATGCAATACATGAGAATGGGGTTGAGTTCTATGATACAGAAAACCCGGAAGTAATGATTGTCACGATTAAGAAAGATACTACAAAGTGTGTTGGTAATGATATGATTAAAACTGCGTATACTGTAGTATCCGGGAATAAGGTTAGTATTGATAAGCAATGGCTGGATTATATTAGCAATGTAGAAGCTATGTCAGATCCGTCTAAGTTTATCCAGTTGGCCAGTAAGTCTGAGATGCAATATTATTTAGGCGTTAGTGAAGAAAAGACCACACATTCTAACACTCCGCAGTCTACAACTCAACCGTCTAGTCAACCGGCTCCTTCAATGAATATGCCGCCTGCTCAATCTTCTGCTTCAAATAGTTCTCCAGCGCCTGATCCTGTACAGGGTTCTGTACCCACTAATCCGGCAGCTTCTGCCCCTGTTCCTGCTCCACCCACGAATTTTGTTCCTCAGACTACGCAGAATGCACCTATGCCTGCTCCTATTGGTGGAGACGTACCAAAGCCTGTGCCGCCGCAACCGCAGACAGAAGCAGCGTCCGTACCCCCTACACCAGATAGAAATCCTCCTGATAATTCTCCGGTACAAGGAAGACGATCTTGGGATTAATTAGGAGTCTACATTGTCAGAAGAAAGAAAAATAAGGGCTACTGAAGTATTAAAAGAGCTTCAGAAGAAGGGTGTTGATAATATAATGTTGATGTCTGGTACTTCTGTGCATGAAGTACCAACGATATCAAGTGGAATATCGTCTTTGGACTTAGTCCTTACAGGGGTAATTGGAAAAGGTTATCCTCATGGGAGGATAATTGAGATTTATGGTGCTGAAGGGGGTGGTAAGACAACTACAACCCTTCACGCCATAATCGCGGCTCAACAAAATGGTGGTATTGCGGCATTTGTGGATGCAGAACATGCTTTGGACGTTGTATATGCTAAAAATATTGGTGTAGATATTGATAATCTTTTAATTCAGCAACCTGATAGCGGGGAAAATGGTTTAGACACCGTTATAGACCTGTCTTCTGTAATGAATGCCGGTGATATAATTGTAGTTGATAGTGTAGCTGCTCTAATACCGCAATCGGAACTGGATGGAGAAATATCTGACCAGAAAGTAGCAGAGCATGCTCGTATGATGAGTAAGGCTATGCGTAAGTTGGCTGGAGCTATAAGCAAGAGCGGTGTGATACTTATATTTGTGAATCAGGAAAGAAATCAAATAATGGGGGCTAAGACTACGACAGGGGGAAAGGCTCTAAAATTCTACGCTACACAGCGGGTGGAGGTTAAGAGAGTACTGAAGATAAAGGCGAAGATTGACGGGGAAGATCAAATTGTTGGTAATGAAGTAGAGTACCATGTTACTAAGAATAAAATATTTCCCCCATTCAGAAAGAGGAAAACAGAGCTTAGATTTGGTTTAGGTGTTCCCAGATCTTTAGACTTAATAAAATTAGCTTTGGGTAAGGACATAGTAAAGAAATCAGGATCTTGGTTTTCTTGGAGGGATGAAAAGATAGGACAGGGGATGAATAATACGTGGGCTTATTTTAATTCTAATGAAGAATGCTTGTCAGCCTTGGAAAAAGAGGTTATTGACGCTTATGGATCTTAAACTGGAGCAAAAATTATTAGCCATTATTATAGATAGTTTTACAGGTAAAATAGATGATAAATTTTTGGCCGAAGATTTAAATATTTTAGCAGAATATATAGTTATACGGTATTTGAAAACTTCTCCCCTTGCTATTGAGGGTGTATCAGAGCTTACTATGATAAAAGGTTTGAAAAAATTTATAAACGATAGATTTTCTTTTATTGTTACGTTTATTTCCGTAATAAATTCTGAATCTGTGAATACGGATATTGAAGCATGAAAGACCGCATAAAATTTCTTGTGTATTCTGATATACACTATGACAGATTGGGTGCTGGTTGTATTACTACAGAAGATTGCGAGAGTGCGGAGTCTAGAGTTTTATCCCATGCTGTAGAAAATAATATGGATTTTACTATTTTTTGTGGTGATAGATTTTTGAAAAGAGATCCAGAAGATGAAATAAAAACAAGGGCGGACAGAGTACTACTACGTGCATGGGGTGAGGGACTACTTGAGAATTGCCCTAATTATAGATTGATTGGTAATCATGATTGGACAAAGAATAATAAAAGCTGGCATACTTCAGAATCTTTATTAGGAATTCCTAATATTATTATTATGGATAAGCCAGGATCTTATCCCTCAGAATATATGATTATACAAGCTTTGCCAGCGGGTTGTTATTTTGACCCAGAAGGGTATGGGTGGAATACAGGTAAGTTTGAGATATTTATATTCCACGATATTTTGTATGGGTCTTATCTTGATGGTGGTTCTTATACAGCAGATTTCGGAATGGAGAGAAGTTCTATTGATATTCCTGAATTTAATATGGTTTTTGGTGGTGATATTCACATTCCGCAAATGATATCTTTTAAAAATACTCAAGGCGGCTATGTAGGATCTGTTATTCAACGTACTATGGCAGATGCTAATGATGCCCGTGGTTGGTTGGATATAGAGGCTACTTTAGTAAATGGACAATGGCACATAGATAAAAAATTTGTACCAACTCGTAACTTTTTTTCTAAGATAGAATTTGAAGTAGACGCAACTTCAAGATTTGAAGGTTTACATTTGGACGAATCCTTAATAACTGATCAGTATGTGGAGATTGCTTTAGTGGGGTCTAAAAGTGATGTAGATAGAATTGCAGCGGATAAAAGATGGTTGAATTATGAAACTTTTTATAATGCACGCAAAATAAATATAGCTAAAAAATATAAAGTTGAACAAGATGCTGTTGTTATTAATATAGGTGAATCTTCTAATTTTATTGAAGACCTTCATTTGTATTTGGAAAGCGGTTTTTCTAATATCACAGAGGAAATGAAGGGTAAAGTAAAAGAAAAAGTAGTGGGGGTAGTAAAGGAGTTAGAAAATGGCTAGAATGGTAGGTTATGTCTGCGATAAATGCGGCACAAAGGATGAAGAACTTTTTACTAGTGATACCGAAGTAAAGCCTGAAACATTGGATAGGAAGTGTATCTGTGGAGGAAATTTAGTAAAGAATGACAGGAAAGATAATAATCATAGATGGAATTATTTAGATAGAGAGGGTTTTTAGTGCTTTATATAAAGTACATAAACCCTACTGGTTTATTTTCTTATTCTAGAACAAATAATATAGTATTCCCCGATAATAAAATTGTTCATTTAGTTGGGATAAACGAAGATAAAGATGGTTGTTCCAATGCTGCGGGAAAATCTTCTTTATTTAACGCTCTTTGTGAAGTTTTATTCGGAGAGAATCCTTCGGGTGCGAATGGTTCCGGTGCTTTAAACGTAGTTTGGGGTAATGGATGTTGCGCTCGTGTAGAATTTATAATATCTAATATTCATTACCGTATTACTTATGTTCGCGGTTGGAATGAGGAATATTATCCAGTGGATAACAATAATAATATTTCTTATAAGAGTAAAGGGCCTGCTTTATTTTTAGATAGATATGATGGAGGCTGGATAGATGAGAGAGAATCCAGTATAAAGGATACTAGAACTAAAGTAATTGATATATTAGGTATTACATATGAAAGATTTCTAGCTTTATCTTATATGTCTCCAAGAGTTTCTAATAAATTTTTGCGCGGTACAAATAAAGATAAGATCGATATTTTATCGGGTATAACTGGAGTCGATAAGTGGGATAAAGTATTAGATATTTTTAGGAAGAAAAGGAATTATTTAAAATCGGATATAGAGAGTAAAGATAAATCAATTTCCTTTAAGGAAGGCGAATTGAATGTTATTTTAAATAATTTTAAAGAGTTAGATTCTGTCAATTGGCATGAATCTATTGTAAAGCATGAGTCGAGAATAGCGAGTTTGAGCAAAGATTTGGATAAGGAAATTAATAACAGGGATCTTCTTTGTAAAGAGGTAGAAATTTTAGAAAAGGATCTTCAGACTCTTTCTAATTCCTCAGAATTTATAAATGTGAATAAGGAAATAAATAGGTTGAAATTAGAGCTATCCGCTGTTTATAATTGTAGGATAAACGTGGATGATAAAAAATTGAATGCTATAAATAAAAAGTTAGAATCTTTATCCTCTGAATGTAATATTATAAAAGGTAAGTTAGAAGCCTTTAATAGCGGAATTGGAAAAGTAAAGGATTTGGACATATGCCCGATGTGCGAGTCCGAAATAACAAAGGAAAAGAAAGAAGAGCTTCATTCGCGTATTATAAATTTGAAAAAAGATCTAAAGGATATAACAGAAAAATATAATAAAAAAAATGAGTCTCTAAAAGAAGAAAAACTTAGACTAGATAATTTATCTAAGAAAGTTGTGAAAGATAATGATAAAAAGATAAATTTGATTAATGGTGAGATAGAGACTTTTACTAAGCAGCATGAGAAAACTTCTAAACTCATACATAAAAATAGAAGTAAAATTGATGAACTAAGTAAAGACATTAAAGTATTGGAGGATAGTTTTAGAGATTATAAAGGTCAAATAGATTTGAGTAATAATGCTATTGAAGCAGCTAAATCCAATATATCAAAATTGGAAAATTTAAAAGAAGACCTGAATAAAAGGAAAAAGGAATTAAGTTTATTAAATGAAGACAAAAATAAAATAAGTGATGATATCTATATATATGAATGGGTTATAGGTAATATTCCCTTTATTAAATTACATAAGCTATCGGCTTCTATTATTAATCTGGTAAATTATGTAAATGGTTATTTAAATAGCGCGGGTGATACGGCGTTAATAGATATAAAGGCATTCGAAGAGAAAAAGAACAAGAAGGATAAAGCCTTTTTATCTGATATTTTGAAAAGTGATATTGCTGTATCTATTATAGATGGGGGTAAAGTCATAGACCCTAAATTGTGCTCTGAGGGAGAAGTGGGTAGGTTTTCTAATGCTATTAATAGAGCTATACATGATATAGCTGGAGAATATGGGTGCGGTTGTAATATACAAATATTGGATGAAATATTTTCTTATATGGATGAGGAAAATAGTCAAAAATTAGCAGGTAATTTTAATAACATGAGTTGCCAAGGTACTATAATAATAACCGATAATTCGGGCAAAGCTAGTAATCTCATAAATTTTGATGAAACATGGATAGCAAGAAAAAGAGAAGGAAATACAACTTTGGAGGTATAAAATGAATAAATCGCGAGAATGCCTTGAGGTGGAGTTAGAAAGAAATGCATATCCCGGACAATTTCTTTTAGTTTCTGTTGAAGGTAAGCTATTAGTTGGAAAAGTTTTATCTAAAAAGGGTTTTGATTTTATTTTGGAAAAACCTTTGTTATTGGGAGAATCAATTAATCAAGATCCACGTACGGGAGAGATAAGTTCAATGGATCTTATGTTTAGGAAGATTCTTATGTCTGTATCCATTTTAGATGAATTAATGGTTAAGTCTAGTATGTTTTGTATTTTAGAGGAAGAAAATCCCATTTTAGATAAATATAAGAAGATGCTAGAGTACTGTAATGCACAGGATGCGGGTATAGCTATCCCCAGTCATGAAGACCTAATAAAGGTAAACAGTGCCAAATAAACAACAAAAGATGATGCTTAAGAAAGAGAAAGCATCTGAAGAAGCGCAGCGCATACATTATAAACCCGACAAGGTAAAGTATGAAGTACGGGACAATGACATTATATTGTTGAGTGGAAAGTATTCTAATTGTTATGTAAGGGATTTGTTTAGTAGAGGTCCTATTGAGAGAGACTATATAATGGATAAACTTTGGATGAAAGGTGATGAAGCTGTGTGCGCTATAATAAATAGCATGACATGTAAGTAAAAATGTCGAAATGTAATAAAAAATTGTCGGAAGAAGATGTGATAGCTATTTGTAAAGCTTTAAATAAAGGAGCTAAATTAAAGGATTTAGCTTTGTATTATGGTGTGACTATGACGACCATCTCTCTTATAGCAACAAAAAAGATGTATAAAGATATTGGAGAAAAATATTTGAAGGAAAGGATAAAAAATACTAGAGGTGAAAGACACCACAATTCTAAATTATCGGAAGAGGAAGTAAAACATATACGTAATAAAATTAAAGAAATAGAAGATGGTGGGTTATATTTGGTGAATTTATCTTGTATAGCAGAGCAATACGGTGTTTCTTCTTCTGTTATAACTAATTTAAAACATAATAAATCTTATAAAGACTTATTATAATGGGAATAGTAGGTTAAAGCTATGTCGCGTAAATTAACTGATGAAGATGTAATAAATATTTGTAAGTCTTTGAATAAAGGATCTAAGTTAAAAGATTTAGCTTTATACTATGGTGTAAGTTTAAATGCTATATCTTATATTAAGAGTGGGCGCACTCATAAAAAAATAACAAATAAGTTTTTAGAAAAAAATATAAAAGATAAAAGAATATCAAATAGTTCTAGAGGTACAAATCATTATAAATCTAAATTGACGGAAGACGATATTAAAGCTATAAGAGCTATTGCAAAGAAAGCTGAAGAAAGTTGCGGGTGTTTTCATGTAGATATGAGAAAACTTGCTACATTATATGGTGTTTCTCGTGAAACTATATACAGAGTGATAGAAGGTGATAGATATAGAGAAGTACAGTAAAATCTATTTTTTTAAATTAGGAGAAATAAAATGAAAAACATAAATTTTTCAAACAAAAGGAAGTTTTTCTATGATTGTGAATTCATGGAGAAACCTGGATTTTTACAGCTTATTAGTATTGGTGTCATAAGCGAAGAGGGTAGAGAATTCTATGCTTGTAATTCTGATGCTGATTTGAGAAAGGCAAATTCTTGGGTAAAGGGTAATGTTATTCCTATTTTGCCCGATAAAAGTTCAAACAATATTTGGAAGAAAGAAGATACTATAAGAAATGAGATATTTTCTTTTTTAAATCCTTCTGAAGACGATCCTGTTGAGTTATGGGGTTATTACTGTGACTATGATCATGTGCTTATGAGTTGGTTATTTGGTCGCATGGTAGATCTTCCAAAAGGAATGCCGATGTACACGTTGGATGTAAGGCAACTAATATACCATATGGAAAATATCTCAGTTCCTGATCAAAAGTCAGGCCAGCACAATGCTTTGGAAGATGCACGATGGGTGAAAGAAACCTATGATTATTTAAGAAAAGTGGAGCAATGGGATCTGTAGAGCCTATTTATTTTGATAATTACTTAAATTTTATTATATACGGTAAACCTATAGTGCAGAAAAATAACTTAAATATATATAAGAAAAAGAGAGGCAATAAGTATATAAGTTTTATAGGTCATACTAAAAAAATGGATCAAGAAAGAAATAGAATTTCTATAGAACTATATAGACAATATAAGAAAATTGGTTTATATAAGCCTATAGATTATTTTATAGAGGTTAATTTCATTTTTTATTTAGAGAAACAACATGAACCAGATTTAGATAATCTTCCGGCTATTGTTCTGGATGCAGCACAGGGGATAATAGATAAAAAAAGTAAAAGACGTATTGCTAGCATTTTAAAAGATGACAAACTAGTGAGGAAAGAGACTAGTAGAAAGGTTATAAAAGGAGATGTCAACTACAGCGGAGAACCAAGAACTGAATTCTCAATCCGAAGATATGCGTGGTGGAGATTATAGACTTACTGTAGATCCAATGGCGCAGCCATTTAGAGCTGTATTCGAAAATTTATCGTACCAAGAATTTCGGGAGATGTTTGATACTTTTTGGGATGAGCATGGTTTTGCTATTGCGCATAAGTTTAAGATAAAGGGTAAAAAGTCTAAAGGAGGTAAAGCGTCTAGTGCTAAGAAGATTGCTGAGAATAATATAGGTCTGAAGAAATTATATGGTGATGTGATTGTTGAATGGTTTTTAGATAAAATGGATAACGTTATGTTTATAGAAGGTTTTGACCTTTATAATTTTGAACCGGATAAGAATCCTGTACTCGTAGTCATCTATTATAATGTGCCAAAAGTTGATATATCTGATATAGATAAAAATTGGGAACTTAAAGATCCTACGCAAGGAAATATATTGGAAATGGAGTGGGAGAAATATTGTAAGAGTATTAAATCAGCGCACGCTACTACTAAAGACTGCGACGAAGACACTGAAATTAGAGATGATCATCATGTACAGGTTGATATAACTGCTACAGTAGATGGAAATCCTTATACTCCGGCATCTGTTAGGATGCAATGGATAAATCTACGGGAATATGAAATTGCAGAGTTTGTTTCTTCTATTGTGGGGAAGAAAAAGGGAGATCTGTTTGAGATTTCTTATGTGGACGCGGATAGAACAGTGGACGCCCAAGTAAAGATACACGGAGTAAAGTTTATAAACTATCCAGAATTAAATGATGATCTAGCAAAAGACGCTAATTTTGATAGTTTAGCTGCAATGCGAGAAGACTTTGTTACGAAGCATAAGAAAGGTATGGAAGATTTAAAAAAGAGAATGGCAGCAGATCACATCTTGGATAAGATAGCACAGAATGTAAGAGTGCCTTTATTCCCGCAAAAATGGTTAGATAATGCTGCTATCCGTGCACTAGAGGATCAGATAAAGTCTACGGAAGGTGATAGGAAAAAAGCATTTAATTCATTAGGCGCACAAAATGAAGAGGAAGCTCTAGATAAACTAAAGGGCCATATATTCCAAGATGCGTTGCAGAAGACTTTGGTTAAATCCTATGTAGATTTTTTTGATATTGGTCTTGAAGACAGTGATAAAATTTATGAGAGTATGGTAGAACATGTAAATTGGATTTAAGGTTAAAAAATGAGGTCTTTTGTTGAATGCCGTACGCCTTATTGTAGTAATTGCTTTTTTATAGTTGTTGAAGATGAAGAGGACCTTAATTATGTATTTTGCAGAGAATGCCGAAAAGAACATTCTAGTTATGTGCTAAATACTCAAGTAGATCACGAAAAACCTATAAAAGATATTATAATGGATGCACGTTTATTTAATTCCGCAAATAATATGGCGGATTATATAGGGGTTTCTTTCGTAACAGTCTACCATTGGATAAAAAAATATTTTGGAGTTTCATTTCAAGAATTTAGGAGGGACTATATATGCAGATCTGAAAGATGCTACTTAGTTAATATAAAAGGTGCTCCATACAGTAGACCTGATTATATACTTAAAAAGGTAAAAGATAAAAGGTACTGCGCGTGTATAAATGAGCTGGGTAAAGACTATATGATGACAAATGCTCCTATTAAATTAGTATCTAAAATATTAAATAAGACTATATACAATAAAACTATTTTATATAAGAAATCAGAGAAAGTTGATCCTATATATTTTTGGAAACCTATTTATTTTGAAGGTGTTTTATATAAAATTGATGTAAAGCCTATTTATTTTGATATTACCTAGTATTTTAATAAAAATTTTGTTAATTGATATTTTTATACAAAATTTAAATTTCCAAATTTATATGTATTATAGTGTTGTTTAATGACGAGAGAAGAAACAGAATACCTTAAAAAATTGGCTAAAGGGATAGGTGTTCCAAGTCTTCTTAGATCTTTGAAACGGAAAAAATCCCAACAGAATCCTTTAGATAATTCTATGTGGGAGAATATGCTTGACGGGGCGTTAAAGAGTCTTGAGACTGTTGCTTTGTTGACGTTGGACTGGAAATTGACTACTATAGTAAAGCTATTGCAAAGTTGGTTGAAAGATAAGCGTGAGGAAAAAGCGCAGCAACAGCAGAAAACAGAATATGGATACGGGGATACTTATAATACAGAAAATCCTTACTATTATTAGGATAGGGGGAAACGGGTAAAAAAATGAATAGTTTAGAAAGAAAAAGAAAACTAGAAGCGAGACGAACAAGAGCGCACCATCTTTGGGAAATGAGTAAGGACGGTGAGTCGGGTAATTTGCGTATTAAACGTAAAAGATCTGAGGGTGATGTTATGTCTAAAAAATCGTCTAATGGTGTAGAACGAAAGAATATTAGCGCTGCCTATTGGGGTTTATTCGGAGCATCTTTGGTTGATGATGCTACGTTAACTAATTCTATTCCGAATTCTATCGCTAATAGATTTAATATTGTAGCAAATAAAGTTAATTTAAAGGCTTGTCCAAAAATTTATAATTGGGATGAACTACGACGTGCATTTGGTGCTGAATACATAGATGATATTAGGAAGAATATCACATACGGTGTTCGTACGAGAACTGCGTCTAAGTATCTTAATATTCCGTACTTGGTTGCAGCGGAGATAGTATACAATCTTGGTACTGTTGATGCGAATATGAAAGCGGCTTTTGATTTAGTTAAGCGCGGGTATAAAAAAGAAGCTCTTACTAAGTACGGTAAAGTTGCTATTGACCTGTCCAATATTATAGATGAGTACAGAGATCCTGAGAGCAGAAAATTGGCAGTGGACGAGGCAGCTAGACAATATTGGCAGATGTACGCAGGGCCTTTTGGTAAGGAACTTGTCCGAGAAGTTAAAAAACGTGTACGTGCGGATGCGGCTCGAATGTGGCTAAAGAAACACGGAGTTGATGAGGCTGCTGCTGAGTATTGGTCCTCATACTACGGAAAGTACGGAGAGGACTGGGTTAGTGTTGTTCCCAAGATGATTTCCCCTGCCAATGATTGATTTAAATGTTGTCCGATTTCGAACATAGCGCATACCGCGATATAAATCATACTGATTTACAGAGACAAAAAAATTCAGAGTTTACAAAAATGCTGTTTGACGAGGATTGCAGGAAGGACGAAGACTGCGAAGAAATTATTTGTCCGGCTTGTGCCAATATGTTAAACATAGTATTCGGCTCAATTCCATTGGTAGTGAAATGCAGTAAGTGCACGGAAGAATTTTTTCTCAGAGATATAATAAACGATTAGGTTTTGTCTTTAGATTTTACATAATCGTTAGTGTTAGAATTTGTTGAGTACTTGTTAAGGAGATTTGAAATGCGAAATATCAAACAAGATCTGGCAAATCTTTCTCAGAAATCTATTCCGGATATAAACGTAGGTCGTTTATATAATGATTATGGGGAAAAAGCTGCTAAGAAGAAGGACTATGATATAAAGTACGGGGGTAAATATAGGGAAGATCCTGCTGTAGTGAATGAAGTACGATCTATTTTATCTAAAGTTCTTGACAATGAAAATAAACCTACGAATGAAGGTCTTCCCGTTAATTCTGTGTTCAATGCATTGCAAATTGTTAAGGCCAATGCGGCGGATAATAAAAAGGATATTGGTTTAAAAGCTCTTCAAGGTTTATTAGAGAAAAAATGGAAAAAAGATAGAGAGTCGAATATAAATGTAAGAGCTTTTGAAGAGATTAAAACTTATTATACTAGAAATTATCCCCGTTCAATTGTTGGTTCAGTTATAGATGAAATAGGTAAAAAGGGTTATTCAACTTTACCACTTTCGGATTTAATGCGGATTGCTTCTAAGATAAATAGTCAAGAAGATTATAATAGAGTAATTGTTGATCATGGTCTGGATCGAAATCAACCCCATTGTATAAAAGCGCGAAATTTTATTTTGTCTTTGATTAATGGGGATTAAGAGCTTGTACTGTCAAGACAAAAGGAAACGACAATGAGCAGACAATATAATATGGATGAGGTTAAAGCTGCTATTTTAGCGGATAAGACAGTAACGGCTTCAAATGGTTGGTCTATTTATATAGATGCTAATGATTCTGTGGTTATGTGGCCACCCGAAGGTGATGGCTATATTACAGGACTATCTAGTATTGATCATATAACAGCTGATTTCTGTAAAAAGTCAGAGATGCCGATTCCGGAAGTTAAAGGACCGCCTTCGGATGCTGTAAAGGTTCCTAAAAATGTTTTGGGTCCTGATAGTTCTTCAAAGGATATTTCTACACCCGAAGATTATAGTGCACCGAAAGATGATGTAGCAGTACCACAGAATCCTCTTGGACCGGATAGTACAACAAGGGATAAGCACTTAAAAGCTCCAGAAATTAATCAACATGTAGCACCTGAAGGAAAGATGACGGATACTAATTTAGGTCCTGATTCTAGTACAGTTGATTCGAAGATTGATGAAGGTGCTAAGGTAGCTCAATTCATGCAGCCACAAATAGTATATGGGGAATGGGCACGAGTAGAGGACGAGTATGGAGAATCTTATTGGGTGCCGGGAGAGTATAAAAGTGATCCTGCGATAGTTGCAGGGGGTCAAGTCAGCGAACTGGTGCAGGGCTATGGTGCGCAGTTGTCAGCTCCGGGTTATTTAGATCAAACTGATTGGGAAATTTTTGATACTGAAGAGGAAGCAAAGTCATATCTAGAAGAAATATCCGGTGCAGAAGATTTTAACGAAAGAGAATATAACATAAAGGGTAAAATTATAGATACTTTTATTGATAAAGAACCTACCGCTAAAGAAATATATGCAGATTACTACAAAAAAAGACCTTCTGCTGAATTACTAGAAAATATTATGGACGAGGATAAGTGGTGTGCTACACAAGCTCTTAATGTATTGGCACAATATGATGACAAAGAGTCGGCGCAAGAGTGTGCCGGGAATAATGTTGAGGCTGTTTCACCCCCGGGATTAGAGCATGTTGTTAAAGAGTTAAAGGAAGATCCAAACGTAGATAACCCGTGGGCGGCAGCCTGGGATATTAAAAAAGAACAAAAGGGTAAGCAATCTGTGCGTCTTCGCGAGAAGTGGAATGACGGTGGTGCTTATGACAGAGATATCGAAGCTGAGTCCGCAGAAGAACTACACGCTTTGACTCGTGCTTTTGGTGGAGAGGACGTAGACTGGTCTGCTTTTAAAGCAGAGCCCATGATGGAAGCTCAAGGGGTAGGGTATTTAGAAGAAGATGATGGGACAGCGGCTTTTAGAGCGGAAAAAGATGCCAGTGCTGAAGCTGAGAGTGACATAGAAGCTGTTGATGACGACGCAAAAGATTACTATACCAAGTATTTCGGTGATTATGGTAAAGAACTTACGGAAGATGATGTAACAGAGAAAGCACCCAAGAAAAAAGACAAAAAAGACAAAAAAGACAAAGAAAAAAAAGCGCAATCTGATATTTATAACGTGGTACAGGAATTAGGTATTCCCATGGAGACCCACGAATCAGATTTATATATTCCTGTAACACCAGAAACTAAAGAATTAATAGATCAATATGAATACGAAGGTAACGTAAGTACTTTTACGTCTCATGATGGCACACAGTGGTTTGAAATTCCTTTTGCTGCGCCTATGCAGGGTATTATGGGTTCTAAGTCATCACAGACTGCTCCTGCGCCACAAGAACCCGCAGCAGCAGCTCCTGCTGCGCCAGCACCCGCTGAACCAGCTGCGCCCACTACGGCACAGCCAGGTGCCCCTGCTGCTCCTACTCAACAGGGTTTGAAGCCTGGTACAGGTAATGAGGGGGTTAAAGCCCTTGGGTGGACGGATGAAGATATTAAGGGTATGGATGATAAGCAAAAGGAAGGTATTCTTCAGCTTAAGCTAAAAAAGCCTATGCCTGCTGCGGGGGATAAACCTATAGAGAAGCCGAAAACACCGGTATCTACTCCAAAAGAGCCGGTTCCAGCTCCGGAAGAAAATCTTCCACCCGTAGTTTCCAGTATGGATAAGATGCTGAAAATTGTAGAAGCTCAAATGGTAGAGCAGCAGACTGCACCTGTTGCTGATCCTGTTGCTGATCCTGTTGCTGAGGCCGCTCCGGTTGTACCGGAAGTCGGGGATGTGGAAGGTGAAACTCCAGAATCAAAGGCGTTTAAAATATTGGAAGAAGTGCAGCAGATGCCTATCAATGCTTCTAATACGCATCAATTAGTGACGGCAAAATCAGAAGAATTGACTCGAAGACTTGTGGCAGAAGCGGGAATGACTATTCCAGAGGCGGAAGAGTTATTTGGTGTAAAGAATAAAGGTCTTACCGCTCTTTTTAGGTAATGGAGGAATTTATGGATAGTTTCGAAGTTCACAACAATACAAAGGGTGCACTTTCTTTTACAGTGTTTATCCCAGTAAATCTAGAAGATATGCCTGCGCATAAACGGCGTAAAGCGGCGAAGACCGCACAAATCAAGATAACACTCAGAACGCCATCTGATTATGTTGAGTTGGTTGAAAGAACTGGTTTGTCTATTGAAGAGTTAAGGGTTAATCCTGAAGTAAGAGCATTAAGGGACCGTGGTATAATTTATTATATAGAAAAATATGATAAAAAAGAAGATAAAGTTGACATAAAAGAAGATAAAGTAGAAGATAAAGTAGAAGATAAAGTAGAAGATAAAGTAGAGCCTGTTGTTGAAGTTGAAGTAAAAAAAGAAATTGAACCTGAAGTTGAAACAAAAGTTGAACCGGAAACAGAAGTTAAAGAAGAGCGTAAGTCAATTCCTGCTTCAGATACTAAAGTTACGGAAAAACCTAAAAAGAAGCGTGGAAGACCTCCTAAAAATGTTGATAAAAACGAATAGCTCATATCGTGAAACTGGGGGAACGACATAAGAGGCGTGTGATTTTCAGATGTTGGTACGATCTTACAGACAAAGATATTCAGAAGATATAGGTCTATTAACATCGGACAATAAAATTTTTTTTCATGAAAATGGCTGGGTTAAAAAATCTTCTTGTGGTTCATTGCATCCTATTTTACATGTACATGTTCTTTGGGCGAAAAAAGATGTAAGGGCGAAATGTTATCCTGCTGATACACCACAAAAGAAAAGGGAAGGTCTTCAAGGTTACAATAGTTTGAATGAAAATGAGGGAATGTATTTTCCCTATATCAATTCGGACGTAACTTTTCATCAGGGAACAGTACCTTTTAGCCTGGATATATTGTTCTTAAGAAATAGCGAAGTAATAGACATGGTGGAGAATACTGTAGTAGGATCTACTGATAAATGGTCTTGCGCAGGTTGTGATGGCGTTTTAGAATTTAATGCTGGTTTTATAGAAGAGAATAAAGTTGAAACTCAGGATAAGCTTGCATTTTTTTCCATTACAAAAAGAGATTTATTAGAATTTGAAAAAGAAAGATCTTTTTTGGCTATGATTGCGGAAGAAATGGCTCAAGATGGATTATAGCGACGAAAATCAAGAATTATTTGCTTATCGGTTAGGTTTAATTGGCCATCATGTGTATTCTGTACTAACTCCGTATGCAGATACTAAAGATCTTATTGATTATTTACAACGTACAGAAAAAAGCGATAAAGATCATATTGAATATTTTATTTCAATGGATAAAAAACAGAATGTAATGGATATCGGTATTCGTATAAAAACTATAGCAGCTATCGACGCTCTTAATGGAAAAACCCCACTTCGATTAGCGGACATAAGAAAACGTAAAGAAGAGCTTAGGAAGAACACAGAAACAAATGGTATAAAAGCAACTATAGGGCAAGTTGCTAAGAGAATATCGAATAACGATCCACGAAGGGGAATAAAATGAATCCTGATTCTTTGCATAAGAAAAAGCATGTAAAATGTAATCCTATTATCACGAGTTATAGGGAAAGAGCGCGTGCTGATAGCGAATTACTCAAAGCGCATAAAGAGGCCTTGGATTCTAGTGACTTGCGCGACATGTTCTCCATCAGTCAATCAAAGTATTCAAAAGATAAAAAACTTCCGGGATTAATTAAAGAGGCTATTAGCGTTACTTCAGATTTACTAGCTCAATTTAATTTTCCTATTTTCCCTAAAATAAGTACTGAAAGACCTAGAAACATTAGATACGCTGCGCACGATAATAAAGAAGTCGTGTCCGGTGTTATTAATTTAAATTGTAAAATTTCTAGTTTTTCAGGTGTTGATATTCACACAAATATTCCCGTGCATATAGATCGGGGTGAAATTATAGTACCTTCTATTATGATTCATGATGGTAGAGAATCTATTATTTCGCAGTCTTTGATAGATGAACTTGTAGACCGCAACACATCTTATGCTTTGGAACCTTTGCGCGGTGAATTTGATCCTTTTAATGATTTTGAAGATACTTCTATCGCTGTTGATGCTAGGAATGTCATAGGTTATCAACCGCGCATGATTAACTATTTAGATTCGGATAAGAATTTTAGTAATCAGGATAGTGGTCCTCATGATTATAGATCAGGTTCCATGAAGGACAAGGGTCTGCCCAGTGCTTATTCTGAGGTGAAATCCCTTATGGATAAAGCTATTGAGGATAATAAGGACAATTTCCCCCGGTCCTGGCAGCACGTGTATGAGACTTATATAATTCCGGTAGTTGGGTCTGCGAATCAAAGTGACTGGGAATCATTCTTGATGAATGATGGTTATGTGTTAAATCCTTATGGCCAGAACAGAGGACGGCCGGTCCATACTTTTGTAAATGAAAAGAAGTCCGTACAAGCACAGGAAATGTATGATGTTTATGTAGAATTGGGAGAAGATGTTGAACCAGACGTCGAGATTATGGATGTAGAAGATCTTGTCCGTTCTATGTGTCCTGCTGATAGTGTTGTTATAGAATGGGTTGAAATGGATGATCCTGATAATTACGAAATTCAGGAGACTGAAGTTTGTCTGAGTACGGAAGATACTAGTGAGGAAGAAGATCTTAAAAATTGTATTATGGCTAAGTTTGGAAGAAAAGCTCAAGAGATAGAAGACGCTGAAGCAATAGAACCTGTGTCTAGAATGTGGCCCGGGACAAAAGCCCCAATGGAGTTAGGGGATAAAGCTAAATTTCTTGGTAATGATGGACCTATTCGGGGTACTATTATAACCGTAGATCCGGAAGATGATTACTTGATTATAGAGTCTAAGGGTATGCGTTATCAAGTACATGTAGAAGACATTGAACCTATGCCGGGAACATTTAAGAAAATGTATCTGGATGCGGAGTAGATAAGTGGATAATACTTATGATTTAGTTTTGGGCGGGTTTGATATCGACGTGAGGGAGACCGAAGACCCTGCGATTATGCATGTTATTCTGTCGGAAGGCGGAAATGTCGTATATGAAGAAGATATACCAATTAATATAGAGGGTGAAGACTTACTCCTGGAAGATATAATGAACTATGCAGCACAGGCAGCTATTGATTTGTTCGAAGCGAGCCGTGGAACTTTGGGAGAAGGTGCGCAAATGCTAGCTAAAAGTAAAAAAGCTTGTTGTTGGTTTACTTCCGTTGAGTATGAGGAGTGGTTTTCCCAGTTAAGAGGAACTCCTTACGCGGAGCAAGCTCTCATCTTGTTGGAAGAGTTACTCGAATTGCAGGTACCGAAATCCTATGATAAAGAATTAGACGATTTACATACGAGGAAAAGAGAAGTAGAAAGTGAATTGGATCAATTAAATTTTGAGCGTATGAAAACATCAAAAGGCAATGAAAAAATTATTATAATTCAGGCGAGTAAGCCTAGAATAGGTTTTAATAACTATGATTGGGTAGAAGGATTTTTGGATAAGTTTGTAAATCATAGGTTAGAACCGCAAGTGATTATGTTAATTCAAGAATTGATGGAAGTGGATGAACTTATTCATAATGCATATGCGAACCAGGATGATAAGTGGGAGAGGGAAGAAGAGATAAGAAATGCGATGGCTGATCTTACTCTACAAAAGACGAAGAATGAGGTAGAGGAGCGTCTTCCTCAAACTGGTATTGAAATAGCTCCGGAGATGGCTGCGGATGTTGCTGAGCTTATGGAAGGTGTAAGCTTTGAAGAGCCGTTAGAACCTCTTATTGCTCTGAATAAGGATGATGAGGATCAATTTGAATATGAAAGGGAAGTGGAAGAACTGGGTCAAATGCATAATGGTCTTGATCCAGCGGAAATACCACAGGACGAATTACTTACTTTTGGACCTGGAAATTCAGTGAAGTTGAAGAATGATATTGTAGTACCTTTATGGGGTGGTATAAAGAAGACAGTGGAAAAGGGTACTGCGGGTTGGATTGATTCACTTTTTGATGGACATGGTGACAAGTATTATGTTCGTACGGAAGATGGATCTTTGTTTGTCGTGGGGAGAAAGGACTTGAAAAAGGGATGAAGTTAATCCTTTTTATTCTTGTTCTAATTGTACTACTTACATCGTGTGTTGATAAAGATTTGGAAAGACTTATAAGATATAAGTATCCAAATTGTCAAATAGTAAAAATAGAAAAACTAAATTATAGATATTATAAAGCTACCCTTAGTTGTTCCGGTAACTTAATGAAGGCTGTAAAAATAGCCAAAAGGTAAGTCCTTCCGCTGGCGTGATTGGTCTGCCCCCAATGTTCCCCCGCCTTTAATTAGCCCAATCACGTCAGCATCCCATATTTTGTGTCACCGATATAAAAAATTAAAAAAATTATCTCAATATATTGACAGTCCTAAAAATATGAGTTATGTTTCCCTTAGCACATGGAGGCAAACAAAATGAAGTCTGCAACCAATATACCAAACCCCATTAAGAATTCTTTAAATAAATATTTGAACTGGGCTGTTGATAAAAAAGAACATAATAGTGATAGATCTCTTGATATTTATGCAGATCTAAATAATTTGAATGCAAGAGAATTTAATTCATTAGCGATACAATTAGGATTGGATTCACGTAGAAAAGTTGTAGTAGCTTATTGTGAACTTTGCGGAAAAGCCTTAGAAAATAAAAATGCGGTTTGGTTCGAAATGCATTCGGTTACTCATGAAGTTTGGGAAGTCGATTCTTCAAATGATCCACCTGATTGGTCGAATACATATGAGAGTCAAGGGTGTTTTGCGTACGGTCCTGATTGCGCAAAGAAGGTTAGAAAGCTGGGAAAAGCTGTTTTTAAGGAATAGGTTTTGTTATGTTAACAATAGAGCAAGCTAAAAATGTAGTTATAAAATGCGGGGGACAAACAAAACTTCATAAAAGAGGTGCAGGTTGGGTTTATTTATTTGTATTAGATAGTACTGGTTGTCAAATAGGTAGAATTACTTTTAATTGTGGAAATTTTTATGGAACTAAATCTTATAAACGCTCGTATTTTAAAGATTTGTGCGAAAGTGATTTTATATTTTTGAAATTAGATAAGTTTATTAAAGATAAATTTTTTATTAGTAATGTCGAAATATATAAGTTGTGGGAGGAAGCTTGCTGCGAAGTTAAAGAAGATTTAGAAAAGTTTAGAGAATGGAGAAAAAATAATCCCTCAAAAAGAAAACGTAGTAAATTAACCGGCAAAAATCCACGAAGTATTTTATATAAAAAAGTATACAATTATGAAAGATAAATGGAATTTTGGAAGTTATATAAAATAAATAAAGGAGGAAAAATCATGGGAACAAATTATTATATGTATTGGTCTGAAGGAGATGTCTGTCCACATTGTGGCCGGGGAGAAAAGCAAAAAGAATATCACCTCGGAAAATCATTAGCCGGTTGGTGTTTTGCTTTGCACGTTGATCCTGAATTGTCAATAAATAATTTGTATGATCTAGAACGTTTTTATACGTTAACAGATAATGTAATAATAAAAAACGAATATAGAACTATCATATCTTGGGTTGAATTTATTAATGTGGTGAAAAACAGAGAATTTACAAGAGATTTCGAAAATCCTCCTCCGGCTTTATATGATTCTTGGAAAGAATTTCATCGTGAGAATAATTCGGTTAGCGGACCAAACGGTTTAGTTCGTTCTAAAATAGATGGCAAGCATTGTGTGGGACATGGAGAAGGAACTTGGGATTATATTTTAGGAGAATTCTCTTAATGAAATCTTTGGGAAAAGAATTAAGAGATTTTTCTTTTTATGAGGGCTTCAATCTCAGTCCATTTAATTTGAAAATTGATATTACTAGATCATTATATTTTTTTCTTAACGATAGTGTTTTAAATGTTGTTACACCGATAATAAAACTAAGAATTTGTTGGATTATATTTTATACAATACGAGAAAATTTGTGAGGCTTTAAAATGAACAAATTAAATAAAATAGAAGAAACAGGGATTTGGAGGACTATTATTGAATGGTCTCATATGATAAATAATATGGAGAGTATTCTTTATACTAAGAGCGAAGTACAGCACGAAGATGCTAAGGACATGCAAAGACCAAAAGATTTATTTTTAGCTAGCCCCACTCTTGTTCTTTCTCGATCTGTTTTGACTTCTGAATTGGAAGAAGGTCTTAAGACTGATTATTTCGGTGATAAACTGGATGAAGATGTTCCGGAACTTACTTTATTTTTGGACGCTTTTTTTAGGATAAAGCAATACGCAAGTTTTAAGAAGGAACTGATGGATAAAGATCCTTCTGCTATTTTGCGTGATTATGTGGCATATGCTTATTATGATTGTATGTCGGGCGGAATGCCTAAATACGAGGTTGCTATTTGTAGAGCACTTATCAAAGATGATCGGATAAATAAAGATGAAGAAGTTTATCCGTGTTCAAAAGAAGAAAATAATGGAAGAGACTGGTATAATTTGTCTGATTTTATGAAACATACTGATTGTTATAGTAATGAATGGGATAATGTAGTAAATATTTTGCTCAGAAAATACAAAATGTTGGACTGCTGAAGGAGGTATATTATGAAAAGAAGGAAGAAGAGTATTGAAACTTTGATCAAAATTAAAAAGTTCCGGCAAATATTTTTCCGGGAATTAAAAAAGGTAGAAAATAAAAATGGAAAATTCTGGTAAAATCTGTGATGCAAGATTGTATTTAACAGATGATTTTGAGGAAAGTGTACGTACTGTAAGGTGTACTTTACAAAAAGGTCACTCTGATTTACATTGTAATGATACTAGATATGAAGATAGCGTTGTCAATATAAAGTGGGAAACCGATATGGGCGCCGACTGTTGTAAATGCGGGGATAAATTTGATCCCGTACATGATTTGGATGATCTTTGTTCGGAATGCCGTTATAAAGAAATTAAGTCCCGTAATTTAGTTGCTGTCAAGTAAGTTTAAAATTCCAACAAATTTTTGATATGATCTTTAAATACTACGAACTATATTAGGAGGTTCTATTATGAAAATTCAAAATTTTAACCTACAACGAAGGAGGTCTGTATGAGAGTGCCTGTGACTCTAATGGTATTAACCCTGTTGGTTTTACTGGCTGCTGGCGTGGTAGTCCGTGCGTCTGAAGTAAAAGATATAGACAATGTATCGGTAAGACAACGACTTGCACAAGGTATTATTCGTTGGAAGACAAAAGGGTCTGTCGTCGTTTGGAATGAATGTGGAAAGCGCTATAAGCAGGAAGAAGTTAAAGAAGTGGCATATGCGTGGACAGACAGTCTGATTGAATCTATTGACAAGCATGAAAATTTAAATGGTTGGCGTCTAAATGTTTGGGGCGTTGCAGGAACTGCGGCCAATGAATCATCTTTTGATAGATGTGCGATTGGGAAACATACTAGATTTTGGGCCTATGACAAAGGTCTATTGAAACCACGTAAACGCACTTGGATTTCCCATTCTCGGGAAGATATTTTAAGGCTAGTGCGCACTAAGGAGTGGAAAAAAGAATGGAACTGGGTGGATGCTGGGGGCCTTCAGGTGCTCTGGAAAAGAGTGTGGAAGGGACCTCTTGAAGATATGCTGACTTTAAATCCCGGGTTGGATATCGGCGTTAAAGAGATGTATCGTAGATCTATGCATTTCTACAAAAATAATACAATTCCAGAATTGGCCAAGAGATCTTGGAGACTCTGGCCGGGTAAGGGTTTAAAGCATCCAAGGTCTGATAAGTACGATGCAAAGATTACCCGGCTAGCTCGTAAATTAGGCGCTACTTCCGAAGAAATCTAGTTTCTAATAAAAAAATAAAAAAAGTTATCTCAGTATATTGACAGATACAGAAATCTGCGTTACCTTATAATTGTCGCTAGCGGGTAGCGGCAAAAAACAAGGAGCGAGGACAATGAGAACTTTCAGTCAAACAGTTAATGCCGGTTTAGAATTAGCGAAACAATTTAAAGAGACTAAAAACTATTCATCATCAGTAGTCAATATTGATTGGGCCTGTGCTCGTAAAGCTGCAAAACGTCTGCTTAAACAAGAGCAAGGCGTAATTACTCCTACTTTATGGAGACCTGTTGCTGATGCTATTTATGAGCTTCTATAAACAAGGCAAAAACAAGGAGCAAGAGTAAAATGAAAGACTTTCTAGAGAGTTTAGAAGATGCGGCAGAATGTCGATATTATGAAATGACTGAAGGTCTACCACCCGGAAAAATGCGTTGTGGATGTGGCACTATTTTCTTGGAGGATGAAGGCTACGATCTAGATCCATCCCCATACGGGATGCCGGTCTGCGAGAATTGTTTTGAAGAGTACTATAAAAGCTCAGATCCAAAAACGCAAAAACGTATGGATGAAGTTTTTGGTATAAACAAGGAGCAAAAGACAAATGAATAAAAAAGCAATTTTAGCAAGTAGTCTATCGGACTTACAAACGAAGTTTAGACAGCTAACTTCTAGTGCAGATTCCACCCGCTCTCGATGTTCTCGATGCTCTTATTTCTCTAATTGCTTTAACTGCTTTAGCCTGAAATGCTTTAAATGCTTTCACTGTGCCTACGGATTTAACCTGCTATACTGCTATGAGTGCTCCCACTGTGATGACTGTTTATTTTGTGCCAATCAAAAAAATAAGAAATACATGATCCTAAACGTCCAGTTCACCAAAGACGAGTATGAAGAAAAGAAAAAAGATCTTGGGCTATAAACAAGGAGCAAGAGTAAAATGGAAAAACCAAAATGCTATTATTGCCAAGGTAAAAAGGCTCGAAAAAATAGTTTTTTCTGTTCCCAAAAATGCGCCGCGCTATATGCGGATGAAATTTTAGAAGGCTATGAAATGGTATACTGTTATCATTGTCAGCATTGGTATATAGATGACCATTTAACTCACTGTTTACCAAATAAATACATAAACGCAAGCGAGTGGTTAAATGAAAATGAAATCACCATCAAAGAAATGTAAACAACTTCGAGAAGCTGAACTAATGGCTACCCGCTGGCTGTATTATGGCAATCGAGCTATGGAACGTAATGATAAAGATTTGGCAGAACGTCATTATGCTCGTGCTCAAAAATGGCATGATTTAATGAATAGATTACTCGGTAATGGCTAGCACAAAGGAGCAAGAGTAAAATGGAAGCAGTAGATAAATTAAAAAGGCTAAAAAGAACTATAGATAAACTACTAGAGGCTGGTGCCACAGCGGAGATAAATAAGATACAATAATGTGTTAGATTTTAATTAAAAGCACAGAAGTTTTTTGTAAAAAACATTAGGATACTGACATGGAAAACGAAGATAAACTTTTAAGTGATTTTTCAAATAATGTAGGTGCTATAATAGCCTCTGTACTTTCTGTATTTCCCGAAGCTATTATAGAAATAACTCAAAGATTATCTCATTTTAGAGACAAAAGAGATTTTGGTGCGTTATATGAACAGCAAGGTTTTATTATACGTACTACTCTGCGAAGATGTGGATACTCTTTTTACTCACAAATTTTAATACCAGCTCAGGACCTGAAATCTTATAGCGGTAAAGATTATTTAAAATCCCAGGGAAAGACTATAGTAGATGAATTGAGGAATGCTTTGTCTAAAAGATACACGGAGGATTAGCATGCAAGAGAAATATAAAAACACGGATATATTTTTTAAGATCATGATTTTTATTTGTGTTCTGTACTTAGCATCTTTGTTTATAACCAGATGCTCCGTAATTCCTGAAGCTCAAGCTACGTACGATAACACACATCAATTGAATATCGCATCGAGTTTAGAGAGTATAGAGCAATCACAAAAAAGACAGGCAGATACCTTAGAACGTATATTACGTAAGATGAAGTAGTTGGACAAAGGATTAACTAATGAGTACTGAGGCTGCTGCGATTGATAAGATAAATAAAAAAATAGATAAATTAGAAAAAAGTTTGAATAATTTAGAAGAATATTTAAAAAAACAAGAAAAACTTATTAATACTAATAGTAGATTAATATCGGAGAACGAGAGAGTTCTTGAACTAGCGCATAATAGTTTAAAAAATAAAATAGAGAAAGTGCGTCATGAGATGTATAGGAAAAACGATTAATAATGAAGTTGATACTAATATATGTCATTCTTTAAATCTTCAGGATAAAGTAGAAAGACATATTCGAGTCGAAATAGGGAATCTTGTATATGATATTGTGTGGCGTAATACTAATGGGATAAAAAATTCTTTGAAAAGTATTTTGTTGGAGGATTTATATGGTGGATCAAATAGTTAGATGCTGTAAGTGCGAGAATACTACTTCAGAAAAGTACAAAGCATTTTCCGGTCAAGTATATGATGGCAAATGGTATTGTTGGAAGTGTTTGGCTTTATTCTTATTAAAGAAGCTTGATTATATAGAGAAAAGAGCCACTAAACTTGAACTAGAGCTAAAAGGTGAGGAGAAAGAATATTATAGTAGTGGGCAAGTAGCCAAGATACTGGATATTCCGGATAGAACAGTTAGAAGATACTTAAGTGAGAGAAGATTAAAAGGCCATCAGAATATAATAACAGGTACTTGGAGTATAACGAAAAAAGCAGTACGTAATTTTGTAAGAGAACAAAGTGGACTCTCTTTAGAGGAGTACCGAAGATGTTTATTGGATAAGGATATACTTTTAAAATGAAAAAGTTAAATTCAGATAAGTCCACAGTACTTTTAGCCAAATGTTTTAATGCTCGGGATATCGACGATAGTGTTGGGAGCGATATTAGAAGTGTCTTGAGTTATAATATTCTAGATACTCTGCACGAGGAATATTTAGAGGATCTTTTAGAATTATTAAGACTTAATATAAAGTATCCTGTTATTGCGTCTATTAGTTGGGATACCGATTTTTATACGTATTTAAGATCACAGTTTACTGATTTAGATACTTGTATCGAGTTCTGTGTAAAATGGTTGAACACGTGGGAACAAGAAATTCCTGGTTATCCGTGGTGGTCTTGTAGTATGCGTATGATGTCCACGCACTGTAGTACTGTATTAGAGGGCAAGTCCATAGAAGATAGTGGGTGGGATTATACAACTACTAAATATGGGGTTGATATTTATTATGGGATGTGCAGTGGAGTTTAACACGGTGTATTTAACATGAAAATCTTGGGAAGGTCAAAGAAGTTTTTTGGTGCTATTTTTGAACATTATCCTTATCTTGCTACAGAGGTTCAGGAAAATTTAAGGAATTATATTTATTTTTCTATGGAAAAACCACAATATCTATTTATAGATCTTAGGAATTTAGTAAAACGTAAAATAAAAGAGGATACAAGATGCCTATAGAAACGAAATGTTGGAAATGTAAGGGTTGCGGCCGAGGTTTTTGGACGGAAGGTGCTGCCATAAAACACGAGAAAATGCACGGCAGTATAAAAGACTTGGAAATTGTTTACGCCAAGATTTTTGATTTGGAAACCGATGGTTGTCCTTCTATAATTGAAGTAAAGGTCAGTGATAAAATATATGCGTATATGCAATATGGAAAGCCATCTGAGATATAAAAGTTTATCTTAATATATTGACAGATAAAATAAAATGATTATCCTTATATAAGGCGGTTGGATGGAAGGGAGAATGTGGTTATGAAAACAAAACGTATTGAAATGAGTGCAAGGCATCTATACTATTTGGTTCATGGAGACTATGATAAAGCGCTGCCTGAGATTAAGGAATTCGAGCCTTCTATTTTACACAAAATTTATTTTTATGTAAAGAACTTGGTTGATTTACTACGCTGATTATCTTTAGGCATCCTACTAGAAAGAGGATAAGATCTCCTATGGTATATAATAACGATGACGAGGAATTCATGGAGTTATTTTCAAAACCAGGGGGGAACGGGAGAAAACTTGCCAGGAGAGTAAGGATGTCGGATCTATCAGTATTTGAGGAATTAGCCACCAGGTATGCGCAAGCTCTGTATGAAACTGATGTATCGGTTAATCCACAAGAGGTTCAAGTCGGTGAGTCTATCTACGATACTTATGATAATGAATATGTAGTGGTAGAGAATGATAGTGCTTCTCCCGACACGGTGTTGATGCCCAAGGAAGATTTGCAGATGGGTGGCGAAATTCCTACGGGTATTAAGTCAATACCGGATTACGAACTTTCTGGACAATTTACTGTGCAGCCTACGAGCGGTGTAAGTGCCCGTCGACAAGCAGTTATAAAGAAGCTTGACGAGAAGGATAAGGACCCTGACAAGCCTGCGGATAAACAGCTGTGGGGTTTGTATACCCATGACGGTAAGAAGCTGCTGGGAAGGCATCCTACGCGCGAGAGTGCAGAAGAGCAGGAGAAAGCAGTACAGGTTAACAAACAGGGAAATGCGATGAATATTTTACCGGAATTTATAAAAGTTAGGAAAGCACAAGAATTTCAAGCCGGTGAAGAGTGGGAGGATTTAGAAATAGAAGCCAGGGATTTACTGGCGTCTATTAAAGAAAAAGATGTAAACAGCGTTTTGTATCTTCTTAATATATTAAACGACTTAGCATTTCGTGTTTTGACTGGAGAATCATTATCCGATGATGATATAATGAAAAATGTGTCACTCGAAGCTTTTAAGAAAAATTCGTTAAGAACTAGAGTTCTAAATATAAAGTAGGAGAAAAATGAAACTCAAAGGTTTATCCACCGAAGGAATTGAAAAATTAGCTAAAATTATTACCGCGCAAGGAGATGCCGCTGTGCAGGACAAAGACGCGGTTTATCGTACTCAGGAATTGGGGAGCATGTTAGACGACGCGCTTTTTGCTTTTTTTACCGAGTACGGTATTGAGCCTTCCGGTGGCTTGGGTCAAGAGTTGATAGAAAATTGGAATGCACACAAAGAAGAATTTCTAACTTATTTCCATGATACAATGTTGAGGACATTTTCACTGTAGCAGGAGTGTAGAGCAATGAAAGCCAGGGGAATATCGGATGAGGGTTTAAAACGGGTTGCAAACGTTGTAAAAGCTCAAGAAGCTGATGATACCATGCAAGAAGAAGATGTATCATATCGTAAACCGAGATTAAAAATGACGTGGATAGAAGATAATCAGCTCTATGAGGTACCGATATCTTCTTGGGAAGATATAAAATTGTTCGATGACAATGCAAAAGCTTGGTATCATGGTGGCAGCTCTTATGGTAAGTGGGAAGAAATAGATAGAAGGAATTTATAAAAATTTTTAAGAAGAATACGTTAATAATTAAAATTCTAACTGTAGAGGGAGTGTAAAGCAATGAAAGCCAAAGGAATATCAGATGCAGGTCTAAAAAGAGTTGCAAAAATTATAAAAGGGCAGGAAGAAGAACTTACGGAACCTGAAATGACGATGGAAGAAGAAGCCGAGGATATGCCGGATGCAGAAGACCTTGTACTCTATATTGACAATACCTATGAGCTATATGGACAGAAGAAATCTATACAAAAGAATTTGATACGTAAACTAACGAAGGGTACTTATGATGCATCTCTGGCCCCAAGGATATGGATGTACTTGGCTGAAGCCGGTGCAAAAATGTGGGCACAGCAATTAGAGGGTTACGATCTACCTTGGCATAAATTATTTCCAGTTCCTGTTCGTCAAGAAGCTGCACAAGTCATGGCCGATAATTTTATGAGTGAGTACGAAGATGCACAAGGTTCTGGTATGGAGCCCATGGAATATTTTGGTTTGAAATAATGAGCATCCGGTATTTATGACTACAGCCCAAGAAATATATAGAGCCTTTCAGGACGAAGGCTTCGATTCCGTTACCCAAGAATTGACTAACAATTTTATCTTCGGTTTAGAAAGTCATTTAAAAGATTTGCTAAACGATATAATTGATAATTTATTTGTTCCTCAGTTGGAGGACAATACCCGAATGTTTGTGGACAGGTTAGCAGCCCATTATAAAGATCTACAGAATGAGAATTACGTGGCTACAGATTTTGTCCATGAAAAGAAACAAGAAATAAAGTATCTCATTTTTGATAAACTTAAGATAAGCGAACTACGGGAATTTATTGAGGACTATACAGAGTATTTGAATAAGGAACTCGTTATTCGGCTATCGGAAGATGACAACCTTTAATTTTAAAGGTATAGGCTTGAAAATTAATTCAAGCTTGAAATTACATCGAGTCGAGAAATATTAAATGAAAACATCGCAACAAGAAATTAACCTTGAAAATGACCTTGAAAATTCAATAGATTTTTTTATTATAAATAATGATGAGTTTTTTAACCACGATGGTTTTAAAATGGGTGAAGACGGATATAGCCAGATATTTGATGACATGCTAAATTTAGTGGATGAGGGTGTACCCATAGTAGACATCATATTATATCTCAGGGAGAAATATGATAACGCCGAGTTAGTTACTACCGTGTTGGAAGATGCCAGAGCCGAAGGATACATTTAGGGATGAGGAAACTGGGTAAATCTGTAAGCAAGTTAGTAAATGATTGGCGCGATGACTTATATAACAAGGATGCTTCTTGGCGTAAGGTTCTGGACCGCAATGTTTTTTTAAAATTTATTTATGACAGCGCAATTATAAATGGTTTACAGCATACACGGATTTATTGGTTTTCTATATTGGATGCTTGGAATTTTGTTAGAGTTGAAATAGAGAGTTTATGGAAGAAAGAATGGGAACAATCTTATATGTCTTATACGGAGGCACAAGATTTTTTAAGTTTGTCTAATGATGTTATAGAAACTTATTATAATAGCGGTTTATTAAATGTGGTTATGGACAAATTTAGTGCACTTCTTTATTTTTCTATAGAGTCCGTGCTAGAACTAGCGGCGGCAGAAAGTTAAAAGCCATGAGTATATCGGACAAAGGAATGAAAAGGATAGCCCAAGCGTTGGACAAACCAGTTGAAGGTCTTCCTTTTTTAGTTTCAATTGAATATGAACTTGAAACTCCGGAAGGAACAGAAGTGGGTGTTGAGGCCACCCCGGAACCTGCATACTTAGAAGATATAGCGGCAAAAGTTTCGTTATACGGACCTTTTGAGAATGAGAAGTTTCCACCATCTCCGGGCGATAGATGGATTAACGTACATGCACTGGAGACGGAAGAAGGCAATATTCTATATAATCTAGAGGTAAAAGATGAATTTGGACAAGACTTGAATCCCAATGACTTTGAATTGGTTAACCGCGTGGTAACTGAAGAGATGACGCAGGAAGAAGCTGCACAAATGGATGAGAGCTTAATGATGGAGAGACTGGATACATTGTATGCCACGTAATTTTTGGCGGGGGAGATATGGAAACTAAATTATGAGTGAACAACATATTATTGAAGACGATATAAACCCAGAAGAACTACTAAGAAAATCCAAAGACTTATTTAAGAAATCTAGAAGTTTACTTGAAGACGCAGTGAAGAGCTTAGATAAGATGAAGGATAAAAATTTAGTATTGAAGAACATCAGGAAAGCATCGTAATTTAATATCATGGAAGCTAAGTTGAAAACACCGGGTAATTCTGTTCGAGATATCATACATCATATAGGGCACTACAGACCAATGAATTTGAATTTTGTAATTAAGGATTGTGTTTCGCGCGTAGTTTATAGACCAGTTAGTAGTTCTTCGTGGGGATCAGTTTGGGGGCATGTTGAAAGCATTGGCGTTGTAATTAAGAATAAACTAATAGAGGATGTACTGTGATAATCAAAGACGGAAAAGTAAAATACAGGGAGGGCAACACGAAATGGTAGACTACAGAAAAGTATCAAAAATTATCAAAGGTGAAGATTTGGTGCTACGGAAGTACAAGGTAGATGCTATTGACCAGGATACTCAGGAGACTCTGGCGAGCTATGAGATAGAAGCCAGTGGCATCCATGAGGCGGTGTCCTTGGCGGAAGCGGATGCCGGGTTAATGGTTAACTCAGCCAACGTCTCTTGGACGGCTAACCCCATTACCGTGATGGAAGACGCAGGAGAAATAGCTGAGGACAAGATAGAGGATAAAGAGGATACTATTGACGAGGGTATGTACCCTTATACTGTAGAGCGTGAAGGGTTTTAAGAGTGTGTGTCTACGAGGAAAATTGATGACGAAGAACATAGAAATAAAAACAGAGCTTTGTCACCAGAACAATGGCATGAGATTTTTTATTTGAATTTGAAAGCAAACTTGAAAAATGAAAACACTGGGAAAAAAAGTATCTCCTCCTTTTTATATTTCTACTTCTAAGCATATAACAAATTCAATTTCTGCATATATTCATATACATATTGAACTAAAGTGTAGTATAGCAAGGAACAAATCTTTAATGTATAGAGATCTCTGGGAAAATTAGACTGAAAGTATAGGCAGTGTAAAATATGGATTTATTTTTAATTATTTTTTTTTATTTGTATTTTTCTTTTTTATAGTACTCTTGTGTATATATTTATAAGATTCTACCAAGAGTATAGATTTATTAGAAGAAAATGTGAAAAGGATTACAAAAAATTGTTAGGAGGTTTTTAAGTGATGCGAAGCTATTTAGAATTGTTTAGTTTTTTATTTTTATTTGTTCAGATATTTGTTGTTATTTTTTTAGGTTTTAGCATTCGTAAAAATAGAATAATTACAAAAAATATTGTAAACGAAATTGAAAAAGAAACTGAAAATTTTAATAGTAAATTATCAGGTTTGAATAAAGATAAAAACCAGTCTTAGTATAATGAAAAAACCAGGAAACAGAATTAGTATAACTGATCATGTTCGTACTGAAGATTACATGAATACTCGGGTTGAAATAAGGATAATGCTATTTACAATCTCAGAAGGCGGTAGTTTATATGAAGCAACTTTGATTACTGAAGATTTATATGAAAAATTAGACTGAAAGTATAGGCAGTATAGAATATGAAGGATTTAGGACTAGTATCTACGTATATTCATGATAATGGTGTTAAGATAGTTCCGCATTGGAACTATAATTCTACTCTGGGTTTTATGTTTGTAGTCAATACTTATTTGCCCTTGAAGATAGATATATATGAAGAGGTTGAAGAAAAATTAAAAGAGCGTGTTAGTTCTTTTACATATTTAGAGGCTACAGTTTATGATATATTTTTTAGTTTATATACTGATGAAAAAAATTAGACTGAATATATGTGGAGTATAAAATACTTGATAAAGTTAATACGGTATATTATATAACGTGAAACACTTAGGAAAAAATAGAAAAGATTACATAGATACATACTTTGTAACCAATGACTATAAACATGGTATTTGGAGCATGGTCGATGCATTGTGTGTTGAGGCGGGTAAGACTACTTTGGTTTGTGCTATAGAATATGCTCTTACAGAGCCCCTGGAAATAATTATCTGGAATAATATCAATGATTTTATTTTTATGAATTTGGAAATTGTGCTTGATACATGGGTAGCTTATTTTGAAATATAGGCAGTGTAAAATATGAAGGATTTAGGATTGACAAAAATTAATGTCTGCGATCAAGCTATTAAGATTTTTGCGTATGAGAGTACTCATACAGTTGGTGCTCTGGGTATACTTTATATAACCAATCCTATATTAAAGGTAAATATAGATATTTATAATAAAATCAAGAGTCTTGTGGAAAGGGCTATACCCAGTAGTACTCATTTCGAATATATCTTTCACGATATATATTTTAATAAAAATTTATGAGGTCTTAATAAAATGAAAAATATAGGAAAACAAGTTAGGAATTCAGTTAGGTATTCAGTTAGGAATTCAGTTATTGATTCAGTTGTTAATTTAGTTAGAGTTTCAGTTTGGAATTTAGTTTGGTATTCAGTTTTGTCTTCAGTTAGGAATTCAGTTAGGAATTCAGTTTTGTATTCAGTTAGTCCTTCATTTAAAGAAAATATAGAACAATGAAAATTATAGGTAAGAGTGTTGCGGGTTTAGTTGGGGATTCGGCTAGGGTTTCAGTTAGTGATTCAGTTTGGGATTCAGTTTGGGATTCAGTTTGGTATTCAGTTTGGGATTCAGTTAGTGATTCCGTTTTTGATTCCGTTTTTGATTCAGTTTGGGATTCAGTTAGTGATTCCGTTTTTGATTCAGTTTGGGATTCAGTTAGTGATTCAGTTAGCTACTCAGCTAGGGCTTTATTTTATAATTCAATTAAAGAAAGTACAGAAAAATGAAAGCCGTGGGTAAGAGTGTTAAAGAGTTAGTAAGGGATTCAGTTAAGGATTCAGTTAGTGATTCAGTTATGAATTTGGTTAGTAATTCAGTTAGTAATTCAGTTAGTAATTCAGTTAGTGATTCAGTTGTTAATTTAGTTAGGTATTCAGTTTGGGATTCAGTTAGTTATTTAGTTTGGACTTTAGCTGAAGATGCAATAGTAAAATGAAAAATATAGGAAAACAAGTTAGGAATTCAGTTTATTATTCAGTTAAGCATTCCGTTAGTGATTTAGTTAGGTATTCTAGATATTCAGTTAGATACTCAGCTAGGAATTTAGTTAGTAATTCAGTCGCAACAGATTTTTCAGAGAATTCTGTAAGATCTGTAATAAGTACTTCGTTACACCATTTATTATGGTCACCATTTGGATAAAACACAGTATTTTGAGGTATAAACATGATTACTGCGAGAATCCTAGAAATTGGTCAGTGCCCTCATTGTGGAAGTCCATTTTATACTGACATAGAGGGTAAGGAAAATCCTTCAACATATTGTACTTGTGAGTGTTTTTTAAATGGTAGAGAATATAGGAGCACCACGAGTTCTACCATAATTCTTAGTCCGGAGAAACCTGTTGCCAGTATTCCTTTGTATCAGCAGGATATAGTGGTTTCTGAGGATTAATATTATGCTTTATATCGGCAAAATATGTGATAATAATATTAAGCAAAGAGATTTATATGAAGAATTTCTTCAGGATAATAGACATACTAATGATTGCTACCGGCTGAAATATAAAATAGGCTGGGTAAATCGTATTTGGAGGAATATTAATATGTTTGGGGCAGACTCTATAAAACCATATCAAAGATTAATATTTAGGGCTATTTTGAATAAGTAATTTAATACTATGAAAACCATGGGAAAATCTAAGTCTTTGGACATGTTCTATACTCATGAAATAAAAAAGTATGTTTCTGACAATGTTTCTTCTTCTCTTATGTGGAATATTCGATTTCCTGTGGAATGGAGAACACTTAGAATATCTGAGTTAATATTTAATACGTTATCAGATTTTACATATCAGACTATATACTATAGGATGGAGAGTCGTGAAAACTTCGGGTAATTTGATTAAATATGATATTGAAAGTATTCGTGGACATGTTTTTAATACTATTATTAATAAAGTAGAAGACGAACTTTGTTGGAATATATACTACAAAGTTATAGCTGCTAGTATAGTTGGTAGTATAAATGAATATCTTTTTTATGATTTAAAATACACGATAAAAATTAGACTGAAAGTATAGGCAGTGTAAAATATGAAGGTTATTGGTAAAGAGCTTGATTTACAGTTAGAGTACGAAAATTCCGTACTTGCTAATGAACTTGATTTTTATTTTGATATTTCAGTTTCTAAATTTATTTATTATTATCTTATAAAAGTCTTTGTAGATAAAACAGTTGGTGCTTTGATTTTTTTCTGGGTAGAAAATATTATTGAATTGCAGGTAGGAAATGGTTGTATTATAGAATGAGATTATTAGGTAAAAAACTTGCTATGCAAATAGAATATGGGTCGGTTTCTTTTTCACGAGTTTCAACTAAGTCTATAAGATATTTGGTATCCGAAAATATAGTATCTAGTGTTTTTCCCATATTTTTGGATATATCCGTAAGATCCGTTGATTTTTTAATTTATGAGTGCTGTGGTCGTAATATTAATTCTATAATATGGTGGGAATTTTAGTAATGAAAATTTTGGGCGACACGGTTAGGGACTTACCCGATGGGTACCAGAATATTTGGTTTCTATGTTTCTGGGATGAAGATGTCGCGGGTAAGTTAGTACTAGTGTCCATGCAGGAGGATGTTTTTAGAAGTGTAAGAATTTATTTCATAAGTAAACATTGGTATTTTGATGAAATAACATATTTTATAAGACTATCTACTTTATCCCATATTTATAATTATATCGGGTGATAATATGAAATACTTGGGTAAAGCTGTTGCATACAATTTTATAGGTAGATATGACTCTAAATACAAAGATAAGAATGCTTTAAAATGGATAAAAGATGTATGCCATGTAGTTAGCTTAATAGATTTTGATAGTCATGCTAGCATTTCTAGATCTATTTATGAATCTCTTAATACTTTTATCTGGAGTATTATAGGGTATCCTTTAGGACGTAATTTGCTTGAGGATACTATAGATTTGTAGTTATGAAAGTACTGGGTGAAATTATAGATAGAGAAGACTTCTTTTATTTTGATACTTCACTTGAGTTTTTTATTTCTCCTGAGATAACTGCATATCTTATGCGTTATTTGAAATTAGAGACGATGAATTCTATGATACGATTTATGACACGGTGTACAAAAATTTAACAGGACTTCCATAAAAAATGAAATCTGTAGGAGAAAACACTAGATACAAATTTAATAAAGACTTTAATGAACTTATACACATTAGTTTATATACTTTGTGTAAAGTTTCTAAAATATATCTCTCTGATTATATAACTAAGGAAGTATGGAAGCATCCACCCAAGACAATCATGTATACTTTTTATTCCCTATTTATAAGCAATTCTGTTGACCATTCTCTAGATTATAAGTATGTTACACGTATTCTCGGCGGAAGAGCTGGAATACCCTCTAAGACCTGAGTAGTTTCTACTATTTTCTACTCGGGTCTTTTTATTTAAAATATAACTAAAAGCTTTATATTTTTATAATCGTATATTATAATAGACCTGACAACCTCCTTTCTGTGTGGGGAGGGGCTCCACTTGGGTTTTGTGCTCCCCTTTGTTGGAGCCCCTCCTTCTTATTTATATAGTTTTTTCTTTTAAAAAATCTAATACATTTATGTTAGCCTTGTGTTAAGGGATTGAGCACACAATATGTGCTTATTTGGATGTGGGAAAGAATGTAAACAACTCAAAATATAAAGGAAGGTTAGCATGGCATTACCCACGTATATTACTGTGACTAATAGGACTTCTACGGTTCTATCGTTAGTCGGGGATGAAGGAGTCCCCCGACTAGACATTGGGCACACAACAGGCGCTAACTCCGAGAACATCAATCTGAACCAGGTAGAGGGAAATACACTTCTCTGTGATACTCTTTCGTCTTGGATTACATCGGCTAAGGTAGCAGTTACACGAGGATCTGTTACTTTGACTGCTGCGCAGATGACCGCTTGGAAAGTTGGCGGGGATATGCCCAAGGACGATTATGATGCGGATGATGATGGTATCATAGATGCCTTGGAAACGCCCGCATATCAGCAGTTGAGTACCACCCAGGCTGTAGACCTCATTAGTGCGGCTTCGGACACGAGCAGTGCTCTTGGTGGGGTTGTGACTGATGATTTTATTCCCACACGCATTCTTGTGGATACAACTGCGGTGGCCGGTGGTGTTCCTAACGGTGATGCTGCCATTACTATTGGTACTGCGGCGGGTGGAACCCAGATTCTTCCGGCAACAACACTCACGGGTTTAACAGCGGTGGGTACAAAGCATGTAATTGCTATTACCGGTGATTTACCTCTTATTGCGGCTAATGCCACGTTGCATATTCGTGTGACAACCGCTGATACCGGTGCGGGGCTAACCACGTGTACTGCCAATGTTATTATTCAAGGTACATATGTCTAAAGGCGATATGCTTTTTTAGATAAAAGGAGAAACAGATGACTATTAGATTGAGTACCACAAAAATTTTAAGTGGTGTTGAAGCCACGGCGCTAACTACACATAGAACAAGCAACGGTACCGACCATGCAGACGTCGTTACAAATACCACGGAATTAGCTCAGAGCGAAAGAGTTAAATTCGCTGCCGTTGCTATCGATACCCTGAATGACGAGCAATCTACAGCTATTGGTGGAAGTGCTGCAAATGAGTACGTGCCGTCCAAGATCGTTGGACATCTGGAAGCCGTGGGTGGAGTTGCTG